AAAATTCTATTGCCGCAGGCAATCTGGAATGAATTTTGGCTACGTTACTGTGAACGGAGTGAACAGTAATGACATATTGTTACTGTCAGGCATCACAGATGTTCCTTAATAGGAATCATTGTGAAGCAGATGATGCTCTTTGCCTTTCAGAAGTCCGTTGTAAAGTTCCAGAACTAACGGGTTTTCATCGGATTTCTTAATGATAGTTGTATTATCTGCATTATACAGGCCCTTAGCTCTCAGAGCTTTGGTTCTGTCGCCGGATCTTGTCGGCTGTCCGCCACCCATGATACATCCGCGGCGACATGCCATGATCTCGATCAGATGATATTCTTTCTCACCATTCTTAACCTGTTCCATAACGGTTCTTGCATTTGCAAGGCCGCTGGCAACACAGATATTAAGGTTCATTCCTTCATAAGGAACTGTAAATTCCTTGATTCCCTCATCTCCACGAACACCGCATTCTGCGATCTCATGCATGGTTTCTTTGCTGTGATCCGGAGTCAGGCGGCGGAGAACTGCTTCTGTAACACCTCCTGTAACACCGAAGATAACACCACCACCGGAGCCGAAGCCAAACGGCATATCACAGGCTTCCGGACCAAGAGTTGCAAAGTCAAGCCCAAAGTTATCGATCATGCGGAGCAGCTCTGTAGTTGTAATAACGATATCTGTATCCTGTTCACCGTCTGTGAAGCTGTTCGGACGAACTGCTTCTGCCTTCTTGGCTGTACATGGCATAATAGAAATCATAACTGTTTTCTTGCCGCCGGCATGTTCCGGATCGCGGAAGTACTCTTTGATTACTGCTGAGAGCATTCCCTGTGGAGAACGGCAGGTAGAAAGATTAGGAATATACTCCTTGTATTGGTCTGTGATAAACTTCACCCATGCAGGACAGCAGGAAGTAAGAAGCGGAAGTTTCTCACCCTTCTTAATTCTGTCAAGGAACTCGGCACTCTCTTCCATAATAGTAAGGTCAGCACTGAATGAAGTATCATAAACTTCATCGAATCCCATTCTGTGAAGTGCATTGACGATCTTACCCATAACACTCTTGCCTTTGGTCAGTCCATAATGATCACCTACTGCGACACGTACTGCAGGAGCAATCTGAGCAACTACACGTATATTCGGATCAGCAAGTGCTTCCCATGCCTCGTCCATATGTGTCTTGATCGCAATAGCACCTGTTGGACAATATACACGACACTGACCGCAGTTTACACATTCTGTCTCTGCGATTTTTTTGTTAAATGCAGGCATTACCATGGCCTCAGTTCCCCGGAATGCAAATCCTAAAGCTCCGATTCCCTGAAGTTCTTCGCAGGCACGTACGCAGTTACCACACAGAATACATTTGTTTGGATCACGAACCAGAGAAGGAGAACTTGTATCCAACTCATGATATTCCCTGGTATTTTTGAAACGGATTGTCTGTACGCCCAGCCTGTGTGCCAGTTCCTGAAGGACACACTCACCACTCTTAACACAGGTTGTACAGTCACGACAATGTGCTGCAAGCAATAATTCTACAATTAGTTTTCTGTATTTCTTGACTCTTCCGGAATTGGTATAGATCACCATTCCATCTCTTGGCTGTTCAGAACATGAGGCAAATGTTTTTCCCCTCTCGTCTTCAACTGTACATAAACGACAGGCACCAAAAGTGGATACCTCTGAGTGGTAGCACAGTGTCGGAATATTGATCCCTGCCTTGCGGATGACAGACAGGACATTTTTTTCATCGGTAAATTCTACCTTTCTACCGTCAATTATCATATGGCCCATAGTGTATCCTCCCTTCTATGCTTCCACATATACTGCATCAAAGTTACAGTTGTCCTTACATGCACCGCATTTGATACAGATGTCGTTATCAATGTGATATGGATGTTTAATCTTACCTGAGATCGCGCCTGCCGGACAGTTCTTTGCGCATTTCCCGCAGCCAATACAGAACTCAGGGTTGATGTGGAACTGACGAAGAGCAGTACATACTTTTGCACGGCATTTCTTATCGCGGATATGTTCCTCATATTCATCGCGGAAGCGTTTGAGAGTACTGATAACAGGAAGAGGTGCACTCTTGCCAAGTCCGCACAGAGCCATGTTCTGAACCATATTTGCAAGCTCTTCCAGCTCATCCAGATCGGACATCTCACCCTTTCCATCTACGATCCTCTCCAGGATCTCCAGCATACGTTTGGTACCCTCACGGCACGGTACACATTTACCGCAGCTCTCACGCTGGGTGAAGTTCATAAAGAATCTGGCAACCTCAACCATACAGGTATTCTCGTCCATAACTACCAGACCACCGGATCCCATAATCGCATCTAATTTTTTGACAGAATCAAAATCAAGAGGTGCATCCAGCTGGTCAAGGATCAGACATCCGCCGGACGGACCGCCGATCTGGACACCTTTAAATGCGGCGCCACTCTTTAAGCCACCACCGATATCATAGATAATGTGGCGGAGTGTGGTTCCCATAGGAACCTCTATCAGACGGGTATTCTCGATAGAACCGGTCAGTGAGAAGGTTTTAGTTCCGGGGCTTCCCTCTGTACCGATGGTGCGGAACCAGTCTGCTCCCTGAAGAATAATCTTCGGTACATTAGCATAGGTTTCTACATTATTAAGAACTGTAGGCTTACCCCACAGACCTTTCTCTACTGTACGGGGCGGTTTTACACGAGGCATACCTCTGTTACCCTCGATAGATGCGGTAAGTGCCGAACCTTCTCCACATACGAAAGCTCCGGCACCTCTGTTGATATGTAAATGGAAGTTTACACCGGAATTTAAAATATTATCACCTAACAGGCCATATTTTTCTGCCTGTTCAATCGCCATCCTAAGTCTCTTTACAGAAAGAGGATACTCTGCACGAACATAAATATATCCATTCTCCGCACCGACTGCGTAGGCTGCAATAGTCATACCTTCGATCATCTTATATGGATCACCTTCCATGACGGAACCATCCATAAATGCACCGGGATCACCCTCATCACCATTACATACAACATAGCGGGTTTTCTCTGCCTGGCGTGCAACCTGAGACCATTTCTTGCCTGCCGGGAATCCTGCACCGCCACGACCGCGAAGCCCGGATTTAGTTACTTCATCAATAACTTCCTGCGGGGACATACTTCCCATCACTTTTGCAAGTGCCTGATAGCCTCCCACAGCAATATACTCTTCGATAGATTCCGCATCGATTTTTCCACAGTTTTCAAGAACGATACGTGTCTGTTGATTTAAGAAAGGAATATCATCAGGATGTGGACAGACTGTATTATTATCTCGATAAAACAGCCTCTCTACAGGTTTTCCTTCCAATATAGTTCTCTCCACAATTTCCTTACAGTCTTCCGGCTGTACGTGAACATACTGATAATCATATGGTTCAATTCTCATCAGAGGTCCAAGTTCACATAAGCCCTGGCACCCTGTTTTGATCACGCCTACATGAGGCACATCCTTCTGCATTTCAACTGTTACTCCATCAATTCTCTCACAGAGTACTGACATCTCTTCATAAATCTTCTGCGCTCCGGATGCGATACATCCGGTACCTGAACAGACAAGAACGCGGCAGGTATAAGATTTAATCTGCTCATTTACTTCAGCCTGCTTATTTAACAGGTCTTCTTTACTCTTAATACTCATACGCACTCTCCTCTCAGTTTATTCAAAAGTTCTACAGCTTTCTCAGGAGTCATCTTCGGATGTACTTCATCATTGACAGTCAGTGTGGGGGCAAGTCCACATGCACCCAGACAGGATACTGTTTCTACGGTAAAAAGCATGTCATCTGTAGTGTGTTTCTTGTTGCTCAGTCCAAGTTCCTTCATCAAAGCCTCTTTTACAGGCATGGATTTTCTCACATGACAGGCTGTTCCGTCACACACTTTAATGACATATTTCCCTTTCGGCTCAAAAGAAAAATTCTCATAGAATGTGGCTACACTGTAGGCCTTGGCTTCTTTTACTCCGATTTCTTTCGCTACATAAGTCAGCAATTCTCCCGGCAGGTAACGATATTCCGCCTGAATATCCTGCATGATCGGAATCAGCGATGCTGCTGTACGTCCGTAGTGCTCGATGATCTCATCCGCTTTTCTGTAATAAGACTGGTCTAACATTCGGTTCCCTCCTTAAATAGTAATTTTGATACATCGGTTTTAATATAGTACCGATATATCGATTCCCACGCAGCTTTAGTTATTTTTAACATATGTGCTGTTGATATTATACATTATATAGTTGTTTTGCACAATATCATTTTTGAAATTTTCTGAAATTAATTTATAACAATTTGTTATAGATGTATAGTATTCATAAATGTATATAAATGAAAAGCAATTTCTTTAACAGGGTTGTTAATTTAATAGCAATATCAAAACAAAAAAAGATCATTGAAAAGAATATTATCTTCTTCTCAATGACCTTTCTGGAAATGGCTGCATTATTTAATTTCATGTTCCTCATGGAAATGCTTATATTTTTCTATAAGTCGTTTATAGGTCCCTGTAAAATCAATGATTTTAATGTGCTAATACTGATTTTACACCATTTTTACACCATTCTATAGTTAGCTGATTTTTTGGAATGCTCTGCACGTATTTATATCATTCATCGTACTTTCTAACAACTTAATGTCACTCATTTTTTTATCACTTAAAACTTCTGTATAGATATCCATGGTCATCTGAATATTTGTATGTCCAAGATATGATTGTACTGTCTTTGGTGGGATTCCTGCCTCAAAACAGCGTGTGGCAAATGTGTGTCTAAATGTATGCGCACTAAATTTTGGCATCAGAGGCTGATTTTGAGATGCTCTAATTTTATTAACATTATTTCTTACTGTACGTATCGAACTACCAAGTACTTCATCCATCAAGGGTCTATTATTTCTTGTCACGAAAAGGAGCTTACCAAGAACGTCAGAGTCATAATCAATCGGTGGCAATGTATTGAGCTGCTGTACTTGATCTTCAATTGCTTTTCTGCATATGGAATTCATCGGTACGGTTCTTATACTGGATTTAGTTTTTGGTATGCTGATTTTGTATCCTAAAAAATCATCTTTTGAAGATTTTCTAAAATAAGTTAAAGTTTTAGTAACATTTATAGTATTATTTTCAAAATCAATATCATCTAAAGTAAGCGCTCTCAGTTCTCCTGAGCGAAGTCCTGTATTAACTGCGACAACATATAGATTATAATAGAAGCATCCTTTCGCCATAAAGAAGAAATCTCTTTGATCCTCACGGGATAAGGTAACGATTTTTCTTTTGTCAGTTCCGATTATTTTTATGCCTTTTGCCGGGTTTTTAGTACATAAATCATTATCCATAGCATAAGAGAATAAATCGCACAAAACTGTACGTATATTATTGACTGTACTTTTATGTAACCTTTTACCCAGCCCGTTAAGTAAATCTGTTACCATCAATTTAGTAATTGATGACAATGGCAATCTACCTAGTACAGGTTTTATATAGCAATGGTATGTACGTATATATATTCTAATTGTACTTGGCTTCAGAACAGGTTCTTTATATACCCTCATCCACTTTTCATACCACTGATCCAAAGTCATACTGGAGTCTACTACATTATTCTTACTGTAATTATCTACAACTTCACTCATTAATGCATTTTTAACTTCTTTTAAAGTTATCCCGTATACGCATCTACGTTTCCCGAACCTATCTGTAAATCGGGCTTGATATCTACCGTCCTTTCTCTGTGAAATGCCCTTTCCGAGTTCTTTACCTTTTAAATCTTTTCCCATTATACATCATCCTTTCAAAAAGTCCGTATGTACAATGAGGCAATTTTCTACATTAATCATATCATACATACGGACTTCTTTCAATTATAAATAGACAATGCTATCTAAATATTTTTCAAACTTCTGTCTTTTTATCAGACACCTGTTACCGGAGTACATGACAAAAGTACATCCCGGTTCTTTAACAAGCTCACGTAGCTTATTCTTTCCTATATTAAAGTATTGAGCGGCCTCATCTATAGTTAGAGCATATTTCTCAGATAATGCGATCATCATCTTCTACTTTCCAAAATCCAAGTTGATGCTCCAAATCTTCTATTAATTTAGTATTGTCACTCTGAATTACTACCTCAATTGTTTTTGGAAGTTCAAATGATAACACTCCTAAAATAGATTTAAGATCTATAATATATCTTCCAAATTTTCCATCAATATCGCAATCTTTAAACTTATTTGCAATAGATACAACAGCCGTAGCATCTGCTGAATTATTTAGTCGAATTTTCATAGTTATCCTTTCTTTTTATCAAATAAAATGATATACTATGCATGGTTGTATTTGATGTATAGCATTCATACATATAACCATACACATTTTTCTTTAAAGAGGCACTAACCATATACGGAGTGCCTCTTTTTTTACTTTTAATCATCATATTCCCATTCACGAGTGTGTCTATTATAATGACTATTCGCTTTGCACCGGAAGTCATGTTGAGCAGGATCCCCTTTAATAAGTGGACACTCATTACAATGGACACGATTATTTTTATCATATGCGCTATATTTTTCGCATATAGCCTTTTCTTTGTCTGTTGTAAGCATAGTTACACGTCTTCATCCTGTGGCATTTCAAATGTATTGGTTTCTTCTAGTGCAGCAAGTACATTATTCATAGATGAAATAGTTAAACCCATATTATTACTTGAATAAAATACATTCATAGAATGCCATTTATCATTTTGTTTTCTTAATTTATTCAATACATTATGTGCTTTTTTAGAAGAAGAATATTCTCCAAGTAATACAGAACTATTTGCATATTTCATACGAATCTGATTTCCATTATATATAGAAAATGTCTTTCCAGATGCATCTAAATAATTTTCTTGATTTTGACTTCTGATCCACATAAAACCCTCCTATTTATTCTCTGTTGTACTTCCAAATCCGCCATTTCGTACTCCTGCAGCTTCATCATCAATAGTAATACCATATTCAACAAAAATACCCTGAGCGAATCCTTCTCCGCGAAGTACATTAAGAGTTTTCCATGGTCTTTTACTATCATTAGTAACTTTAATAAAGATATGACCTTCATTATCAGAATCATAGTAATCACTGTCGATGATACCTACTGTATTATCAAGCTGCAGACGGTATTTGAATCCAAGGCCGCTTCTTGGATAGCATTTCAGTACCCATCCTTCATCAATCTTACATCTAATTCCAGTTGGCACTTTTACTGTTTCACCTGGTTTCATATTAAGTGTAAGCGGTGTGAAGAAGTCATAACCGGCACTTCCTACTGTTGCTCTTTTAGGAAGTTCAATACTACCATAAATGCCTTCTATTTCACGTCTCGTGTCAGCATCAGAGGCGTCTAATTCGAATGTATCACACCAATCTTTCATGAATTCTTCTAAGCTCACTTTTTCAAACTTTGCTATTCTTTTCATTTACAAATCTCCTTTTTTAAATATTCAATATATTCATTCCATTCGCCTAATGAATGGATATATTCTTTAGTTTTTAAACATTTTTTCTTCATATCTTTTTTCAAATCAATTGTCCTATACTGCTTACTTTTTTGAAGTTTATTGGTCAAAAAAGCATCAGTTACCCTAGAGACTAACAAGTAATCCTTACTGTCCATAGAATCCAAAATAGCGTTGTATTCTGCTAAATCTTCCTCAGAAATAGGGTAATCACATTTGGGTAAGTTCTTAGTCGAGAAAGGACTAATATCAGCTCCTGCAATCGCAGGTTTAAGAAAAAGTGCTATGTATTCTAACTTACGAGCATGGAACTTAAACTCTATTTCTTTGTCGTTTTCCATGATACTTCGTACAGTTCCTTCATCTTCAAGTGCCTTGTATAATTCTGCATAAGTTTCATATTCCGGTAATCCGAGATCATTGGCTATAGCTTTTAAAATATTGTGTCCTCTTCCTATAGATGGAATGTAAGCTACAAGAGTAGAAAACCCATAATGATATATTTGAGCGCCGCCATAACACTTAATATAAATATCATCAAAGCTTGGATCTATTCCTCCAGAATCATCTCTGGGATAATCATTGGTACTTTGATCTATCGCAGCTTTTAGTCTGTAAGTACCTTTATATTTCATTAGATATTTTGCCATTTAAAAACCTCTTTAGAATCAGTTCCTTTCTTAAATCCAAAGAACGGAACATCTTCTTTAAAAGTATAATCATCATTAATATAGTAACATGGATGCTTTTTTGTCTTTATAAAGAAGCATTCCTCTTGCGTTAACTCACAACAGTTAAATAAAAAATTTTCTCTATAATAATCACAATTGAGACAATTCATTTTAGTTTTTTACTCCCTTTAACTCATTAACAATGGTAACAAAAACGCCCATAAGCACCATGCTGAATGCGTGACTTCAATGCCTACAATTACTGCTAATGCAGTTGAAATCCATGCTGCTGCTTTTGCAAATTCCATATCCTAATTCTCCTTCAATACCATAATTACTGCATCACAGATACCAATAATTCTTTGAAATTTTTCATCCTTCATACAAGCATTTACGCTAGATATCTCATATCCATTTTTCGCAAGCTCTTTTATTTCAGACATCCATTCAACAACAATGTTACTACCGGATTTTTCCTGAGACGTTTTTTTATCTGGTGGTGATACGTAAGGCAATTGTTGCGGCCTTCCTGGTGTCATATCTGCTTCCTCCATTAATTTAATATAATTCCTTTAATGTTTTTATCATAATTTTAATTCTCCTTTATGCTTTCCATAAGTTCACTACGAATTTCATTATACATTTTATGTAACTTAGGATTAACAAAAGTCATCCATTCTCGCCGTTTATCCTGTATCATAAGTGCTCTCAACATGGTCCCAGAGATGGGTAATTCTTCACGATTAATGATTAATTCGGTTGTGTTCTTTAAATCTTTCTTGTCGAACCATCCACTCCGGCTATCATCATTACCATAAATCATTACATCTGGATTTTTATAAATATATCGATCTGCATTTTGAAGAAGATATCTACCCCAATCTGGTGTGATATCATTTTCATCAGTAAGGTCTGATAATGCATAAATCATAATGTTTGGATCATCACCATATACTTCACGTATCATCTTGATTCTAGTATTAACATTCAAAGGATTACGTTTTGTCCCACATTCTTGTGCACTGCCAACAAGAATAAGCATCCGATCACAAAGCAATAACCCAGTATCAATAAGTTTTTCATGGCCTTTGTGGAACGTTTGAAAACGCCCACAAACAAGCCCAACATCATATGGTTTCATGTTATTTCTTCTCCTCTTTAATTCCAAGTGTATAAATAAATGTTACTAAGAACACAATGGAAAAAGCGATATATATAATAATTGCTGCAGGAATAGTAAATATAACTGTAAGAAATATATATATCTTACCGAACCAATTTTTATTTTGGGACCACTTTTTATATTCTTTTATTGGTAATAATTCATCAATTGCACAATTAATTATTAAAATTGTTGTGAAAAGAATTTCGATTAACAAGAATGATATAAATATGTTCTCCATTATTCTGCCTCCACTTTTAATTCAGGATTAAATACCGGAATCTTCTCTGATTTGAAGAGACATCGTTTATGCATTAAATCAATCTTAGCTTTTACAGCCAGATCGTCAATCTCTCCTGTACGAAGATATCTGTCCAGAACTTCATATGGGAATCCTAAATTGTCCTCATCTGTCTTTCCACATAATCCATCAATTGGAATCTTTTCAATAAGTTCTGTAGGAAGCAATAATTCATATCCAAGTTTTTTAACTTCATATACAGTTAATTTTCCTAACGGACTAAAATCACCTGCCGAATCACCATACCTGGTTTCATAACCGACATATGATTCTGAAAGATTACATGTATTTGCTACTCTTCCATTACAAGACTGAGAGACAGCATATAATGTAGACATTCTAATACGTGCCGGAAGATTTATTTTTGTCTGTTCGCTGATCTCGATTCCTGAGCTTTCGAGTCTTGACAATACACTTCGAACTGTGTCGCTAATGTTGATTTCGTATGATTTAATATCAAGAAATTCACAAAGCTTGTACGCAGCATAAATATCTTTCTGCTGACCCTGTGGCATTAGTACACCAATTACACGATCTTTTCCAAGAGCTTCTACACAAAGCGCTGCTACTACGGAAGAATCTTTTCCACCAGAGATTCCTACAATTGCATTGCAGCCGGGACCATTCTGATCGAACCAGTCTCTGATCCACTGTACAATTTCATTCTTGAGTTCTTTAAAATATCCATCGTAATATTTCATCTTATAATCCTCCTAAACAATTAATATATTGTTTAACATTGCCATTATCATATGTCTTTGTAATCAATACGGCAGACACTGTTTGTCCTATTCTTCCATGATATTTACGATATGTACTTTCATCACTAAGTGAATATTCCACTCCGTTATAGTCTACCGTAATTTCATACTCGGCATAATCTGTCCGAAATTGTGGAACATGATTAATTATACCTATGAAACGAGTTTCTTTCGGTTTATAGTATTCATTAACAATTTTGACTTTTACACTTTCTTCTTTCTTATCAATACATTTAGCGCAACCAGTCAACATAAATGCACTGATAAGCAGAAGAATTAATATAGTAGTTACCTTTTTCATTTTGATTCCTCCTGCAGTTCCTTTCTTACTTTCATAAGAATTTATATGTAACTCCTACTGTCCTTTATGTCTTGACATATCGACTGTTGTTTTAAAATATTTACCAATTGTTGCAATTGTTGCACAAATAACAGGGATCATTGGTTTCGTAAATCTAGTTGTATTAAATATGATATTTAATCCATTAACCAATGCGTCCCCTACAAAAAATTTCAGTATACATCCACCTATGTAAGCAAACATAAATGATAATGCCGGACTAATAACAAGAGTGAAAATCGCAAGGATGATTACTGTAAACGCACCTATTCCTTCTAATGTATTATCTTTTCTGTTCATTTAATTCCTCCGAATCTTTTTCATATTCAACTACAATTACATGTAATCCATATCTTCTTGCAGTATCAATCATATTTTTTGTACCTCGCGATTCACCATCCCAAAATGCGATCAACGTACCAGAGCCTGATTCTGATGCAAATTTTGCCATTTCATTATTACGTCTAGGGCCAGCAGACTTTCCATAAACTCCCCATAACGCTTGAAATCTTATAACGGAGTAACCATTATCAAACGCATAACATTCACCAAGCCTATCTGCACCTTTTGCACCACCACTGATAACTCTAATTTGCTGAGTGTTATTAACTTGATTCTCTTCGATATAATCTGACACAGTTTTCTTAAGCAAACGATAATCATCAAAATCTCGTGAACCGGCTATAATAATATTCATCGCCTCGCTCATTCATCCAGCCTCCATAATTCCACATCATAATCTTTAAGTTCCTCTTCAATGATTTTATAAACCATTTCCCAGTCTGCTCCCCCTCTTCCACAACCAATCTTATACGGAAGTGCTACTGAAGTTCTACAAAGATCTTTTCCTTCTAGTCCATTTTTTTCACGCCATACTCCAAAATGTTGCGAAATATATCTTAAACCATATCTAAAAGCTTCAAGATCTGTATACTGTTTACCATCATATCCATATTTATTTTGTGCGAATAAAGACAATACAATTTGACCTCTATCTTTCAATAAATATGCATCACACGTTCCGAGTAGTTCTTCCGACTCGAACTTACAAAACTCACAAAACTTTCTATAGTGTTTATAAATGCCTTCATCATAATCTCTTAATGCTTTAGCGACTCCAGTGTTCATTTCTCCTTGGCAGTTAACCTGATGAATTATAAAATCTGTCTTTGCATTAACGATATTACCTTCAATAATTTTAATCATAAATCTTTTCCTATAAATCCTGAAATGTAAACTTCTCGCCACAGGAGCAAATCACTTCTCCAATAGTTCCGATTGATGTTGGTGTAAAGCACCATGTAAGAGAGCCGCCTATGCAACCATGTCCCATTGCTCTCTGTTCCATAGTTTTCAAACCATGTTTCTCAGCATCATGTTTTAATTCCCACTCTCTGATTTTCTCTTGTTCTTTTTCTGAAATTGGAAATCCTCTATACAGATCCTCTTTCGCTTTTTTCAGTTCTGCTTCCATTCTCTGCATTTCAGAATCTTTATAATGCTCATCTTTGAGTTTCTTGTTTTCTTCTCCTAAGTATTTAATTCGTTTTTCATAAGTATCTACTTTATCAATAATCCCCTGACAAAGATCTGAAACTGAATCAGTAAAATATGTTCTACTCATTTTTATACCTCCTTCATTAAATATTTCACTGGAACCTTTTTAGTCAGCCAAACTCCATTTTTAGATAAGTAAAATTTGTATCCATCTTTGTACATCTGTTCACTATTGATAGAATAAACAACTTCTTTACCATGTCTTTTGCCGACAGCTTTGGCAGTTTCAACATCTTTTGACAAATGAACATATAAACGACTTTTAGGAATCAGTCCGTTCTGATCAATAGACGCTATATATTTCTCGCCAGTTCCATGATAAAGAATTTTAGGTGGCTCTTTCTCTTCCAGTTCTACATCTACCGGAATTGAATGTCCCTGATTCGCTCTGATCAATGTCTTGTCATCATTGAAAGAATATCGCTGCTTATTGTCAGTCCGTACAATTTCCTCTAAAAATTCTTTGTTGAATCCGGGATTGTTTTTAGCGATACCCTGAATCAGTTCTTCTACATTCGCCCAACCATGTTCATCTATAGTAATACCAATAACTTCAGGCTTATGTCTTAATATAAGACTTATATATCTACTAATACTTTGTAAATTCATTCTCTTTACTCCTCTTTACTCCATAAATGATGAAACATGTACAGTTACAAAATCGCTATGTGCACGAATATAATCCAAAGTTTTAACTGTATCTTCTACAATTGCAATCTGAGATGGCTTAAGTCCGAGCTTTTGTTGCAGCGTTTGAAGCACAGTAAGTTTTTCTGTCTTTTCTAAAGTGAAATAGATATTATCATCTGGCAGATCATAATTGTCTTTTATAAAAGCTCTTTTACCAGGAATTTCATTTAAAGGACTCTTTGAACAGGTATATACTTTATTCACGCCTTTCTTCTGAATAAACTCCTGCATTAATTTGATCGGACGCACATCTTTATACGGATTCTCACCGGAAGCTACAAGTCTGTCCCATTCATCGTCAGTCATACTATGACTTAATTCAGAAAACTCATACGGAGCAAGTACTCCATCTACATCCATTACTACAATCACATCATCTTTTAATAAATAATCTGTAATTTTACTCATCTTTGTTTCTTCCGTTTAATCTGTCTCTGATTTCTTTAAATATTTCTGTATGATATATTTCACCGTCTTTAAATACAGTTTTTAATGCCCCATCATAAACAAAGCTGTCATATCCATCTCTGCACCTTAATTCTCCATTTTCATCGTAATATACATGACAACATCCTTTATGAGATTTCTTTAAATGGCTTACATCTGTCTTTGGATCTTTGTAAATCATAATCGGTTGTCCGTTAACTTCTCCAAATGTAGCTTTCATAGCAATGCCGAACATATCTCTGGTTACAACGACCATACGTCCATCAGGTTCTACAACTGCCGAGAAACAAAAAGCCCCAACTCCAAATACAATGTTGTTTGCAGCGAATCCTTTCTTCTCAAGTTCTTCCCATACCTTTTTTACATTGTTAAGAGTACAGCCATCACCATAGATAATTCCAATATGAGGGTCCAGTACTTTGTAACCTTTGCTATTTACTGATCCTTCAAATGTATTCCAGAGTTTTTCGATAGTCTTAACTGAAATCTCTACCATATCACCAGAATCCGGACGAACCAAGAGCTTACCATTGTGCTGCATAATTTCTTTTTTGCAAGCTGGAAGAATATTGTCAATCATGTTCCAGTAATCATATGTATCAGATACCATGCTGAAAGATGCATTCGGATATAATTCTGTAAGTAGTCTTTTCACAAATGTAATTTCGTCTCCGTCCACAGCATAATTTGAAGCCATGACCGCATGTTCGGTAGAAATCGCACCAATTCCAATATGACTCACGCTACAGTCATTGAAATAATATTTGTCCAAATAATCAATTGCCGGGATCGTACTTGTCTTATCAAAGGATAATAGCCAAGCAACGGAGCATCTCTCTGCTTCTTCCATACAGGACATTCCACGCATTCCAAAGTCTGAGCAGGCCATTTCAGGTCTTAAAATGTCGTCGCAGGTCTTTTTATAGTAGAAATTTGCCAGTTCTCTGTACATATGTCCAATTGTTGCATGAGCACACGGCTTCCAAAGCTCAACCTGCAGAATACACTCAATCCACTGCACAACCCATGCAAAATCTGGATGTGTATTCGTGATTTCAATGCATGGCACTCCCATAGGCACTAATGTACCTTCCGGTAATGCACGGATCTGAATCGGAAGATACCCTAATTCGTGAAGTTTAAGGATTGGAGAAATATCGTAATTTCCTTCTCCTAACTGAATGTCCATACTAATTGTATAAAGTTCTTGAACTTCATCAGTGCTTAATTTAAAGAAATCTCTTTTAAAATATGTAATAAGATATTCTTTAATAAAAGCCTGCAGTCCGAAGAAAACCATATGATCCTGCTCCTTTAACATTGATCTTCTCGGAGTCCAATAAGAGACTAACTTCGTCAATCCTCTCGGAAACATATTGTGGTGTACTTGTTTGTAAGTATCGCTTAACAGAATTGCTAAGGTATCCATTATTTTTTATCCTCCTCTTTGTCATTTACAATTTTATCAATCTGATCTGTGATATAATCAACTACATCTTTACCAGTTTTGCCAATTGTTTGAATATTATCTGGTGTGATTTCATTTACAACTGCCATCGTATATATTGTTTCTGTATTAGGTGTCATGATTGTAATGATAGTCATTACAACACATCCGATAATTAATTTGCTAATAGTTTTTCTAAACTTAAATGGTTCGTTATATCCGGTTAATCCAGCAAATAAAGCACACATAGCAATAACTCCGCATATTCCTGCGATCATTCCAAAAAATGTTGTTAAATTATCTGCTCTACTAGCAGAATAAATCAACCAAGGACTAATAATCGGTTTCATATTTTTATCTCCCTTATAACTTTCCTATCAAACAGCCCCAAGTAAAAGCAATCTGAAACATATGAGTTATCTGATCTTGAATTAAATTAATTTTCTTTTTATTGGCTTTCATATCATCTACTAACATATGTATCAATAAATTCATAACCAATAATAAAGGATTCCATTTACCGCCAATAATCATAAGCGCAATTGTTGGTGGTAACATAATCATAAATGACCAACTAAAGCTATGCATAAACAACGCTGCTAAATAATCATATTTATATAATTTTCCTGGTGCATTCTTTTCCCACCATGATTTTTGTTTTGCAGATGCCAACCATCCTTGTAAATAATAATCATCTACAATGTGGCAGAAAATCATTGTAAATAATATAAATATTTTATATGCAATATTCATTATCTAAACCTTTCAACCAGTTCAATCTTAGGACTTTCCAGATTTGTTAGAATCGTATCTGTCGTATAAATCTTCTCAATCAGTCCATTGTTTTTCAGAAGTTCTCCTTCATAAATAGTATTCTCACAATGAGTTATATAAAGATAAATCTTATTTACTCCTGTTTCTTTTAGTTTCTTAGCACTATAATAAAAAGTACCACCTCTGCTGCAGATATCATCTACAATAAGGATATCTTTACCTGGCAGTTGATTAATTTCACCTGATAAATCTAAACCTTTAATTTCTCCAGTCTCCCAATCTCTATTCTTAATACCGAAAGCATATGGAAGATGTACTGCTGAAGAATATCGCTTCATGGATCCCGCATCCGGATAAAACATCATAAGGTTATTACTCGCAATCTTCTTAACAGCATCCTCAATCATTCGATTCGGGGATTCTACATGTACTTTATTAAATAATGCGGCAGATACATCAGAATGCGGATCTAAAACTTCTACTTTTCCAAAATGTAATGAATTAATAGTCTGAGCAAAATATTTTAAAGTAAATAATTCGTTCTCATGCTTGACTCGATCCATACGTGCATCTGGGATATAAGGCATATATAAATTAGGCACTACTCTATGATCCCAACAATATCTAGTAATATATTCAACTGCTGTTAATTCTTCCATTGATTCAAAGAACCATTCAATATTATCTCTACACCATCCTCCGATGGGTGGGATATTCTTAAATAAGAATGTCCCATCAGGATATTTGTCAAGTTTGATTTCTACACCGTTTAATTTAATCATTTAGTTCTCCTCACGTTCAAACAATTTTAATTTCCAGTTATCTTTGAATATTTTATGTATTTCATAAAGAGATATATTAGACTCGCAATATTCATTCATATGAGTCATAGCCAATGTCTTTCGACATGGGATTCCAGAGGTTTTTATGTCTGCTTGACATCTTTCATATAGTTCTTCAACATTTAACTTCCCATATCTCAAAGTATCCTGATGCGGATTTGGAACATTGGTTAAATCTTTTATGTCTGGATTAATCTCTTCCTTATTACATTCAGTTGGGAACGCACCGGCTCCATGTCTAGTCATATATGTACGTGTCACATAACAAGCTTCTATATTAATCTCATCAGTCCAATTTACAGACTTTATAATTCTTGCAGGATTTTTAATACCAGTGTTGGATGGAGTAAGATGTGGGTAATATTCAGTATTATTTTGATCTAAAAGAAGCCCCTGCCCATTTTCAAATACTATGATATCGTATCCATCAAGTAATTGATCATCATTCACGACATGTATGTGCGACATCATAAAATCAAAATCTTCATTGTAATGGTCTTGAAGCCAAGGATTTTTGAAATGATTAAATAATTCTTCTTCCTGCTCAGATAACGTAATTCCCATGCGCTTGAACATATTCATATAATATGACCATGACGATGAATATGAAGTAATATGTTTTTTATAGCGTTGAATTGTATTATAAATACCCATTCCACAGCTTCCGTGTTTATTATTACCGCGGCTTTTCTCGATTATTTGATTTGCCATCATATCAAAAGGATTTGTAATCATACATTTTTCATGAACATACACATGAGGTTTCCATCCTAATTTCTTCAACTCTTCCCATTCTTCCCTAAATACCAGAGGATTTAAAATAAAATCCTCCGGTAAATAAGTATCTGCTCCGTTTAATGTTCCAGAGCCGAAATGGTGAAAGACATGCCGGGTTCCATCTGATTTTAATACTGTATGTCCTCTCTGAGCGCCGCCATTTGAACACACAACGATACAGTTATCTGCATTTTTAGTATAATAATCTGTTAATTTGCCCTTACCCTCGTCACCAAAGTTTGCCCCGATGACAATTTTTATATCTTTCATATATTCTCCTTACCAAACAATAGCTCCTGATTCATCTGTCTTTGCCTGAACTAATGGTGTTACTTCTGGGATGTTGTTGCTTTCATTTGCAGAAGTAATAATTTCTACAATTGTATCTGTAATATCATCAAGTTTATTAATTGTACAAAAATGCTTATCATCAAGATATTCTAAAAATGATTTTTTAATTTGCTCTTGGTCATACCCACCACGATGATTTACATTAATATGATAGATATCAAATTTCTCAGCAGTTTCTGTATACAAGTCTTTTGTTTCTACATCAGCCTGAAGTGAATCTCCTGTAGCATTTGATAAGCCACAATAATATGCTGTCCTTGGAAGATAAGGATTAAGTCTCTCATCACCAATTGTGATAATTATTCCTTTTTTACCTCTATTCCAACAATCAAGCTTTGTATGTCTGGCACCAAAATACCATGCAGCAGTGTAAGATTCATAAGAATTACCACCACCACCAAACTCAAAATAAACTTTCTCAAGCTGTTCTGCAATTCGAATATCGGATTCAAACTGAGATGCCTGTATTGGAAACCTATCATATGACAAATCGCCAATACCCATTACCATAAATTCAATATCTTCAACTTGTTCATATAATTTCGTCATAATATTATTAAGTTTTTTAGATATTTCAACAGCTGCCTGCCCCATAGATCCGGTAACATCTAAAGCTAAAATAACTGGAACTGTATTTGGATGTTCTTTACTATCACAACATTCTCTTACGACATTTTTAGGATTGAGTGATGAATCAAGTTCTTTTGATTTAAACATTTCCTGATTAGAATAGCTTTTTGTGACTACTCCTCGTGAATCAGTGTCATATCCTCTTGTTGTTGCATAATTTACAAAACTTGCCGTTGTCCAACTTCCGCTTCCCATAATTATTCATCCTCCTCTAAATCATCTTCACTATCTTCTGTGTCTGTATCATCCATGCTAAAATCAAACATACCGTCAAATACATCACCAATACCACCATTCATCATCATAAATGGCATCATAGCACTCATTGGATTACTGTCTGTTCCAGTTCCGGTACCGGCCGCTCCATTCATCATCTGGGACATCATCATATATTTAAAGATTTTATTTGCACTATTCTTATCTTTTCCAAGATTACTTCCAAACATAGATACAATTTTTCCATAGAAATAAGTATTTCCCATAAATACATGGCGCTCCGGCAGAATTGTTTCAACTGTAGAATCTTCATAATTGATTACAGTGATCTTTGTTTTATCTGCTTCGATGACGCACTTAGGTTTGCCATTTACAAGGATGATGTCTCCTTTAGCCACCTTATTTGTTGGAATGACGAAGAAAAAGTTTTCATCTACTCCTGGGAATACAAAATTTCCACAGTTTGTGAGCTTACCGGATTTAACATTGTAACTCTTATATCCATTAGAGGTTTTTACTGCGATATTACCACTCATAGATAACTTACACATTCCACTACCAATTTTTCCAAACATTCCATTCATAAAATTATTCATCATTTTAATTCCCTCCATTGTTTAATTTAATTTCTATTGATTACATTAATCTGGCAGCTTTCCATTACATCAAGAGCCGCTTTATGCTTTTCCGGTGTTGATCCTGCGCAGCATGATGCATCAACTGTGATTTTTGCCTCTGGATAATAAGTTTTAATCAAAAGAGCGTTCGTAATAACACAGATATCTGTGCATATGCCAATAATTTCAATATCTAATAAAGAACCATCTGTAGTATTAAATATTTCTTCCCAATCCCAGTCATCAAATCCAAAAGTAGATTTACAACATACCATAAAACTATCGAGATTTTTATAATCAAGTTCATCAACAATTTCCCAACCTTTAGTACCATACATACAATGTTCAGGAAGTTTTCTGCCCTCTGAAGTATCTGCGTAATCTGAATGATGAGTATCCTTTGTAAGAATTACATTGTTCTTATTATTCTTATATTCATCAAATTTCTTTTTCACATTTGGTACAATAGCTTGTGCTTCCGGTGTTCCAAGAACTCCTGTCACAAAATCATTCTGCACATCAATTACAATCAGAACTTTCTTCTTCTCTTTTTTCATTTTTATTCTCCCATTCTTTAATTTGCTGTGCTCCATCTTCAACTTGCTGCTTATCATGTCTTGAATAGTTATCTGCTGGACCATAAGCACCTTTATGTCGATATGAGGCATGTCCTTTCCGAGTATTAGTTTTTACTGCAGTTCCACCCATGCCAAGTCGTCCACTGTGTCCTTTATGTAACATCCCCCTCTTTAAAATCAGGATCGTTCAAAGTTTTATATCCATGATACATAAGTTCTCGTTGACTTATTAATTTTTTTCTACGTTCAATATTTCGTAGTCTTTGCTTTCTCAAATACCCTCTGTTACGTTCCGGCATTACTATTCCTCCAGTCTATACAAAATAATTGGTCCACCTTCAATATAGAACGTCGCATTGTAATCTATAAATTCTCTAGCCTCATCTTCTGTCATATCCTCATGGTTAACTAAAGATTCAACCATTTTTTCGTAATCATATATTGCTCTATCATCAGAAGAAACACCAAGAAACGCATCTTCATAAGATGGATTTGTAAAGAATATCGTTCCCTCGTACCCGGCCTCTAACAATAACCGTTCTGTTTTTGATACTTGGTCTTCATATATATTATCTGCATGTGCTTCAATGTCATCATGTAACGTCTCTTCTGGGTAATCTATAAGAGAATCCATAATATAAGAAGAAGTAATCATATTTAAAGCTTTCTCTTCTGAAATTTGATATTTTCTTTGTAATACATCTTGCAATCCTTCAATGTAACCCTTAACACTTTCTGTAAGTTCTGACATATCTACCATTATGCGATCCTCACAATCTGTTCATATAGAACTATATCTTTTATTGTTATTGCTTTATTGTCGTGGTAATGTCCACACAACCAACGCTTATAATCAACATTGCACCTTATTTCTTCCAGATAATTTGTTAACTTATCCGGCTTATATAATCCATGTGATAATAATGCTGCTGTAGAAGAAGCTGTACAATGTGTCAGGATAAAATCTACTTTATTATCATGTTCTGCCAGATTCTTTATACCCTCATCCATCTCTTTTTCATCTGGCATTTCTCGCTCCCACCATGAAATGTGATTAATTCGGTACATTTTATCCGGATCATCCCTCCATTCTTTTACTCTTGGATCGTCAATCTCTAATACTCCATCTGAAATATCATGACTTGAAGCCCCTCCAAAGGTAAAGAATGTTAAATCGTCTATCTCAAACACCTGTCCTCTCATAAGATGAATTACTGATGGTTTAATAAAATGTACCTTACCTCCATGCCATTCTTCTACCGGATAAGAATCTAATATATCGTAATTCTCATGATTTCCGTCAATAAAGAGTGTTGTGAAATGTTTCTCTTCAAGCCAATTCAGGTACCACCTTTGCTGCGGTGAATCTCTCCATATCCCAAAATCTCCAAGAATTATCACATAATCGTCCTTCGACATCTCACGCTGTTCGGGAAAAGAATCCATATTAACTCTATGGATCCAATCCCCATGCGTATCTCCAGTTACCCAAATCATGTCCGTGATCCCCAAATGAAGTAGTTAACACTTAAAATAAATAATGATATTGCAGAAGGCCAATAACCATCCGGAACAACATTATTCATAACAACGCTCATGCATATCACACTGATAATGAAAAACACAATATTTTTTAATATCGTTTTAATCATTATTTCGTTAACTCCTTATACTGATCAAGCAAGGCCGCCAGTTCTGGATTCTCAGCCGCATACATTTCATATTTCTTTGTTACATCCATCTGCTTAATAACTGCATCCATATCTTTTTTAAGCTTCTCAGCTTTCTTTCTATTTTCAACACGCTGGTCATATGCAGATGTATCAACTCTACAGATAATTTCTGCAGTAATATTCTTGGCGCATTTTACTTCTGCTTCCGACACAGTTAAAATTTCTTTAATTGTCAGAACATCTTTGTTACAACCACTTACTAAAACCTGGTCTCCGGCTTTATATGTATTACCGTCATCAAAAACTGCATAATAATAGTCTTTTTTACAACAACAAGTTACTTCTTCAATTACTGCTACTGCATAATACCCTGTTAATTTTGCCATTTGTTCATTCTCCTCTTCTGATTTAATTATATTTAATAAATAACCTTCATACGTTTTAAACTTAACCATATCTGCTTATTTCCCAAATACTGATTTCAGTAATAAGATTACAAGCCAAATTCCTGTAGCAATCAACCAGCTGAAAGCGACCCCGAAACATAATGTGATTAATTTTATAATTCCACATGTTACGATCCAACTGAAAGCTAATGCCAATAATGACATAATAATAAGTAACATTCCCCTCATATTATTCTCCTTTTACACTTGCTGTTCCTGATGTTAAATCACCTGCATCAACAATTGTTGCAGCATTTCCACCTTGTACCTTCGGCACATCACCATTCCATTTATCAATTTTCTGTTTCTCAATAAGCTCTGGAGTAAGAGACTCAGCAATTTTCTTATTTGCTTCTGCTTCAGCATCCGCTTTAATTCTTGTTGCTTCCGCTTTACCTTCAGCAGTGATCTTCGCCTGTTCAGCCTCAATAGCGGCCTTTTCTTTATCCTGTTCTGCTGCAATAAGAGCAACTTCTTTATCTTTATCTGCCTGTACCTTTGCAGTCTTAGCTTCAATATTTGCAAGTTCCAGTTCCTGCTGTGCATTTACTTTCTTCTGAATAGCTGCCTGAGTTTCATCATCGGTTGAAATCGAAGTAAAGTTTACAGTATCAATGATAATTCCATATGGCTCAAATTTCTTTTTCAAGTATTTGTCAAGTGCTTCATTCAGTTCCTGGCGTTTATCACCAAATACATCTGTTACCGGATACTTAGCAGTTACTTCCTGTGTCCACGCTTTCATCTTTGGTTTAATGAAAGTATTTTTTACACTTTCACCGGACTGACCTTTAAATCTTGTAAATACATCAGCAACTTGATCCTGATCGAACTTATAAGAGAATTCCAAATCAACAAGAAGCTGTTTTCCATCAGCAGTAGGTGTTTTAAAACTCTCATCTTTTGGTGAATCACCTTTATCTTCTGAAGTCAGATAAGACTGTTCAATACCAATTGAATACAGTGATGTTTTTACTGTAGGTGAAATCAAATGCCATCCCTGTGGAAGAGTATCATTTGAAATTCCGCCGTTCATCTTGTATTCTACAGCTACATAACCAGCAGGAACTCTTACCGTACACTTTGCTACACAAATTAATCCTGCTACAATTATTACTGCTAATCCAACCCCACCTAAAAATCCTTTTCTCATTACTCATTCTCCTTATCTTTTTCTTTATTTTCTTCTCTGTTTATTTCATCTGCTGCATCTTTCCAGATCCTATGTAAGAATCTACCAAATGGATAAAACAATGCAGATAATAGAAACCATAAAATTACTGCTCCAACTAATACTAAAAATATAAATACCGGATTCATATAATTCTCCTTACTACGGTATGCGTGTTCTTACGCATACCGTATAATTAAATTATCATTTATTATTCTGCTGAGTCTGACCGTTCAGAATTTTAACTCCACCGGTAGATTCTACAGTCTTAGCAGCAAGTTCTCTCATCTGAGCATATGCATCGTCAAGTTTCTGCTGTAATTCAACTTTTTCTGCTCTCGCATTAGCCAGATCCTCTGTAAGTCTTTCATTTTTATCTTCCAGAAGCTGTTTCTGATATTCAGCATCTTTCTTAAGTGCTCTGACCTCAAACGCATTTGATTTATCAGCATCGGCTCTACCTTTTTTAATACCTTCCTCTGTTGCTGCTGCAATCAATGTCGGAATCTCTTCTACTTTTGCTTCTAATTCCTTTACATGATCAGCTTTTGCATTCAGTTCTGTTTCTTTCTCAAGAGCCGCTGTTTCTCTAAGTTCCAAAATCTTTTCTCTAGCAGCTTTCTCATCTTCCCACTTATCATTTTCAGCTTTACGACTACGTTTCAGATTATAGGTATATTCATCTTCCTCACGGCTACGAGTTAATTTAATTTCATTTTCTCTTGCTTTAGCTTCTGCATTGATAGAATCAATAATTTCCTGTTTCTGCTGCTTCAGTGCCTCAATTTCAGCTTTCAGTGTATCTTTTTTCTCACCCAATTCAGCTTCAATCTCTGCTTCTTTCGCTGCCTGAGCCTCTTTTAACTCTTCATTTTTCTCTTTATAAGCATTGATCATAGCTGCCATAGCATTTGCTTTTGTCTCAATGCCATATAATTCATCTAACTCAAGCTGTTTAATTTCAATAGCTTCTGTAAGATCATTGTATTTCTTGATAATCTCTGGATTAAAGATATCCTCTTTTGCTGTTGCATCTGCAGATTCGATAACTTCTACCTTTTTAGCCTTCGCTGCTTCTTTTGCAGGATCATCAATCATTCGGTCTCTTGTATCAAGTTTCTCCACCGCTGCCTTATACGCTTCCATAATTTCTGCCTTTGTTGATTTCATTGTAATTTCTGCCATGTTTTTAGTTCTCCTTTTTCTCCGTGTTTTGTTTAATTAAATTTTTATATCAAAGCTTTAATAGCTTATCAATCATTATTAATGTCATCTTTATACAGAACGATCTTTTTCTCTTCGAGTGATCTCTGCACATCAATTACTCTTTGATTAGTTGATCCAGCCCAATGATAATTTACATCTGCCAAATCTTTCTTAAACATACCGTCTACAATTACATTTGTATTCAACAAAATATCTGTTAAAATAGGAAATGCTTCTTCTATAATTTCATTCCAAGTGTATCCAGTATAAATCCAAATAGATTTAGAATTACCATATCTTGATTTAATTTTACTTATTAAATTACAAACTTCAACTCTGTTATTTTCATTTAACGGATCCCCTCCAGAAAAAGTAATTCCAGAAATATAATCATTATCAAGCTGTTTAAAAATCTCTTCTATTGCTGTATTATCAAATGGAATTCCAGATTTGGTGTCCCATGTTTCCGGGTTTTGACAGCCATTGCAATAATGATCACAACCGGAAACAAAAAGGGTGACTCTTAATCCTGGCCCATTGTTCATGTCGTCATGTTTAATATCGTGATAATTCATTACATTTTAACTCGCTTTCTTAATTTCTTTAGGATGAGAAACATAATATAATTCCATACGTAGTCTATAAGGTAATTCCATTTTATATTTCAAATATAATTTTTGCATATATTCAACATCATGTCTTTTATAATTAATTGCAGTATTTATTTCTTTAGGTAGAAAACAGCACGTTGCAGGCGAATATATTTTATTACCTTCATATAAGAAATCTTTATCAAGTTCTAATGGATAATTACATTCATATATATTATGGTTATACCATTCAGCAAAAATTTGAAAATTTTGAAATGGTTCTGCTACAGTACATCCTATATATGAGGGTTGTCTTTCATGATATTTATCATCATAACAACGAACAAACATGCTAATCCATTTGATATATTCTTCTGTTTTTATATTATTATTTCTAGCGGTATAATTACCAACTCCATAATATCCTATATTATATACAGACCTTTTATATGGATTTTTTATCTGACCATTTTTGATATTTTGTAAAGTTGTCCAAATAGTAACATCTGGATTATCATTAAATTTTATTAAAATTTCATGTCTTCCAATATAATCTAAAATGGTAATTTTATATCCTTCGTTAGTAGTATATTCTCGTCCAATATATTCTCGAAAATCTTTTGTTATATTACATCGATCTCCTCTCTGCAATTTCAGCCATTTTCGCTTTATTATATCTTGTATCACCGTGAACACGAGTATAACCAATATATCCGTTCATGCGATCTATCTTTGTAATGTCTTCGCTGCCACATTTAGGACACATATCCATATTTAATTCTTCATAGCCACAATGTTCACAATAAGATAACGCCAAATTGACACCTTCGTAATATCCCATCTTCATTGCTCTTCTGATTAAAGTAACAACAGCTTCACGATTGTAATTGATCGGATAACGTACATACTGGATTTTGCCGCCATTAAACAGATTCCAAAATCTATTTTCCAGATCTTGTTTCTGAATTGGTGTAATATCTTCAGTTACATGGCAGTGGAAACTGTTGCTCACATATTCTCTGTCAGAAACCCCTTTCACAATGCCATACATCTTACGGAACTGTTCCACCTGCAGTCCACATAAACTCTCTGCTGGTGTTCCATAAATCGCATATAATAATCCGTCCTCATGTTTAAATTGAGTAATCTTTTTATTAATGTATTTCATTACATCTACAGCAAACTTACCATCCTCAACTAATGACTTCTTATTATAAAGTTCCTGCAATTCATTCAAAGCAGTAATTCCAAATGATAAAGTCATAGGTTTAAGAATTGAACGTATTTTTTCATCTGGTTTTAAATAACCATTAAGGAAGCCACCCTCGCAATATGCAAGAGGATTTGTACTTGCTTTCATTTCACCAATGTAATCGTATGTACGTTTATGAATATTTCTAATCATCTCAAGATAATAATCCAATACTTCATAGAAATCTCTACTTTCACGCTGCGCTTTTGCCAAAATCATTGGAAGATGAAGGCTTACAACACCAAGATTGAAACGTCCTTCAAAAATTGCTTTGTCATTCTCATCCGCCGGTTCCATTCCACCTTTTTCATACCAAGGACTTAAGAATGCGCGACACCCCATTGGACTAACAACCGTACCATATTTTTTGTACATACTTGGTACATATCCATCCCCTGTTAATGATAACCAGTCTGGATACATTGTCTTCATACTACATTCAATGCCTGCATTAAATACATCTTCATTAACCTTTCCTTGTCCATGTAAATTCTCATCATATAAAAATACCAATTTGGGGAATAACACAGGTTTCTTATTACCGGCCTTACCTTGGCCTTCTTTATGAACATTTAAGAATGTAATAGAAGCCATTTTACCAAATTTTGTGGTTGAGAGACCGAATGTCATTGTTACAAATGGATAATCACCTCTTGATGATCCTACAGTATTTAACTTATATTCAATTCCCTGCCAGCCCTGTTCAAAATCACGTTTTACTTTATTTGTTGCATATTCACAAGCTTTTTCTTCAATCAAATGTTCTGATGTTGAAAAAACATCAACATAAACACCATCAATATCGGAATCAAAAACTTCAAAAAATTCTTTATAATATTTCTGATAACTTTTTTCTGCATATGGTTCCAAAATCTTGTCTACTTCCGGTACTGTGAATCCGCCATACTGCTGTGCAGCAGTGCTCAGGATAATATCACCCATAACATCAAACGCAGTATCAAGAGAATTTGGTTCGTTATACCAGACATTTCCCATTTCGAATCCGCCTTTCATAACTTCTCCAACTCTAAATAAGCAACAGTTAATAGTATCAAGTCTGGCAGACTGATCATGAATATAAATATATCCGTCCTTGCATGCCTGTAATTCATCTCTTGTCATGAAGAATTTTCTATACAAGTTTTTGTTCAGTTCATTAAAGATCAGGCTTCGCTTTGTAGCTACAAGCGCACTGTCTGTATTGGCATTACTCTTATCACCAATATAGCGGATAGCCTGACTCTTGGTGAAAACGTCATCCATCATATGAACAAATTCTTTCTTATAATTACGATAATCTTTATAAGATTTTGCAATCTTTGGATTAAATTCATCCAATGCGGATTCTACTGCATTATGTAATTCTTCTACTGTACATGTGGTATTTTCATCTATATCATCAGCAATAAGCTCGTCCCAAACAAGATCTATAATTCTTTTATAATCATCATTTGTCAACTCGACCATTACTCGTGATGCTGACTTATTTACGGCATCAACAATTTTCTGATCGTTAAAAGGTTCAACTGTTAAATCCTTTTTAACTACATTCATAACGATTTCTCCTTTTCCATTTCACTCTTAAGTAAGTCACATAATGCTTCTGCAGCTTTCGAAAAGCTCATATCATTCACAAATAAGTGGTCATACCCTTCAGCTTCTTCATATTTAGTGAATTGTTCATCTTCACTGTTATATCTGGAGTAAAATTCTTCTTCTGATCCATCTCTTTTAAGGAACCTGTCTTTTGCTAATTCAAATGGGGAAGAAAAATAAATCTCGATAAATTTAAATTCATCTTTGCAATGTTCTTTCAAATACTTTGCTCCGTTCGGATCAATTACATAAATATCGGAATTCACAATTTCATTATATGTAGTGCCATATTTAATTCCGTTAATTTCAGTATACGCTACAAAGCCTTCTTTAAATTTAATTTCATCGAATTCACTTTCAGATACAAAATAATGATCTTCATATCCTGTTATTTCATCTTTGCGCGGCAGTCTTGTTGTAATGCTTTTTACCTGTCGAAGTCCTAATGTCTCGCATATATATCTTGCAAGTGATGATTTACCAGAAGCGGTTCTTCCAATAAATAAAAATACTAACTTCTTATGCATTATTTGTTTCATTCCTTTCCGGTATATATAAGATGTGATGATTTTCATCATTACACATAATCTTAAAAAGTCTTGTGCTTACATTGCCATCTGAATCAAGAAATCTTTTGCAAGTATCTTTCTTACAGCACTCATTACCATCTTTCTGGCAAAAATAATAACTATCTTTTTCATTATCGCATCCAACTACAATATTAGTTCCGTTTGCAAAATATACATTCATACATTATTGCTCGCAATCTTTAAAAGTAATTCTCTATTAATTCCCGGATACCAAGACTCAATCTGATTAATTAAATCTTCAATCATGATCTGAAGCTCCGGAGCAGCTGTTCCATGAGCGCCACCATCTTTTGATCCTCTCTCAACATAAATATGCGCTAATTCAGTAATATTTATTTTGAAAGTAAAATTCATGGGGATTGCTAGTGGATATAAACCACGTTTTACATCTTTATTATTTTCTAATCCTTTTTTGATGAAACCATTATTTGACCTTACATAAGTATCACCATAATAACTAATCTCACCAGGAATTTTCGTACCAAGATATTTTAATACTTCATCCCATGTGATAATTTTATCTTCATACCATTCAGAAACTTCTCCTTCATGGTAATCTGCAAGCCTTGTACTGCTACGAATAATTCTGTTATCCATTCTCTTTGCGTGGGAGTCAAGATCGTCGGTTGCTCCTCTATGAAGACCTTCTACAACAACTGAAATATCTTCAAATCGCAGCATTGTAATATGCTTTTGTCCCCATTTAAGAAGTTTTGCTACTTCTTTGTCGAATTTAATTTTTAATTCATCATCCTCTGGCGAATCTAATGGCCTCCCATAACGATCTGTGCAATGATCTACCATTTCTTTGAGCTGCTGCTCTATCTCTCTATTCCATGTTCTTTTGCTCATGTACATTGTTCTGATTGCATCTCTAATTGAGTGCATTTCTGTAAGGGTTACTTTCATGTCCACATATCTCCTTGAGTTAATTTAATTTATTTTCCCTGTGCCATTATAATAGCACCGTAGGCTTCTGATGTCAATACTAAAAGTTAATTTAATTTGTTTTATTTTTTAAAAGTTCATTTACGAATGTTTTCATAGGTTCTCTCATATTAACATTTTCATGTAGCCACTCCAGATACTCAGGATCTGTCTTTGCAACATCTGTCAGTAATTCATCCTTATGCTTTTTGTATGGACATTTGTATGTCTCAATATCCGGTAAATCATATGCATCAGTATCATCTTTAAAAGAAATATCAATGTCTTTTCTGGAAGCCAAATAATCTGCTACATGTACAATTTTCCCTAACTGTGATTTTGGCTTTGGTAATACAATACTTTCTCTATCACTTGTGTTCCATTGTCCCATATGAGACGAAACAGCATCAGCAATAATCTCAAGTTCATCATCTTCGAGATATAATCCTTTATAATTACGAATATATTCTGCTGCCAACAACGGATGATTAAATACAGTAAACACCTTTTTTCCATCCTTTGCCTTTTCTTCATATATTTCTGCAGTACCAGACTTTTGAATATCATGTGCCAAACAAGCAACACGTCCAAGATCTATCCATCTCTCATCAAACTGATTCTGGTACTGTTCTAATCCGATGATATAATTGTAAATCCTTAATACTGCTTTTGTATGACGCATTAAACCGCCATCACCCAGCGCGTATGCCGGGTGATATTTACCTGTAGAACTTGCCGCAACTTTGAAAAAATAGTCTGGGGCATCGTCCAAAACAACTTTTGCAAAATCACGAATATCATCTGAAGTAATTGTTTTTAATTCGTTTTTAAATAATTCTGACTTCATTTGCTCTCCTTTTTGTTTAATTTAATTTTTAACTTCTTTAATATATCTAATAAAAAAGTGTTCCTCTTAAAATTCTCTTTCTTTTTAATGGATCTGTTTACAGTGTCTTTATCTCCAATATGAAAGCATTTTTCTTTTGTACGTGTTAATGCCACATATAATAAATTAGAATTCATCATATAAGCATGACAAGATGGTGTAAGTGTAATCGTCACCTTAGCACTTCCTCCTTGGCTTTTATGAATAGAAATTGCATATCCAAGCAGCAACATTGACATTTCTGATTTTTCATATTTTACTCTGACACCATCAAAATCAATAATAGCGCCTGTCTTATGTTCATTTGTATATGGAATAATTTCGTCATAAATATCAATAATCTTTCCTAACATACCATTAGGAATAAATGTGTTCTTTATAGAAGGTTCATCATTTTGAGAAGCATTTTCTATATTCATATCCCCCATATCCACTTCTGCTTCATAATTATTTTTGATCTGAATTACTATATCACCAACGTAATATGTCGTATCTCCAGATTTGATACATTTTTCTGATCCATAGTTTGGATTAGCAATTTTCTGGATTGCATTATTAATTGCAATAGTACCACAATCACCTTTATTGAAAGCAGATAGAACAAGGATATCTTCAGGAACATATTGAGAAAGAAGCTTCTGATATAATCCAATTGCACATTTTACTGCTTGTTCATTATTAGCATTAATAAAAGTATAATCCTTGCCAAATTTTACCATACCATTACTCAAATCATATAAATATGGTTTCATATTTCTAACATCAGTAGCAACTTTCATTAACCCACCCTCAGCATACCTGAAAATTTGATTCAAAGTCACTGTAGGTATAATAAATGAATTGATCATATCGTAAAGTAGATTTCCCGGCCCAACAGATGGAAGCTGCGCTGAATCACCTACAACAATAAGTTTCGTTCTGCTAAAATCAATTGCGTCACACAAATGTAAGAACAGAAATATATCTGTCATAGAGAATTCATCTACAAGAACAACATCAAATGGGAGTTTGCATTCACTATCATATCCCCACCTATTCTTCGGCATATAACCTAAGCCACGATGAATTGTAGCCGCTGGCTTACCGGTATAATCACTCAACACTTTTGCAGCGCGTCCTGTTGGAGCCATTAAAGTATATGAAATATTGTTATCCTCCAACATTTTAATGATCATTGCGGAAGTGGCACTTTTACCTGATCCTGCAAAACCATTCAGTATCATAATATTATTGTTACATATACATTCCAATGCACTGGTTTGTTCGTCAGTTAAATGATACTCTCCCGACGTCTGATAACTCTTCCAGTCAAAATCCCATATTTTAGGTTTTAAGTTTGCTACAAATAATATAGCAGCTATAGCAGTTTCAGTATCATGTGTGGCTTTTAAAGATACTTCAAAAGTATCTTTGTTATAATAAATATCTGGATCCTTTAAACATTCAACATAATGTGATGAACAAGCAGGAACAAGTCTTACAACCTGTTTTCTGAGATCGCGGAGATCCATTTTAGTATTTCCCTCTTTTTGATTCTCTTCCAAATAATATTCCATACATGCTGCACATCTTTGCGCAGATGATTTTAATTCAAACGGAAAATTGATCTTGCCAAGTCTCTGCAATTCTAAAAGAATACTATCTGCCTTAATAAAACCTACACCAGATATTTTTGTCAAAGATTTATATGGTTGTTTTCTCAATTCTTGTTTCATTTTAGGGATTGATTTAAATTCATCATATAATTTCTTTAACATTGACATTGTGAGAATTCCACCAAATTCAATTACTAAATCATAGATACAATAATTCTCAACTATTTTTGTTTTAATAGTTTCAAATGTTTTTTCTCCGATACCTTTTAATTTATCAAGATCAACAGTATCAGCTTCTCCTCTTAACACAATATCAATAATATCTGGATAATGCTGCCAAAGTACTCCTGCCTGGTTCTCAGTTAAAATTTCTCTTAAGAACATATAAACTTCTTCTTCAGTTTTAGGCTTATCCATTCTCACATTTACAATATCATACCCAAAACCATATTTATCGAGCTGTTCCACAGCCGTAATTTCATACGACTGTGAAACTACTAAATTATGTACGTTTCCATAAATAGTAACATTATCATATTTATTATGTTTAATATTGGGAAACTCTTTTTTATCTACATCTGTAGCATAAATCTTATAATCCTCCGAATTATACATGCACTTTACGATTTTACAATTAAATTTCACTTCTTTTTTACTCATATTCACACCTATTTAATTACTTCATATTCATCAAGTATATTTTCAAGTTCATCTGTTTCCTGCCATGTTCCATTCACACATTTTTTCTTCTTTTTCTTTGTAAAGTGTGGGACTTTCAAAATAGAAAATTCACCAAATGGATTATCCTGATATACTTTTATACTGGTTACTCTTGCTTTTACATCCTCTCCGGTTTTAATATTATGTAATACACAATATGGTTTTCTGACTTCCTTGAATGTTTTATAATCTGTCACGACGTAAAAACATTGATTTACTTTTGGATTTACATATACAACATACTGAAGATATTCCTTTTCGAATTTTACCTGATCAATGACAGACATTGCTTTATTTTCTAAACGACTAGATAACTCAGCTATAAGCCCTGTATTATCCAAATCCCTATATTGAGAAGCAGTCTCTTTCCCGGCATATTTCTTCATCAGATACTCTGTCAAGCCAAGACTTTCCATCTTTTTTTTACTGATAATCTTACATAAAGCAAATTTGTCGTAGATCTCGGATACTTGCATCAAATACTGATTTTTTCCAAACTCCTCGAAATAATTTAATCCAATAAGAATCGTTAGCTGTCTGGAATTTACAGATGTTTTTGTATTTACATCTGCCAGAACTTCTGTAAAATTGTTATATCGATTCGTTGCTAATTCAAGAAGATCATCTGCTATTTGAGCATTACAGAATTTAATTGATGCAATACCCTTATATAATGCATGATTCGCTTTATCTACGGTATATTCGGCACCGGATTTTCGGAACTTGATATTTTTTATTTCAATGTTCTTTATCTTCGCCAATTCAGTCCCCATCAGAATATCATCTGTATTGTTTGCACAGTTTAAATATGCAGCAATGAATTCTTCTGGATAATAATACCTACAGAATGCACACATATAACCAATCATAGAATAGCCTGTTGAATGATTATACCCAAATTGATAATTTGCACTATCCTCAATAATCTGTAAGAACGCCCTTGCTTCCTTCTCTGCTATTTCTCTTGGCTGAGAAGACATTTTACAATACCCATTCAAAATATCAGGCAAAGCTTTCTGCAGTCGATCCATCTGTTTACGTCCGATTGCTCGTCGAACGTTATCAGCAGCAGACCCACTTAACCCGCATATATTTTGAAGAAACTTAATGGTGTCCTCCTGAAAAATAAGAAATCCTCTATTATCTTTCAGCAATTCATCAATAAGTGGTGATGGATTTTTATTTGTCTCACCTGCCAGCAGCCTATCTCGATATGAAGCCCCAGATGGTCTTAGTGACGCATTTATCATTGATAAATCGTTGATACATTGTGGGCCATAATTCTTAAGCATTTCATATGCGTATGGCGATTCGAACTGAAATACACCAGCAGGACAAAGAACAATATCATTCCATACCTTCTTATCATTCCAGTTAATCTGATGTGATTTTGGATATGGAAGTCCGGCATATTCATAGCACTTTCGAATAATTTCCAGATTCTTTAGTCCAAGTAAATCGTATTTAACAAGACCGGCTCCATCATGAATTTCTTCCATATTAATACACATAATACGTTTTCCATCATTCCAAAACGTTCCATAGTTGTCTGGAAGTGTTACCGGAGAAACTACAATGCCTGCCGGATGAATTGACTGAGAAACCGGAGTGCCGTTAATTCCATCAAAATAATAGAACAATTTCCTGTACTGATTATCTTTCAAATCATTCATTTGCTTTATAGCCTTGTCACGCTCAGTTATTTTATTTTCATAATCACGACGTAGGCCATAATATTCTGATTCTTTATCTGCCTGTTTAATTTCATCGAAATGAATCATATCTTCGATTTCTTTAATTCTTTTTCCGGTTGATTCAATTGTATCTTTATAGGCACTATACATTTCCTTAATATGTGCAACCTCATCAAGTGGAATATCTAAAGCACGCCCGATTTCATCAATAGTGCCTTTATCAGACACAGTTCCGATAGCAAGAATATATGCTGTCTTATCATATCCAAATGACTCAATGATGTGATTGTAAACTAATTCTCGCTGATCTGGTGAAATATCAAGATCAATATCTCCAACCTCTTCACGATCTTCATTTGCAAATCGTGAAAAAATTGTATTCCATATAACTGGATCAACATCAATGATATCTGTTATGTATGCAACAGTAGAACCACCTACAGATCCTCTACATGGCCCAACTGGTATACCATTTTCCCAACACCAACATACCAGTTCGGACATAAAGAGCATAAATCCAATCATATTAATCTTTTTAAATACACGCATTTCCTCTTTGATACGCTTCACGTATTCTGGAATTTTTTCCTTTTTGATAATTCCTGCATCAATTTTCTCATGCAATTTATCAAAAATTCTTTTCTTTAATACTTCCTCTTCATTGTCGTACAATTTTGGATATTTTACAGAAGTATCAAGTTCGAAATCAGTAACAGAATCAGCCATCACATTTGTATTCTCTATTGCCTGCAGAATCACATCAAATGGAATATCGCAATTCTGAATGCGGAACATTTCAACCAACTCTTCGTAAGTCTTTAATGTCAGATCAAATTTATCTTCATCAGCATATTCGATACGTTTTGCTTTCTGTAAAATGCTTCTGCATTCAGCTTTATAATAATCAATGCTATGTGTATCTGTTCCGGCGATTAAAGGTTTCCCTGTTTGTTTTGATGCAGCATATAAAAATTCGTTATATCGTTTCTGCTCTGGAAAATCATGCGGCTGAATTTCATAGTAATCATATGTTTCCAGTAACTTATAAAAAGTCTCTCTCGCTGTCACATTCATAAGCTGAACTTCTTCAAGCAGATTATCATAATATTGCTTCAACTTATCAATTTGAGCTTCGATATAATGCAAATATGAATCCCCTGGAATACATCCGTTTATTACCCACGGTAACTCCTCTTCTTCAAAGTCATCAAACTGTTTAAACCATTTTGTCATGGCTTTTTGATCACTCTTTTGCTTTTCAAATTCAGCTACTTTATTTGCCAGTTCCTGCTTTAATGCTGCAGACTTTTCCGCTATTTGCTTTTGGATATCCTTTGGGTATTTATTCAAAGGTGATGCCAAACAAGCAGAAATCTTGATTACATTATCTGAAATATTAAAAAATTCTTCAAATGTAATACGTGGTTTATAATATCTATGATCCGGTTGTGTAGATTTATCAATCAAAAGATTGATTTCTTTTACACCTTCATAGTTTTTAGCCAAAAGAATTGTATGATAATTGTCCCTCACCTTCTCTTCTAGTGAAGCTGTTAAATAACACTCAACTCCGTGTATGTATTTCAATCCTTTTGAATTGATATACATCTTTTTTTCAACCCAATTGTAGGCATTACCATGTTCCGTCAGAGCTAAGGCTTTATACCCTAGCTCCGATACACGGTCTGCATATTCTTTATAACCAGTACAACTATCAAGAAGAGAACGGTTTGAGTGGCAATGATAAATAGTATACTGTCCCATTTTATCTCCTTATAAATCGTTAAGCCAATCTAAGTTATCAATGTCGTATTCTTCATCCTGCTTATTTTTCGTACCCAAAATATCTCCATTTTTCTTTGCATCTTGAGCATCAAGATAAGCTTTTAACGGTTTATAAAGTTTAGTGGAATAACCACACAAATTCGTAAGATAATAACTTTGCTTTTTTAGACTCTCTTCATCTTCCCACCAAAGTTTATCTGCTTCATCATATTTTCCTGCTGCCTTTAGCTCCGCATATGTAGCTTCTTTATCACGAATCATTTTCATAGTATTGATAATAAAATTTTCCCAATACTGAATCAGCTCCGGAGTCAAGTCAACATATACATAACAATCATGCAATTCATATTTCTCCTGTACTTCCGGTGGAAGACAGGTAATATCATTTGTTTGAGCTAATTTATCCAGATACTCCAGCATGTTTTCTTCATATCCGAATTCTTTTAACCACATCTTTGCATTTGCCTGTAGCTTCTCCCCAAGCTCAAAGCGTTCGATTTCTCTTACTTTCTTTACACCTTTTTTAGATTGAACAGTTACACACTGATATTTAAGGAAATTCCATGCAATTTTGATCTTTTCAAACGGAATTCCAATCTGATGTAAAGCCAGAGAGTACATTACCAACTGCCCACATTCATTTTTCGCTTTATCTCCCTTATATATGCTGCTTGTCTTCCAATCTAATATAGTATAATTACCATTTTCATCTGTCACCAGAGCGTCAATATACCCCTGGTAATATTCATCACCAACCTTTACGGTTACAAACTTTTCAATATCAATATGATCAGTAATCTTCTCGTGTGTCTCAAAGAAATTTTTCAAATCATAATAATACTTAGTTGCAATACTATTGTTTCTGGCACCATCTCCACGAACAAATTTTAGATCAGCAATATCAAATGCCATCATCCATCCTTCATCAAACTCTTCAGCCATTTTTTCATAAGCTAATTCTTCAGTATAAAATCGCTCTATAATATCATGACTAATACCGCCAGTTACTTTATAAATAGAATCATCACGATCCTCTTTTTTATGTAATACATACTTCAAAAAATACTCATAGAGACCATTGTGTACGCAGTTTACACGGCTCCATGAATTGAGTCTATCGACTCCAAGTGCCTCGCACATCTTCTGCAGTTCTTCATAGCTTAATCTCAACTATTTTTTCAAACTCTTTAAATATTCTCTGTGTTTACTTTCATCATAAGGAATTCTCCATTTAAACAGAAAATTGTATATTTTATTTGGCGCATCTGCAGGTGAGTCCTTTGGGCCAAGCAGTTTCCATTTATCACGAATGTAGCTGACTTTACGTAATCCGTAAAACTTCTCACACATATTCCAGACCTCTTCTATTGGAACATCATTATCCATCGCGATAATAACTTCTTCTACTCCGGTACCAAGTATAATTCGCACCTGCTCATCTGAAAGTACATGGCCTTCAATTGCACCGCCGGTTGGATCCATTCTGCTATCTCTTTTAAGAACAGATTTCTCGGCCTCGAATATAACAATATATCCTGCTTTCTGAATATCTTTATAATTTTCCCACAATCCATATATATTAATTTCTTTTCGCATCCCAGGTGTTATAAAGTACTTTGATATTCCAAATTCAGAACAATTTTCGATGGAACTTCTGGCATTATATCCCATCAGAGTTCCATCTAGCCAATATCTAATTGGAAATATTGTTCTCCTCCATCTATACGAATATCCAAGTCCAAATTTTTTAATTGTTCGTTTTACAATCCCTTCGCGAAATAAATCAATATGAATATATGGAACAAAATCATTTAAAATATCTTCACTCATAGGATCAAAGTCATTTACGATACATTTCCTACGCTTAACCACAAATCTTGAGAACACGAACCAGGAATCATCCGGCTTTTTCTTCTCCTCTTTTCCTTTGTATAAATTTTTCAATCCTAAAAGTTTATGAAGATATTTCATTGCATTTGCAAAATCAATATTTTTATTATACTGAACTAAAGAAATTAAATCCTCACCATCGTCATATTCAACTCCTCTGGTATAATTTCGATAATTCAGATATTTATTATTTCTTATATTGATGGCGGCTGGATTGTTACAGTCACCACCCACCGCATTAGAGCAGCTATAATAATCCTTGTTATCATGATATACTATATTGCTACACCCAATGCTTTCTAAAACATAAGGTATTTTTCCATTTTTTTGAATGTATTCCTTAATCTCTAATGCAGTCATATTTACTCTCCGCTTAAAAATCTTGTGCTATATTACAAATAGCAACATCTTTGTGCATATTTGTACTCAGATCATACTCTGAGATTATCTGAAATTGGTCTGTAGCCCCAAATCTATTTTTAGTAATAAATGTAATCATATAATGTTTATCCGGATCCAGATGATACGGAATCTTTGAGGAATTATTTTTCCCCGCCAACTTATAAGCTTTAATCTCATGTGAACCACCAGGAAACTCATCTTCAAATGGTTTACGCATCATTAAATTCACACTAAATACATCCAATATATTCTTTGCTTGTCCAATTTCATTATTTGTAAGATACCTCATCTTTACTGAAGCTTTCCCTAACTGATATGTAACAAATAATGCTACATTTTTAGCAGCTGGTTTCACAACATCGTAAAGATCAACCATATCTCGTTCCATAGATTTCCATGTTTCTGTGTCTCTTGAATCAGATGATTCTTTTAATGTATCCAGAACAAACAGCCTTACTCCCATGCTAGAGTATTTTTTTATTACTTTGATTGCTGCTTTGACAGTATATTTTTCAAAGGGAACGATTGTAATATTTCTGCGTTCTTTTAACTCTTCAAGATATTTTGCTGCCTTACGAAGCTTATCTAAAACATCTTTACTAAAATGGCCATCACGTAAAATATATTTATGTAGTCCAGCACTATATAAATTATTTGCAACCCAGACAAGTAACTCTTTCTTTACTTTATCCTGATCTTCTTCATTAATCATAATGACCATTTTTTCATTATGTTCTAATACTGAAGGCATTAAGTAGTTGATTGCTGTTGTTGATTTTCCAACACCTGAATTGGCACCTAGACCATAAATGTTTCCATTAAAATTAATGCCGCCAATTTCTCTATTCAAAATATCACAATGTTTAAGTGGCATTCCTACCTGACTTCCAGCATTTAATTTATCAATCAAATCAAATAATCCGTCGCAGGCATTATAAGTTTTAACTTCAGATTCCACATTAATAAATGTGTGATTTAAAAGTGCCTCAAGTTCGTTATATATATCTTCAGCTTTAGCATCGACATATTTACTTAACTTTTCTTTTACAGGAAAGCCCATTCGGGCTAATTTCATTACAGCGTTCCACTTTTTTACTTCATTCACATAAGAATCAAAATTAGCCTCTTCGATATATGTAAATGAACTTTCAATCTTCCCATATCCACCGTATTCATCGTATTTCTTACTTAATTTTGAATGTTTCGATAGATACATATTGATTGTAATTTCATCTAATGTATTTTTTTGTTCTACATTGATGATATCGTTCGCAATTGAAAAATATACTCTCCAAGCATTATTTGTTATATCTTCCAGTTTCAAAGAAGTGTCTCTGACTAAATCCGGGTTCTTGTAAATAGAAGACACTGCATTTGCTTCTGCAATTAACTTATATTCATTTACCTTTTTAATAGTCTCAATACATTCCTTTTCAAAAGGGGACATTGTTTTCGCACTACTGCGATCTTTCGTCTTAGTAGTGATAGATGTCAATTACCAAATCCCCTCGAATGTAGAATTTACGACCTCTTCCGTCTGACGTTGATATTTAGCGGCTTCACTATTTTGCGCTCCTATATCAATCTTTTCAGATTTCTCTTCGCTTTTCTTTGCATTTTTCATTCTGGTGTACATATCATTAATTCGACTGCTTACAATAGCACAAATGTAAGCCATTTTCTGATCTTCGCTGTTAAATGTTTTCCCTTTTATTGCTTTTAAAATGACATATTTGTTCGCTTTAAAAGTATTAAAAATAACATCAATAGGATATTCTCCATACATTTCATGAGAATTATTTGCCATACTTTGTCCTTTTCTTAGCCCCTGCAATCTTAGATATGCGTTCTTATGCAAACGCTGCGTCCCAGAATACCCCATCAATTCTCTTTCAACCCAATTACACATTTGTAAGAAGTCTTCATTTTTCCAACCAGTTGTGTCCTTTTTATTTTCCTTACTCAATGTTATTCTCCTTAGAAATCCCAAGGCAAAAGCCCTGGGATCAATATTTATTTACGCAACAGTAAGTTCAAGAATCTTTTTTGCGTCATCAATATTTGTTACTTTCATCGGATTGTCATAACCCATTTCTTTAGCTGCAGCTACAAGTGGTTTTAATTTTGCTGTTTTACCTTTATTAGCAATACAGAACGCCTTAATCTTTTCTGTGATTTCACTAAGTTCTTTCTGTATTTTAGCTTCTGCCTCAGCTTCCGCAATCTTTTCAGCTCTTTTTTCTGCAGCTGAATCCTGTTCTTTCTTTAATTCATCAACAGATTTACTCCCTTTAGATGCTTCGGCTTTGATAGCATCTGTAAGAGCCTTGATTAATGCATCTGAACTAAATTCAATTTCCGGAACAATGTCAGCAAATCTTGATTTGGAATCGATAGAATAAGAATCATCACGGAATGTAATTTTACGGCTTTCGCTTGTAATTACACCTTTCATAATATCTACATCTTTTTTACCTTCCTTTTTAGTCTTGCCAGTCTTTTCCTGTACGATTTCTCTATCAATAGAAGCAACACCAAGAAAATGTAATTTTGTTTTGATTGCATTAAAATCTCTCATTGACATATTAGTTGTTAGAGAAGTATATGTCTGTCCTGTTGTTACATCGTCTTGTGTACGCTGCTTAACGTGTCCAATAATAATGAAATGAACACCAACCGATTTCAGTTCCCATAACTTATTCAGAACAATTTCTGTTGCCTTATCCTCTCCGGCCATATAACCACCAAAAGCTGCTTTAATAGATTTCACCGGTTTCTCAGGATTCTCCGCATTATGCATACGAATAACTTCTGGCTTTGCAATTTCTACAAGCTGATCATATGTATCAATAACAACTGTTTTCAAATCAGGATATTCTGTGGATTTATTCTCAACGACATCATCCACAAAATCTTCAAATCCAATACTGTTTGTTTCTTCATCATAATCCATTGACCATTCCGGACAATTCAAATAGTTGATTCCATTAATACCGTCAGCGCCATCTTCTTTACCACACTCAAGAAAACGATATCCATCTTCACCTACAAGTTTCTCGCACATCTCTTTAACAATTGTTGTTTTTCCGATACCACTTTCCCCAATAAGTCCAATATTATATGATAAAGGATCAATTTTAATTGTATTCTTTTTTCCGTATCCCATAGTATTTGTTTCCTTTCTGTACTTTGTATAATTTAATTATTATAGTTAATCATCAAGCAGCGAATCTAACATTGAATCATAATCAATTTCTTCATCCTGATCCGTTGTATCAGTTTCTGAATCTTCTTCTACTTCATCCACTTCTTCGTCATCATCTGCTTCAATCAGATAATCTAATACAAGATCATCTTCTGAATACATAGAATCAAATTTCTGAATCTGTGGAATCTTAGATCCGTCTTCTCCAACTAACTTAATAACTGGTCTAGTAAGTAACATCCTGCGTTCTTTACTAGCATTTTCTGTACAAAGTGCTAATGCTTCTTCCAAACTGTAAGCTCCCATTTCTACCAGTTCTTTAATATCGTCTGGTAAATCGTCTTCAGTTGTCTGGATCACTGCACCGCCTTCAACAAATACTCCTTGACAAGTAATCAATGTCACGTTTTTCTTAACTTTGAAAAGTTTTCCTGCGCGCTCAATAGATTTTTCATCTTCCGGATCATAAACATATTCAAATGTCTTTCTCAAAGGTACAAACTTTCCGCCTTTTACGGCGCCACCTTCAGTCAAGTCATTACCATTATATTCTTTGAATTTCTCCAGAATGTATGCCGTTATCGGGAACGCACATTTATCTTTATCTGCTTTTCCGATTGAATACTTGTCAAGAAGCATCGACTGAGTAAATGCTGCTTCATAAGTATTCAATTCTTTCTCCCTTGGAAGATAAATACTGTTAATTTCTTTTCTTACTTGTACATGTTTGTCATATACAGTATATTTTAACTGCCCTCTTACCTTAATCTCCATACCATCCTGCAATGCTTCAGACAGATATTTAATTGCATCATATGCATGTAAGAATTTATTGATAACAACTTCACCTTTTGTATCCTTCTCAATACCAATTTTGATAAAGCAAAGCTCTCCAATATCTTTTAGAATATCCTCGTCAAATCGATCATCAAAATCAATCTGGTATCTGTTATCAAAATCATCTCCACCATTCTCATCTTTGCCATGAACATAAATCACATTGTTTCTACCAGCTCCATAACCACCCATTAATTCGCAGCCAACTTTTCCGTATTTATCACCGCAGTCAACATTCAGGTTAATAGAATTGTAAATCCAGTCGCTTTTCTTAGAATGTTCATCAATTTTGAATGTGTAATCTTTAATACATGCCTTTCCAATCAATTCAAATGTCTGAACCCAACCTTTTTTATCTAACGGTTTTTTTTCTTTCTGTTTTGCCATTATTTATTATTCTCCTATTCTATACCATGTCATAATCATAATATTTTCTATCATTGTTTAATTTCATCGAGTCATCTTCAAAATATCGAATCACATTTAATCGCCCACAATGTTTGCATTTCACAAGCTTGGTTGAATATCCATATCCATTCTCATCAAAGATGGCGTCTGTTTGTTTGTATGCAAATCTTTTTTTACAAGAAGTACATAATCTACTAAATGCTGTTGCCACCATTCGTGTCCTCCTTTCGCCTTACTTTGCTCCAGTCGGACCGAGAATAATCTCTCGTGCGTAATTCATCGAAATAACGGAACAGAATTTTCCAAAATATTGTCCTGCTGCTCGAACTACTTCCGGTTCTTCTTTTACACAATCTGTATAAATTCTGTTTGGAAGATTCCTTGCAACAGTTTTCATATCCTGTTCACACCACTCTGTTGGGATGATTCCTTCATCACGCATTTTATATAACTCTTTTTCAACTCTACGCCGCGTCACGACAGATTTTACAAGTTCCTGTGCTTCTGTTCGTTCTTGCAACTTTTGTGGATCTTGAATCTTTTTAACATGATTCATTTTTGCGACTTCATGAAATTTATCTCCAACGATTTTCACTACAAATGGTAATCTGCTATTCGGATCGTTTAATCTTGTTTGGTTCTTTATAACAATACCTTCTTGAATTTCTCCATATCCCGGATGATCCATAAAACTTTGTACATGTTCCCAACTGACAAACGGTCCAACATAAAATGTATTGATATATGTAAGTCCATGCGTTTCTGCAAATGCCTTTACTTCTGACTGAGGAAGATATTTTTCTTCCCTTACATCATAAATATCAAATACGTACCATTTCTTAGTATTTTCTGGATAATAAATAATCGCATTTCTTGCTCCAGACCATTCTCCAAATATTACATAGTCCGGAACATCTTTATAATCTTCAGGATTTAACTCCTGCACATAATTATAAAAACCATTTAATGTATTGTTCTGATCCAACGTATGTCTTCTGGAAAAAGCTACCATTTTGCCAGTCTCTGCATCATATCTAGCTGCTGCATTGGATCCGTCGAATTTTTCCTGGATAACAATTAAGTCACCCGGTACAAATCCATCTGCATATCCTTCTTTCAGACGTTGAATATCCATAAATTTCTTCTGCTCCATTATTTCACCTCGCTTTCCGAAGTGGAATAACTTTGCAGTTTATTGTCACACTGACATCTATGCACTGATCTTTTAAGATAGTGCTTCAAATATTATTTCCTATTCCTCATTTATACGTGCCTGTATAATTAAATTTTATTACTTTACAATTTTTACTTTGCAGCCAAACTTTTCTTCAACTTCAGCCATAGTTACTTCCTTAATTAACTCTTCATAGATGCATTCAAATCCATGACATTCTGCTGCATTATATTCTGTAATTGCTTTATCACCAAGATAATGTTTGTCTTTCGTTCTCCATACCTTAATAATACGATTACCTAAATCATATTTAAATGTAAGATCTTCGTTAATCATAGAAAAAGATCTAAATCTGTTAATAACCTGTCCTTTATTATTACTGTACCATTTGATTTGATCATCTCCATTAGTTCCGATTAGCACAATACCGTAGCTTCCCTTTGTAGAAAGAACGATATCACCCGTACATAAATCATATTTTGTCATGTTTACTGCCTCCTTAAATATACATTTCAGTGGTTACTATTTTCTTCTGTAATGATCCGCGCGACATCATTACAAATGTGATAAGAGTGGACTCGAACCACCGACCTCACTTTTGTAGTGCGCTCTTTCTCCCAACTGAGCTACTTATCACTTTTCATGCATGACCTGTCGTGCTGCAGTCACAACAGGATTATGTGTTCTTTGATCCGCTCAATTCCCTACATTTTCTCTAAAGCTGGATATTTTTACTTATAAAACATCTCAAAAAAACACCAGTTTCACGCCATAACTAGAAACGGCTTATTTCTTATTGGAACTCTACAGCCTATAAAAGTCACTCCTTCATCAGGAGAAATGGAAACTCTGGGACTCGAACCCAGGACCGACCGGTTATGAGCCGGTTGCTCTAACCAACTGAGCTAAGTTTCCTTTGTAGTGGGCGTTATAATTACACCCACAATATAGAAATGTAACAATATCTGTAAAAAACTTATCTATGCAATCGCATCAGCTACACGAACAGTCGTCACCATTCCGTTGCCCCATCACTCACCTCTACCTCGCTGACTCAATTACTTTTTTGCTTCATAACTAATTACACATCTGCTACCAGATCATCCTCCAACGCCCACTCACAACCTCATTAGCACAAAGCACATCTATATAAATGTTTCCTTTCAATGCGTCCAAACCATACAACCAACACATTCGCAGCTTCCTCATCACTGGGTTCCAGTATTCCACCAACTTTTCAATCTTCTTTAATGTCCTATAGACGCTATATAATATACAGGTTAACCTCTCGGACTTATTTCTCCTCATTACTATTTAGGCCATCAAGTAAATCCGTAAGAATAGTCCGAATACGGATAGTGGGATTCGAACCCACACGATTTCTCCGAAGGGTTTGAGCCTTCTACGTCTGCCAGTTCCGTCATATCCGCTTGTTGTATAAGGTTACTACCGGCTTACCCTTATACAGTTTATTTATACTCGTAAGACCTGCTTCAAACGAGTTATAAGAGGTAAAAAGTAAAATGAAAGCCACATGCTTATAACCGAACTTCCACATATCTAAAGTTTTTATTCATCGGAATGTTTAATTAAATTTTTATACAGAAAGATTATAATGAAGTCCCTTTTCTTCTTTTCTTGCAAAAACGATACGATCAATTTTAATATTTTCGTATTTTTTCTTTTCTTCTTTTGTAAGATCCGCATAGTCTTCATCCGGAATAATTTCAACATCTTTTCCATCAACAAAATCAATGTGTCTGTCAAAATCATATCTTACATCAACACCAGAAAATTTTGTATAGAACCATTTTCCATCTATCGTAAAATATAAACTATGATTAGCAGTCTTATCAAATAAATCAAGGCTCTTTTCTTCTGTATCCTTTTTACCATCTTTAGTATACAAAGTAGCTATATAAACAGTATTATTTATATGAAGGATATTCATATCTTTAATTGCTTCTTGAAATTGTAAGCCTGTATTAAGTTCAAATGCAATAGCTCTTAAACAATCATAATTCAAGCTGACTCTTTTAGAGAATGCAATTACCTTACTAATTTCGCCATAGTATTCTTCGTGTAACTTGTCTCTCATATATTCTGTAATTTCAGAATCTGTCGGATAATCAAATCTAAAATGATAATGAAATCTTCCAGGTCTATTTACCAAATAATCACTCAGAGTATTAAGATTATTACAAGTAATAACATATAACTTTTTCCCTTGAGCTAATCCATCAAATAATGTAAGCAGCTCTGTTTGCGGATTAGCCATACCATCAGCAGCTTTAATATTACCAAATGTTTTATCAAACTCATCAAACATTACTAATACTTCCTGTTCAATTTCTTCAATAAAATTAGCAATTCCAGGGATATATGTATCAACAATAATTACTGGCAATCCTTTTTTTACAGCTTCTACAGCAAGAATCTTAGAAAATAAAGATTTGCCAATTCCTTTGGCTCCAGATAAGATCACGCCAAGATTTTTATTGAAATTTGGAAAAGCATTTAATACTTTATTTACTTTTTCCATGTGCACACCGTATATTTTATCTTCATTGATCTCAATATCAGCATGTTTCTCTAAATAAAATCCTGTCATCTGTGAACATCTGATAGAATAAATTTGTGCCGGAAGTTGATTATGTGTTACAAGATCATCTCCGTAGATTCTAAAAGTGGAACCTGTACTAATAATTTTACTCATTTTTATCTCCTTTTTGTATAATTAAATTATATTTCTCTGCAATTCGGCTGGAGTATATTTGTATAAAATACTTGCCAAACGGCGGTAGTGGGATTCGAACCCACACGAGCTACTGCTCAATAGAGTCAAAGTCTATTATGTCTAGCCAATTTCATCATACCGCTACATTCATTGTTTGTATAATTAAATTTCTTTCTTCTTTTTATTTAGCACAGGGAGCTTTCACTCCTCTGTGCTGTTGTCATCCTTGACTATGTATTTAGTATAGCATATCAAGTTTCGTTTGTCAATATGCAAAGTTAATTTAATTTGTTTTGTTGATTTTGCTTATATAATATGAATTTGCACGTTTCTCAATCAATTTCGCAATCAATCTTCGCTCTGCCAGTTCCCTACCAAACTTATAATCAAATTGATCTCCTGCTTCAATATTACAAGAAGCCATAGCTTTTACACCGTCGAATTCTACCTGTACTCTCTTACCATTAGTTCTAACCTTATATGCTAATAACTTTTCTCTACAAGAAAATGGATCCATAAAAAAAGTGTAACCTTCTTTCCAGTCTCCCCATTTGTACTTAGGTTTTATTTCTTTATCTAATTTATTAACATGTTCTTGTGTAACAAGAACCGGCACATTGTTTGTAATGTTATTCTCTTTGCATAATGACTTATATTTTTCTGCTCCAAGATTAACATCAATTGATTTATATGTACCATCTTTAAGTTTTAAAACTATTAATAATGTCCCATCTGGACAAAAAATCCCAATATTAATACTGTCTACTTCGTATTTATATTCTTCTCCAAATAATGTAAATCCCATAATTTTTCTCCTTTATTTCTTTAATTTAATTTTTGCAACCAGAATACCTGCCAGAAAAGCAATGACAAGGCATACAACAAATGTTTCTATATTTAAAGCAACCATAATTACTCCTTACTCAATGATCTTAAATGATACATCAGTACGTCTATTCATTGCGCGATGTTCATCAGTATCATTATCAACAACAGGATTGCTGGATCCATTTCCAACTACTACAATACGTCCGTTAGAAATTCCATTCATAACAAAATAGTTTTTAACAGCTTCTGCTCTTTGTAAAGACAACTTCTGATTATACTCGTCTTCAGGATCTGATTCCGGATTAGGGTCTGTATTTCCTGCAATTTCAATTATTGCACCGTCAAGTACCTTTGCAATGTCAATAAACTTATTAAGTTCTTTAGATGCTGCAGCAGAATCAGAGAATTTTGCCGTATTCTGAATAAATGTAACAGATGCTTTACCCTGTAATAAAGCTTCAGTATCCTGAATTTCCTTTTTATTATCCTCTGTAACCTTTACAGTATTTGTATTAGACACTTCCGTTGCACTAAATTTATCTGAAATAGCATTAATATATGTATCATCAAAAATACTATTAACAAGATCAGCATTTACAGACTCACCAATTGATGTCCATACGTTACACATATCTGAATAAATTGTCTTTGCAGTTCCATTTAACAGATCTAAATTATCTTTCCATGTTGTCAGTTTTGCAGACTCCGTATTTGCTACAATATCTTCATCTGATGCAGTATTAAACATAGGCATTACTTCACGAATTGCATTAAATTCTGTATTATACATATCTGCAGCTTCCAGAGATCCCTGGATAAATTTCTCCACTACATCTGCATGTGCTTCTGCAAATTTCTTATCAAACAGAATTCCATCCATAACAAGATTTGAAGAACTTGCAGTGCTAAATAATACATGTGCGTCTGTCATATTCTTTGCCTGAGTCAGGTATGGTTCCCAGGTTGCTGCAACATCAATCTGACCGGCAAAAAATGCTTTTGCTGCATCATCTGGTGTTGAAAATAATACAAGATTATCAATAATTTTCGCTTTCTTCTTGGCTGAAAGATCAGAATTATTTACAAACCATACTACAAGTGTTTGAGCTTCAGAAAATTCTGGTACACCAATTTTAGCATTTACAAGATCATTTACATTCTGAATAGAAGACTTCGCAATAATACCGTCGCCACCATTTGAGTAATTTGTAATATACGGCATCACCACTTCTTTTCCAGCATCAGTGAATTTCTTAGATAAGAATGCAGTTCTGTTAATTGTATAACCTGCAGCGTTCAGATCTCCTTTAATCAGAGCATTACTTGATTGTGTTGCGTCGTTAATAACATTAATATTTACTTTTACGCCAAGTTTATCATAGATGGAACCTGACTGAGTTGTTAAGCCGCCATTAGCGTCAATAATGGATTTCCACATTACTATTGATTCAGTTCGTTACGCTGAACTGTTGATTTCCGTATAGGATATTTTATATTTGGATTATGCCAACTGCCACCATTATTAATTCTATAAATCTGAGTAACAGCTCGACCATATAATTTAGCAATATACTTCATAGGAATGCTAGGATCTTCTAACAATTTAATAATTTCTTCTAATTCATCATGAGTTAATCCTAATTCTCTGATAGGATATTCATCGTTTTCATCATAATATGTAACACCTTTATTAATGTTTAAAATTACATATCTTTCTACTTTAAACATTCTAGCAATATAGTCTATACTATAAAAGCCATCTCGTAACATTTTTTTGATTAATTTAATTTTTTCATGATTTATAGATGGACATATTAAAGGTTCTCTGATAGGATAAGTGATATCATTTTTTCTCCAAGCTATTCCGGTATTAACATTTCGAATAGTTTTTATTGATACATTATACTTTTCGGCAAGCTTATCAAATTCAACGTTCGTTTCTTTTAAATCTTTCATCAATAAATCAACCTGCTGTTGTGTTAACTTACTTTGCGGATTATTTTCTCCAGAACTATCTTGCCCACCATTTTGAATATTATATCCGAACTCTTTCTCATTACTGCGATATAATTTAATATATTCCTTTTCTTTTGTATTATAATCTTCTCCGAAATATAATGTTTCTACCGAAAAATTTTCCCATCCATATTTATGTATTGCATTATAGATAGGATGATTCATGCGTTTATCATGCCGATGCTCTTTAATACATCTTTCTAAATTATTAGTTTGTCCTATATAAATCTTATGATTTATGTTATTCTCTATTTTGTATACATATTTCTCCAATTCTTTATATTCTCCTTACACGTTACAACACTATATTTTTCAATATAGATTAGAGTACATCACCATCTTTTATAAGATGCGCCTCCACTGGCTTTAACGAATTTAAAAGCTCTTACTCGTTGAACCTTATCCTGTTCGGATTTTGGAAGCTGATTCCCCATTCTTACAGCACTTAGCACCTTCTCATATTTCAATGAAAAAGCTTTTATTTCAGCTTATGCCATCTTACTAATTTTTTCTGCTTTCGCCACATTCACACTTATGCGTATTTCATCATTATGTTGTAGTTTAGTAAGCTTTAGGGTGGCTACGTGTATAGCCTTAATTCCAGCAATTCAAAGGCGTTCGATCACATTGTCACCAATGTAAAAGGGCTAGAAATTAACCAATCCATTCATCTAATGACACATTAATAACATTATCATCAGCAGTTTTCGCTTCATCTTTCTTTACAGTGTTTTTCTTGTCATCATCCTCATTATTTGAAGTAGATTCTGTTTTAGCGACTGTTTCTGATGTAGTAGTACCGGATACTGATTTATCTTTCTTCGTCTGAATCATTCCGGTCTGTGTTCCTGCAAAGATACCTCCTCCAAGCAGTGCTACAATCAGAACCATAATCAGAATTTTTGCTGCTTTAGTTAATCTAAATCTTTTTGCTTTCTTCATTTTACTACTCCTTATTTATTATATTTCTTTTTCAAGCTGTTCAGATAATCATTGCTGTTATTCTTTTTTGCTTCCGCTTCAGCCTTTTCAAGTTTGGTAGACATCTTATTATTGTGTACTACTTTAGATCCTTCCACAATAGCATCCAGATCTCTGTTTTTATCTCGAACAGAATCAAGCAATTTATCTGTTGCCGTGACATTTTTCAATTCATCCATATCATCATAGACTTCCTGAAGCTGCTTCTTTACTTTCATATTCTCCACAACTTCTTTGCTCTCACGCTTCAGACTTCTCAGATTCTTTTCACATCTTTCCTGCGTCTCTTTTGCTGCGTCTGTAGCTTCTTTATAAGCATTTACCAATCCAGTAACTCTGCGAATATCTGAAAGAATCTCTTCTCTTTCCTCTGCCTTTAACTGTGCAAGCTCGATCTGATTAGTTTTAACCAGAGATTCACACTCTGCTTCAACATTAACAAGTCGCTTTCTTTTTCTATCAAGATCTTTCTGCGCATTGCTCAGTTTTCCAGCAGCAATCTTATATGCATTATCCGCTTTATTATAAGATTCCTGAGCCTGGTCAATTTTTTCTTCGTAGATAGCCTCTGCGCCTTCTGGTGTGGTTGCCATATCTTTGATAAATAATCTAGTAAATCCAGACAGTAATTTTCTTGCTTCCGGAAACAAGATCAGTATCAATACAATAACAACCACTGCAACAATAAAAATCAGTTTACCAAGTTCCATTATGCATTTCCTCCAATAGTAAAGTTAATTAAATTTTTGATTCTATCAATTTCAGTAGTAATAGTTTCATCAGATGTTTTTGTTTCAGCCCTTTGATCAGCAATCTCCTTTTCCAAACGCTCGATTTCCATTTTGTGTTCTTCAATAGCATTTTCTTTTTTAGTAACAACAGCTTCAGAATCACAAATAATCTTTGAGAGAATGTCGCTTAAAACATCAACTCTTTTTTCTCCGTCTGCCTCAACATCAGTCACTGTCAAGCCAAATACACCAAGTGTTGCCAACACTGAATTTCTTTTTGTTTCTGTCGTCATTTCCTTTGGAAATGATTTTATTAACTCCTCCACTTTAAAAATTGACTGTGTTTTATCTGCCAGATTATTCTGGCTGTAAATATCATCAATCAAAGTGTCAGTGTTAACTGAATCAAGCTCTGCGTTGGTCTCGGTTGTATCAAAATCAGTATCTATGTCTGGAATATCAGGCGTCTCATCCGGTACTTCTTCCACAAATAAGTTTTTTAAAATTCCCATAGTATTTCCTTCCTAAAATTTCAATATTTCATCACACATTATCTTTGCTTCTGATTCACTGTGTGTGACCATGATCACAGTATTATCAAGTAACCTATGCAAATCCATAATTAACAATTGCATATTACTTCGTGTCTCAGCATCCAGCGCTGACAACGGTTCATCCATTAAAAGAATCTTTGGTTTTGCAAATAACGTCCTTGCTAACGCAAGTCGCTGTTTCATGCCTCCAGATAACTGCTTAGGATATTTATTTTCGTTTCCATTCAAACCAACTAAATAAAGCATCTTCTTAGCTGCTTCTATATCTTCTGGTTCTACATGGCCTTTAACTTTTTTAGCAATTAGTATATTGTCAAGACAATTTAACCAATCAAAAGAAGTATAGTTCTGATGCATCATATATACTTCATTTTTACTTGCTTTTGTAACCGGAGTATTATCTATGATAATTTCTCCAGATAACGGTTTGATTAATCCTGCAACCGTCCTTAACAAAGTTGTCTTGCCGCATCCAGATTCTCCAAGGATCCCGTAGATCTTATTATCAAAATTATAATTAAACCCAGATAAAAGTGGTTTATCTCTGCTGTATCCTGTGTATAAATCATGAATTTTAATCATTTATATACCTCCACTTAAAAATCTTCTTTACTAACCATTTAGATACATAATCAAATATAACACTGATGATCATAATCACAATGATTGCCATAAATACTAAATCTGTTCTCCCTCTGGAAGATGATTGCTGGATTATATATCCAAGTCCATATTGAGCATTTATTGTTTCAGCTACTGCAATATATGTAAATCCAATTCCATACATCATAATGTAGCTATTTAATACTCCTGGCAATGATGCCGGAATCTGGATTCTCCATATCGTTTGTAATTTGCTCATTCCAATTGTAAGTCCGGTATCTATTAGATCGTTGTTCACTTCCTCCAGGCATAATACAACTGACGGCATCATATATACGAATGTTGCGATAAACAAAAATACAATTTTCATCATTTCATCTATCCCGAACCACATAATAAGCAATGGATAAAATGCAGTCACCGGAATATATCGCATGACACTGATCATCGGATTAAGAATATCCTTAGCAATTCTGGAATTATAAACCAGAATCGCTATAGGAAATGCTATTGCTCCAGATATAAATGTAGCAGCAGTTATTCTTAGAAACGAATATTCAATTGCCTTAATCAACTGTCCTGTATGTATCATGCCTATCAGATCATCAAATACCGTAACTGGTTCCGGAATGAACAAGGGATTTACGTGTTTTGCTGTGATATCCCAAATAAGGAGTATCGAAGCAAGTAAAAGAATTCTTTTTGTAAATGTTTTCATTTTATTTCCCTTAAAGAATATGGCGTAAAATATTATACAAAGCTTCTAATTTTCCGGTTTCCTCGTATATAGCTTCTACAATTACAGCTAACACCGCAGCACATATAAAACACAAAATTAGTAGTAAAATCAATATCACAATCACCATAAACAGAAATGCCGCAATATCTCCGAGTATTCCCATATATTACTCCTCTAACATAGCTGTCAGTTCTTCAAGACTCTTGCCTTCCAGAGCTTCGTTCTGCTTTCTCTCAATGATTCTCATAATCTTCTGATTGCGCTCTTTCTTATCTTTTGCAGCTAATCTCTCTGCAGTTTCTACCTGTTTTACCTGTACGATGAATTTTACAATCTGAATTTTATTTTCCAGCGCCTGATCCGCTTCAGATTTAACCTGTAACAGACTTTCTTCATCACTCTGCTTTTTCTCTTTATTCAGCAGTTTAAATACTGAATCCAGATCCTGTAATTTCAGATCCCATAAATCCTCTACTGAAATCATTCCTTTGAACGGGAATCTGTATTTATATCTTGTTGCCGCCTCAAAAATATTTGTAAGTTCCATGTTTTTATTCCTCCAATACATATAATTTTATTTAACAAACATCCAGTCTTCTGCGAGCATATCCGACTGGGTAGCAAGCCATCCCATCTGTACGCCAGATGTTCCAACAAAAGCGATGGCTTTATTTCCGATTGCGTCATGCTCACAATTTACAATCTCATTATCGGCAGTCTTATAAGAAATCCCAGTGGCAAGCTGAATGTACTGTTTCTTTCCATTCCAGCCTTTACGTGCCACTTTAAATCCTCTTTTCAGGTACTTAATCGCTTCTCCGAATGAGAATGTTGCTTCTCCACCAAGTATTGGGCAGTTCCGACTATCCGAATAAACCCACTCATCGGAAAGAATATTCTGAAGCGTATACTCCACATTCTGTGTTTCTCTTATATCCAGACAGCCGCCATCTTTTGTGTACATAAGGATTGTCTGGGATTCTTCATCCCACCACCAATAACCCGCCCATGACGGAAGTTTTACTGGAATTCCAGATTTCATTTCTTCAAATGCTTCTTTAAATTTCATAACTTTCTCCCTTCTTTGTTTAATTAAATTGTATTAGAATTTGATTTTTAATACTCGCTCTGTAGCACCCTTTACCTTAATAATCAAATCATTTCTCTTTGTAAGGGAGAATCCTACTCCAGAAAGCTGATCATCAATATCTTTTACATGTGCCTTCGCTCCAAGCGCTTCAAATACTCTTCGATGCTGCTCAAGTTCCGGTTTCAAGAATTCATTATAATATCCATTCGGCTCTTCTGGATTGATGCAGTCCTTCAGCATAAAGAATAAGTGCTGATGACCAATTCCCTTCTGTTCATCCCAGTAATTTGGTGAGTAGCATACAACTGATACCGGTGTAAACTGCAAGGTTTTAATTCCCCAGACATCTTTACTGATTGTTGCACAATTTCCTGGAAGTTTGTCCACTACTTTGAAATTTCCTGACTGATCAAGTATTACTTCTGCAACATCTACATTGCCACGTACTGGAGCATTGTATTCGTAAGAATGAATTTCTCCATTTACTTCAATTTCAGCTTTAAATCCCTGAGATCCTCTGTATGCGAACTGATTTACAAAAAACTTATATGTACCAGGAATCATATACTCTTTAGATGGATATGTAATATTTTCAACAGCCACTCCATTACTTGCTCTACACTGATCAACTGGCTGAGTAATATCAATGTCCAATTCTCCTCTAGTACGTAGTGATTTTCTACAACCAAAATAAATATGCTCTCCACCTTTTGGTTCAATACAATGTGCGTCAAGATCAGAATTATCCTTTCCATCTTTGTCATTCCATTGAATAGAAAATCTTACAATGCCTGTGACTGAACCACCAGCAGCTTTTACATTTTCTTTGATATCTGAATCTGTAATATTACCGGTATACGCCCAAGACATTCCATTGTTCCATTTGAACATTGTTTTCGCATCAGCAACTTCTGGAGCAATCAAAGATACCATATTTTGAATATGTTTATTCTCCAGGTATACTTCCAGTTCCTTTGCCACTGGCAAAACATTCTTAATGAAATCTTCTGCACTTATTTCCTCTACCTTAGAGAATCGTTTTGGATCAATTGCAACATCCTGTTCCATTTCATCAAACAAATCCATAGCGCCGGTAATTCTCTTTGCTGCGTCTTTATTAGAGAAAAGTATATTGTTCACTGTGATATCATCCAAGGTAGCAAATCTTCTCTGTAATGAATCCATATAACCAAGTTCTGTAATAGTCTTCTTTGCATCTTCAAGCATCTTCTTTGTAAAAATTGCCTTTGGACGTTTATAATTTACAGGGGCTACAATCTGCTCATATTTTCTAACGGCAAGGTCAAGATCCATTCCTTCGGAAATATTTACCAGCAATGTTCCAATACTATGGTTACGAATCTTACCGATAACGGCACCTGCAGCAATTGACTTTTCCCAGATCCAAAGTTCTTTCTGTTCATCCGTAAGCTTTCCATATTCTTTCTGATAATTCTTAAATTCAGTAAGTTGCTTTTTCCATTCGGCACCTTTATATAAAGAATTTTGAGCAATCAGTTCAAGTACAGTATCTACAGCTTCTTTACTAATTTCATCAAGAGAACGTTTAAATACATTACGGACATCTCTGAATTGACTTAAATCACCTTCAAGTGTATGTCCATAACATTCCTTAAAGATACAAATTTCTGGCAGATCTACGAAGAAATGCTCGTATTTATTAATTTTTCCTGTCGGGAGCATTTCTCTATTTTCAGGAGTACCAATTCGTTTCTCTTTTTTGAGGAATACCCCTAATACCGCTTTCTGTTTTACATAGGCATCAAGCGCAGCTGCGACTACATTATATTTATCATCTGATACTGGATTAATTCCCCAAATGGTATGTAACTCACCATTTTTAATAGATACAACGTTACCAACGTCTCTGATAAAATGTCTACAGCAACTACAGTCATATTCTCTTCTTTCTCTGTAAATTTCATTTGTACCTGCCGGAAACGAATCCAGATATAAATTATAAAGCTCCTCGGTATCCACATTTACTGTGAATAATCTTGAAGAATCTTTAGACATCTGCTGTAAATTTTTCTGGATTGCCTTTACAAAATCTTTAAACATATTTTTATCTCCTTATTGTTTAATTAAATTTTTATTTTCACTGATTTTTCTTTTCTTATTCGTGACTGATTCTTTTTGAACAATTCATCAAATACTCTTGGAGTATATTTTTTATCTGGTACAATTTTTTCTATTATTTTAGTAGCATTTCCAGATAAAACACTTGCACACGATTGATGTTTTATCGTGTTTATAATTTGTATTTTATTTTTGGCTTCTCTTCGTCTATCACAAATCTCTTGCAACTTTTTGCATAATTTATATCCTTCTGCCGCAGAAAACTTATGAAATTCAATATAATGCAAAATGTCTGAAATTTGTAAATCAGTATATGAAATAATAGAATTAAGTTCTTTTGAATAATCAGTAATTTCATTCATCTTACTTGAAAATTCATTTATACTACCGATAATTTCACCAACTATATCATCTGTCGTAATTGCTTCAACTCCATTATAATCGGTTTCACAAATTTCATATGGTCCAAATTTTTTTAATACGTCTGGAATATTATTTGCTTGAATTGCCTTAATCTTTTTCTTTTCAATTTCAGGAACCAAGAGTGCATCACCAAGATCAGATACTAATTTGATTCTTCCTGTTGGATCTCTTGCGATGTACTCTCCATTTTTTCCTTTTAAATAGTAACATATCATTGTTCATGCCTTTCTGATTGAGTTAATCTAATTCGTTTTGATAGGTCAACTATATCACCATTATTTGCATTTGTCAATAGTAAAAGTTAATTTAATTTGTTTTTGTATTCTTCTTCACTGATAATAGGAATATTCAACTCAGAAGCTTTCTTATTTTTACTAGATCCACTGTTTTTATCATTGGTAATTAGATAATCAGTTGCCTTTGTAACTCCGGACACAACTTTCCCTCCTTTTGATTCTATATCCGCCACAAGTTCATCCCGGTTAGCAAAAATATGTAACTTCCCAGTGATACAGAATTTCTTTCCGGACAATGAATCACTTTCAGAAGATATTTTATCATTATTAAGTTTCGAAAATATGAACTGTTCTGCCAAAGCAATCACGTAATCATAATTTTCCTTAAAATATCTATGGATAGAAATATTTCGCTCCGTCCCTAATCCTTCAATACAGGTAAAATTAAAATCAGAAGCAGCATCTTTAATAAAAGTTTCAAATGGATAGAGCATTCCTAATTCCCTGGTTCTTATTTCTTCATATCTAGCAATATCCTTTGCAGCTCTACCACCAATTAACGGAATATTTAATCCTACAATAAATTTTTCTATGGTAGTATTTCTGCTAGACTCAATAGAATCTAAAATATTCGCAATTTTCTTTGCTCCCATTCTAGGTAATCTGGACAATTCTGTAGAATGATCCTTCAAATAATACAGATCAATTGGTGATGTCACAAGCCCAGTATCAATCAATAGCTGCAATGTGGCCTCAGATAATCCATTAATATCATGGGCCTTTTTCCCTACAAAAGCATTCATCTCACCCAAAAGTTTGCCTTTGCATCCAGCATTCATGCACATCAATACTTCAGAATCGTTCTCTTTTACGACAGACACTGGTTCTCCACAAATTGGGCATATTTTAGGAATTATAAACTTTTCACCGGTATTATAACCTCTTGTTATGTTTTGAGAAATCTGCGGAATTATCTGGTTTGCCTTATACACAGATACGGTATCATCTTTATGGAGATAAAATCCTTTGAATATACTCACATTGTGTAGACTCGCTCTGCTTACAGATGTTCCATCAATATCGACCGGTTCAAAAACTGCTGTAGGCGTTAATTGTCCAGATTTACCCATAGTCCATTCAATATCAGTCAAAACTGTCTCAAATTCATCATCATAGAACTTGTATGCCAGAGAATGACGTGGATACTTATCTGTGACTCCAAGTGATAATCCATAAGCGATATCATTATATGCAGCAACAAGCCCATCAATTGGATAAGATAAGTATGCTGCCTTTTCCTTTAACAAATTAATAACCTCTTCAAGATCCTGATTTTCTTTATATACACGAATATAAGGTACAATATCAAATCCAAGTTCTCTTGCTTTTTCAAATCTTGCTGACATTAAAGATAGTTCATCCATACCGGCAGGTACCTTCCATACTATAAAACGAACATGACGTTTGGCTGCTACCTTACTATCTAACTGTCTGACTGATCCTGAAGCAAGATTTCGCGGGTTCTTATATCTATCTTCTTCGTGTTTAATTAAATTATTAATTTTCTCAAAATCTGTATATGTAATAATAGCTTCTCCTTCAATTTCAACGTGGCCTTTCTGATTAATATGCATAGGAATATTTTCGAACGCCTTTGCATTGTGAGTAATAATTTCTCCTGTGACGCCGTTTCCGCGAGTTTCAGCCTGGATCAGCTCTCCATCTTCATACGTCAAAAGAATTGTCAATCCATCCATCTTACACATTAGCAAAGAATCTTTATCACCAATAAATTTTCGAAGTATATTCACATCTTTAGTTTTATCAAGAGACATCATTAAATGTGAATGTTCAATTTTCTCTAATTTACTTTTTACTTCATATCCAACACTATGGACTGGAGAATTACTTAAAATAACTCCTGTTTCTTTTTCCATTTTTTCCAACTGATCACACAGATCATCATACTGATGATCCGTAACAATACTTTCTGCATTATTATAATAAGCATCTCGGTACTGATTAAGTTTTTCAACCAATGCTTTCATTTCTTCAATCTTGTTCATTTTTTCCTCCTGTATTATGTATAATTAAATCGTCAAAATATCAAAATGTACTGACCAATGATCACACATCATATCAATTGTTGCATCCGCGATATCGTTAACGCACTCGTCATCACATTTGACTGAATCAAACTGAGAAATATCAATATAATGCTCTGCTGTTCCCTCTTCAAAAGTAATAATATTATCATTTACTGTAATATTAACTGGATTCAACTGCATATGAGATATTATTGCAGATTCTTTTTCTCCTACAGAGAAATGTACCGCAACAGTTTTATTGTCATATGCTGCTTTTTCAAACATAATATCGATTTTCTGAGCTACTTTACTTGCATTCTTTACAAATTCTCTAACCATTTTTTTGTTCCTCGTAATAAATTTGATTTTAATGAAAGTTAATTTAACTTGTTACTTTATTTAAACATGGCGACTATATTAAATAGTCACCATATTTTTTAAGAAAATATGAAGGTCTATTAATCTTAATTCCATATTGGTGTTCAATCATAGACCGAGTTTCAACATCATATAAAATCTTGTTTTTATTTGAATTATACTTCCGGATTAATTCATTTGTCATATGAATTTGTCCGGAAATGTTAATTTTTTCAGCAGTCATATATGATACATCTATAGACTTCAATGCTGCTGCTAATGAATTATACATTTGCCTTCCAAGACAATGCGGATCATCTTTTACAATATGAGATCTTTTTATAATGGTTCCATCATCCATGAGTTTGGATTTAGTTCCATATGGATATGTTAATTCCATTGTCATATTACTCTTTTGTGCAGTTAAAATTAATGCTTCACTTACATTTACAACTCTTCCGGAATACAATTTCATTGTATGATTTTCTACGTCGATATCATCAAGTTTTGCTCTAATCGTGTCTTCAAAATCTTTAGACTTGCCATATTCAAAAATGCTCAGAATCATGAATCGATCTCTAGGATTCTTTAATGCTTCGATCCATGTTAAAATCGTGTCTCTTGATACAATCTGATGATTTAACAATGTCTTATTTAATAGTGCTGCCAGCATATCAGGTGTGATAGTTGCATAGATATTTTGTCCATTTAACACTAAATTCTCATTAACACACCAGTCCGTATATTGTGTAAGAGTATTATTTACTACAATAATGGACTCTAATGTTGTAAATTTGAACAACTTATACATTTCTGTAATCTCATTTAAATTAAAGTCACATAAATCCTTTTGATACATATGTTCAAACGGCGCAACTCTCTTAAATCTAGGCACAAGAGGAGTAACGCTTGCAACAGTTTTTAACTTAAATTCGTAAAACCTTTGTTTTCTATCTTCGTTATACATTTACATTCTCTCCTCTAAAAAAGGAATTAATCTTTTCCTTATCCTATTAAAGTTTCTCGAAAAATCATATATTATTTTTTCCTCACGTTCCGCATCATCAATAAGAAAACGCTTATAGTTCTCTATCATTGATATTTTATTTTTTCCATCATAATAATGAAACAAGATCGTAAGAATTATAATTTCTTTCTTTGAATATTCTTTTTCAAGATACTTGTCATCTTCTTCTGTAAGCATATTAAGATCTTCGATAAATTCCTTTGATACTCTAATGATTTCTTTTCGTTGCTCAGGAGAATCACTTTGCCTTTTACTGAAATATAATCTCTTAATACATTCTGCCAGGGTTGTTGAATCAATAAGTCCACCTATTTTTATTTTCCCTTGCAAATTACACATACTGCTTTCATTAATACGCTGGACCACTTTATTTTGAGCTGCATATGAGTTATATGTGTCGCTTAACTGTTTGCTCATTTTAGTTTTCTGGTCATACTGATATATCATACGGCGAGATTTATCAATGTCAAAGTTTGTAATTCTCAGCTCCATTGGATAGTTAAAATTTGGATTTTTACTTCTGGCCTGGAACATTGATACATATCTATGATATCCATCGTTTATATCAAATGCCTCTAAAGAATGAATAATAAGCTGACGTGATTGCTCATCATAATGAAAATCTGCGTATATATCATCTTTCGGGATATTCAAAGTGATTGTATCCGGAACATAAATATGTTCCAACATATCTGCCGTAATTTCTTTTACTGCACTCTTATTCAATGTAATACGATATAGCTCATTATTATCTCGTGTTACTTTAGTCATAGCACGTTGTGTGACAGGATTATAGTTAATTAATCCTGATTCTTGCAGAGCGCAAAATGCATCTACATTTAAAGATCCTATCCATTGATCATCGCTTACCTGAATCATATTGAATACTAACGGGAATTCAATTTTATTTGGTTCTTCGTATCGCATCCCACTATATTTACTTATTTCTCTGTCTGTAAAAAAGTCAGATAACTTTTTGCGATAATCTTTCTTAGTGGCATTTAAAATACTATCTGCAATTACAAAAAGTGTATAATCATTTGCTTCTTCAATACTCTTTCTACTAGATAGAAAATCTGAAAAAATGCCTTTTGGATAATTATATTTCTCATATGCATAATTGTAAATTTCTAGTTCTTCACTCTTATTAATTAAGATATTAAAAAACTTTTTGGATAAATAATCTTCTAAAATACTTCTATCGACATTCATTTTTCTCACCTCTTTCCTCAGATTATATCACGCAAAGTTAATTTTGTCTATATTTTTGATGATAAATTTTTCGACATGAACTCCGTTGCTTCCTTTCTTGAGTTATTTTCTTCAACTGTATAAATACTGGTTGTCTGTATATCCGCATGCCCTACAGCATTTTTCGTAGCAACGATATCTTTTGTCTCCTTATAATATAATGAAGCAAAAGCAGCTCTTAACTTATGCGGAGACACATGTTTACCAATTCCTTTCTCGGCATATTTGACTACCATACAATAGATCGTTTGTGGATCCATACGTTTTCCATTTTTTGATATAAAAAGAGCATCCTCTTTAATCCCCATATTATATAGTATTTTATCTCGATCAAGGATCCAATCTCTTAATACACGTATGGAATCATCATTTAATTGATATACCTGTTCTTTATCTCGCTTGTCGATAATAGTCAAATTGTGAGTCTCAAAATTTAAATCACTTAAGTTAATTTCGCTTAATGCAGTTTTTCTCATGCCGGTAACCATAAATAAATATAATATAGCATAATCTCTTGAATGCCATTCTTTTGGCATGTAAGAATATTTTACGGCACCCAATATTCCATTTAAATCATCCATTGATAAAAACACTCTTTTAATCGAGTCTTTTCTAATAGGCCGGTTTACATTGTCCATCGGATTCCTTTCAATATCTCCTCTCCGATACAAAAAATCAAAAAACCTATTTAATGTGCAACATACCAATTTAGTATATGCCACAGACGACTTTTTAATTTCACCATTACCATCTTTTACGTATTTAATATGCTCCAGATACCTTGCGATATCATCTGCGTCAATTTCGCTTATATCTTCTACATCTATATAATCTAAGAAATGATGAAGTTTTCTGACATAATTTAAACAAGTATTCGGGCTGCGAACAGCCTGAATACTCATATAAAAATCACTCACGCATTGTGGCATATCATTAAGAATTTTCTTAACATTCTTATTTAATTTTAATTCATGCTCCAACCTTCCATTCATAACTTCATTCTCCTCTCTAACATAATTCCAGCTTGTTGATACCATGGCAATATCACACTACAATATTCCTTGACTTTCCATGAATACCACTCTCCAATTCCCATAAACAAAAGTAATCCAATTGCTGAAATAAGTCCTTTGTTCACCACAATACATAATAATAAACATGGCGCTACCCATAACCAATTCGTAGAAAAGTTGCACCATCTTACTAGCCATTTTTCGCTCATACGATCAAAACTCGCAATTTCATCTGGAGTCAAAGAAGTCTGTGGTGGGTTTGCTTTCGCTCTCCTTTTAACAAGTTCTGCTCCTCCGACATTTTTTTCTCCTGGTTTTATATACTTAGTATATTCTTCTGTTATTTTTGATGCTGCTCTTTCTTGTGGTGTCTTTCTTACTTCCGGTATACTCCAAAAAATCATTTCTATTACTTCGATTGGATATTCAGGATATAATATTGCTAAAGAAAATCCATTGTCCATTAAATAATATAGAAAACTTACCATTTTTTCTGATTCTGTAAAATCATCCATTTTATATCTTGGATCATATGGTGCTACAGCTGAAGAATTGTAAATACGTTCCCTATTTTTAAATTCTTCATATCTTTTTTCAATGTCATTAACACAACGCATATAAAATTCTCCAGTAGTAAGCCTTTCTACCTCCACTTTTTCAAATTTTATATTATTTCCATAGACAATGTATTCCTCATCTCTTTCTTCGGGTGTTAAATCATCATAAAATTTCTTTGCTTTCTCAATGAGTTGCTTAGGAGTTAGAGCATATCCCTTATATGCTCTGGCTTCTTCTTTTGTTAACCTCATTTTAAAATCACCTTACCCCTTTCTAAACAAGTATATCTAATATAATAAGTTTTACCATTTTTAGTAACTATTCCCCAATTACGAATTGGAACCCCTGTATCTATCATCTTCTTCAATTTCTCAATTCGCCTTCTGTCAAAACACCATTCAATCATGTAAGAATTAAAGTTCTCAATAAATTCTTCTTTATCAAAAACAAGAACTCCATTTTTTAAATATGATATGGTCTCTTCTTTTGAGTGACCATCCTCCATAATTATTTTAAAGTCAGTTAATGGTTTTTCCTCTATTATTTCACCTTCTAATGTTTTATAAGACTGCTTATATGTATATTCTGTAAATTTTTGTATTTTATTACAAATCGGACAATACAAATCTTTAATATGCCCCTTTTCTCTCTGTTGTCCAATTTTTCTTGGGATAGGGAACTCAAGTCCACATTCTGGGCATATAAAATTTGATATAGTGCTTCGTTTCTTTTTAGACATTTTAATACTTCCTCCTTATGCTGCAAATCCAAATTCTGATAAATTAATTGTTTCTTTTCGAGGTAAATAATCTGATCCACATGAATCACAAATTTCTTTGACTTCCTGATCGCTTAATATCTTGATTACTTTCATTTCTCCGGCAATGATCCATTCTCCAGTCATTACAGGAGACGTTTTATACCGGTAAAATCCATGTTTTGGAATATAATCTAAGTCAGCTTTTATATAATTAAATTTTCCAGATTCAGAAATCCCATTTGCTTCTGCTTCTTCACAGTAATCATGATCAATACAATATTCAACCATAGCCCATACAGTATCCGGCCGCATATAAGTAATCTTGCCATTTACCTTTTGCCCTATATGTGAGACATACGGAGCTACATCATTAATATGGAAGCCAGGACGATATCTCAATGGCCCAAGTTTACTTTTTACTTTTCCATTTTCTAATCTTTCTCCTGGTTCTGCACTAATCCATTCTCCAATTGGAATATTCGTATTTGCATTTACATACAGAGGAAATAATTTCCCCGGATATTTTTTAGACACCCTAAAAAGCTTATAACCAATTGCTGTTTTCATTATACCACTCCTCTTTTACGTTTTCAATATTTTATTAATCATGTATAATTAAATTTTATTTCAGTTTTTCATTGATATATTTTATTTTACTTTTTACATAACATTTATGGCATGTAAGGCAACTCTTTGCTCCACAATTAATATTTACATCGCGCGCGTTGATATAATCTTTATCATATACTGTAAAGATCTTATCAATAAAATCATATCCAGGATCTGCTTGATCATTAATACAAGGGCTACTATATATAATCTGTAAGTTACTTGGCTTTTTTTCGCTGGTCTCTAACGCTTCTTCGATAATCCAAGGATTTTTTGTCCATAAAGCAAAGTGTACATGCTTGTTTCTCTTACAAATATTAAAGTAATTAATAACTTGTGTAACATTAATTAAATCACCAAAACTCTCGAATCTAAAAAAGGAAGCATTGATCATTGGAATCTCTGCTTCCTTTAATATTCTGCTAGTTAAAATCTCTGTATTTCGCTCCAGGCATGCATTCAAATTTTTATACCTTTTCATTTGTCTTTGTGCATAACAATGTGAACACACCAGTTCAGAATTGCTTGATCGATTCTTGCAATATTCATTACACAAGCAGCTAGTTGATAAACTCTGCATTCCTTCCATTTTCCCTGAATGATTTACAGTATAATGAACTCCAGTTACCTTTTCAGCCTCTACTACTGTTAAAAATTTTTCTCTTACTGCTTTCATTTCATCAGCTCCTATGTTATTATATTGTTATCGTATTATATTTTTGCAATAAAAAGAGGCAGCTCTTAGCTACCTCTTTTTAGTCCCTCTATAAATCAAAAATCTTATTTCCGTGTAATTTCTCTGCTACATTTCATCAAATACTGATCAAATTCCATACCAGTAAATTCAAAGAACATTTCTTTTACCGCTTGTTTGTCACTACTTTTATGATAAATATTGAATATGTCTTGAGCCATACCAGATATTTCAAAATCCTGCTCGTCCATTATATCTTTTAAAATAGTGTCAGCATCAACAATTTGACCATCCGGAGTGTTTGTATTCAATTCTTCTACATATTTAAGCAATTGTTCCATAACATACACCTCATTCTTTCTTAATCCGAAACAATCTCGATATCATAATAAAAATCTTCCCACTGCCATCCGTATTCATCACAAATAGCATCCATAAGGTCTACTGGTGATTCAAACTCCACATTGTTTGTTTTCTGATAATTTTTAATTACTTCTGTAACATGTTCTTTACTATCGTCAGATATAATAATCATGTTCCATGATTCAAATTCCTCATTAAATTTCCATTTAATACTTAAAGAATACTTGTTCATACTTTTACCTCCTTAAAAGCAATTCAATCTCATAACACTACCCATAGATTTCTACCATAATATTCTTTTCTTATATGATGAATATCATTGTCAATTTTCGATAACTCAATCTTTTCAAAAGTTACATTTTTACAGCCATCCATAGTTCTGTTTCCAAATCTATTTTTAGTACATTCAATTCCATTTGATGATTCCTCAACCATAACAGAAGTCACTTTTCGTAAATGTTTGATTTTTTGTGTTTCTTCATACGTCATATTATTTACATCCTTTACAATGAAAGCAATTTTTTTTATCGTGTCATAAATACTACATTTCCGACTAATTTTTCATTTTCCATTTCTTTTATATAATTTTCAATGACGGTAATCTTAACCAAATCATCTAAATTTGTATAAATCACAATCATTGGAATAGGTAATCCTTCGTTATCTCTTACTTTTTCTTCTAAATTTTCCATCACAAACTTACAGAAACTTATAGGATCGCACTCTGTATCATACGTCATATAAGTATCCAGATAACTTGGACAGAAGTCACCATAAGAATAAATAGTAGATTTGTTATATTTTTGAATTGCATAAGCAATTTCAGATTTCTGTTTTTCTCCTGTTACTCTAATCATCTTTTCACATCCAATCAAAAATTTATAATTTACCGTTCATAAAATTCATCATAATAAATGAAAAATTTTCTTCATATTTCTTTTTGCTCACAATACATAAAGTCATCTAATGAATCAATATGTTGTTTATTCATCTATTCCAAACGCATTGTATAAATCCGACTTTAATTCTTCTATAACTTTTGCTTTTTCATCATATTCCTGCTTGTCAAATAATGTATATTTTTTCAGAAACACAATTTCGTCAATTATTTCTTTGATTTCGTTACGATCATACATAAAATTTCTCCTCACAACAAATCATTGACAGTTATTCCAAATTCACACACCTTGCTTTAATTTTTCCATATTAATCTCCCACACCTTCTAATTTTGCTCCGCAATTAGGACAATACTTTTCAACATCTTTAATTAAAACCTGCTCTTTACAACCTGAACATTCCATAAAACTATAAATATCATCATTAACAAACATCCATCTTCCACCATGATTTTCTATAATCATTCTATACCCTGTGTCTTTTACTTTTGCCATTTGTAACACCATCTTTCTCACAAAATGAAAGTCGAAATTTATTTATTTTCTTCGTACCACAAATCAGAAATTGCATGAGTTAATTCTATTTGCAACATCCATGTCGTATTTGCTCCAAAATCACAGCTGTAAATTTCTCTGATTCCACCCAAATCTGTCTCAGGATCAAAAAATCCAGTTTCTTCTACTTTAAGAAATTCACCATACAATTTTACTAATTCTTCTTTTGATTTTGTTTTAAAAATATTAACGTGTCCCATATATCATACCTCCATTTTAATAAATTCAGTCTTTCAATTCCATTATATATACTCCAAAACATCCAGTTTTCCACATCTAATCATCCTCCTCGTTATAATCCCATCCGAATATTTCCGCAACTTCTTCTCTTATATCTTCATCAGCCCTCATAGCACTGCAGCAATTACAAACTCGAATTGTTTTCTGTACTCTTTTCCCTAATATCTTGCCATAATAAGTATATTTTGAATTAGGTGACTTAATTTCACTTGCTCCGCATAACCAACAATGTGTCATATTATCACTCCATTTTTGATACTGAATTACAAATTTTCTGATTAAGTTTCTGATATATTTTCACTGATTCATCCAATGCTTTAATTATAGATGTTTCACATGTTAATTTTTCTGCTTTGTAAGCATTATCAATTAAGCAAATCAATCCATTTGATAAAATACTTATTTCTTCTTGTGTGAGTTCCAATTTAATTTTTTTCGCCTCTGTTCTTTTTACATAAAACTTATGATCAAATCCCCATTGTGAATATAATACTTTTAATGTCTGATCATAAGTTCCACCAATAACACATCCATCTTCGTAACAAAATCCTTTACTATCATCAAAATAAATATATTCATCTTCTTCTAATCCATCAGAAAATAATTTATCTGTATTTCCTAATTGGACAGAATTAAGACCTACTTGTAAAGTAACTTCTCTATATTCATTTGTTGGATAAAATTCCATATATTTCACCTTTCTCAATCTGAAATCATCATTTCATCAAAGTCCTAAAATCATCAATGTGAATGCTATTATCAGCATTATAAATGATAAGTAGAATAGACATCCTCTAGTCATACACTGTTTTCTTTCATCTTTTGGTAAACAAAGCCCTATATAAAAAATTACAAAACTGATTATCGCACTTGAAATACTTCTCATAATTTCCTCCAATTCTTCTTTTATATTATAATTTGTTAATTTCTTCTGCAATTTTCTTCAATACATTACCGCCTTCTATTTTCTCAATGCTATCTCCATTTTCCCAGATTGTTAAAATTGGGTAATCATTATATTGTGGATCAAAATAAGTTTTGTCACACATTTTCTTTCTTATCATGTTAATATCTTCTGATATGCAAGCAACGCGCCCTGTGTTGTATTCTTCTAATACATATATTTTCATTTAATTTCCACCTCTCAATCACACAGATGATTAATTCTCTCGTTATAACATTCATCTTTGATATGTAATGCATAATATAAACAGGTCTGAATATTTCCTATTTCTTCCATTGTCAAATCATATTTTTTCGCATATTGTTTTTCTTTAGTAAAAATTCCACCACATAAAAATTCTTCATCATTTAATATTGCTTTAATAACAGGCATTAATGTATTCGTCTTCATAATATTTTTCCTCACTTTCTGTCAGTAAATCATCGTTTCATTTACTTTAATATAATTAACTCTGCTTCTTCGACATATTTCTTTGCAGCATTATATCCATTTCTATTAAGTTCACCTTCAATACTAAACCAAAGTGAATCTAAAAAATTTGGAATAGATGCAAAATCTTTGTTTGGATATTTTTCTCTATATCGTTTATACGCCGTTTTATATAATTCATCTACTAAATCACGCTTCATTATATTTCCTCCATTTTCAACCTGAAACTTTTGTTTCAAATACAATTCTTTAGCATTTCTATCGCTTCATTTAACGCTGCCTGTTTTTCATTCAATTCTTTTTGTAACCTCTTTATCGTCTCATCTCTGTCCTTCACCATAAGCTTTAACTGTTCTTTTGTAGCATTATGTATATTCAAATGCTCTCCATTTTCATACTGTTTATTTGTCATAATTTTCTACTCCCATATTCTCCGTCAATAAATCAACTTTGTTCCACATTCCGGACAATGTTTAGGCCGTAACTCTTCTTTCTCATCATTTCTAGCTAATGAATAACCACATTCCGGACATAAAATTTCATCATCAGCATCATCTCCCTGGCGTTTTACCTTAATTCCGTCTTTATATTGACACCGCATTTCTGCAAGAATAAGAGCCACTGTCTGAAATAAAATTGCCGACTCATGAATTTTCTTTTCTAATTTCAATAAATTTTTATATGATTCATAACAATCTTTGATTAAATTATTTTCGTTTCTTGCAAATCGTGGAACAAATGTTCCAAAATCATTTTTACTGGCAAAATGTTTTGAAGAAATTGCATCACGATCAATATTTTTATAGATTCCAACATAATCATGAATAAAATCATTATTAGTAGAATCTAACCAAGCCTTTAAATCAATATCAAATACCTGCACTGCATAATTAATATCCATAGAATGACTGAGCCGGGAACTATACATAATTCCCAGCTCCGCTGCTCTATCAATTATTTGATTAATCAAAACTACTCTTGTTTTTGCTTCTTTTGTATCTTTTACGTTTTCCATTCCACTTACCTGCCTTTCGCTTATAATATCTGCTATTACAGCAGATCCACATTTTTATTCCGAATACACCAGCAGATACTTGAGCATACTTAAAACTTCTGGATATAAATGAATGCTCATAATCATAAAACGGTGCTTTTCGAATTTCATCTACGTATCGCTGTTTCATATATTCTATTGCATCACTAATATTTAAACACTCAATCACCTCTGCCCTTTTATTGCTATGTATAATAATTACGCTTATCTTCTTCATGTTATCCCAGCCTCCCAGTTATATACGAACGTTCGTTCTGTTTTTTTGATATTATTGTTATACCATACTGAGAGGCTGAGGTCAATATTTAATCGAACATATTTTCGATTTATACAGATTTTTTAGGATACAGCTCTTTCATCCTCTTATTGAAATCAAAATTATTTGATTCAATAATGCATTTCATGTAAGCAAATAATCTGTAGTATACACCCCTATAGCAATCTACTGCACTTTCTACATCTGCAAGAGAATCCTTCAAAGACATCATATTGCCTTTAACACCAGGAACTCTGCATCCATGAAACTTAATTAAATTCATAAGTGTATAATAAGAACCTTCTCCCTTGAATGCGTCTTTCCATTCTTTACATTTAGGAGTTTCATTAGGCAGTCTATACATATTGGTACAGAACTTTCTTAATACTCTATATAAATCTTTATATGAAAATGTCATTGAGTGGTGGTTTCTGATGTTAATAACTACTCGTTTTACATCTGCAAAGTTGCTTTTCTGTGGATAATATACATATTTGTTAAGATCTTTAACAAATATATTTCTACCAAAAACCTTCTTATAAGGAACACCTTTACATTTATGCATCGGAAGTTTATTAACATAAATCTCAAGTTTATTTATATAATCCTCGCAAGTAGCAGAAACAACATCCGGAATAAAGAATCTTGATCTTTCAGCAAAAGCTTTCGGATCTCTATCCTGTAATTCGGCTAATACTCGGATTTCTTCTAACATCATTTCAAACTGATACTGATATCCATAATGATCATTTAAATATGCGTCATATCCAGATTTACCTGTATAATAACTCTTGTAATTCAGCATTCTGAACATCTGTGCCATAACCCATCTTCGATGTAGACGAGTATTTCTTACATATCCATCTTCATAAATCTGAGATAAGAAAGACTCCTCTTCTGAATTCCTTTTCTTCTCTGGACTTACAATGACAGGACTTCCGTCTTCGCTGATTGTTACATTAATTGTGCTGCCAGGTTTTAAACCTTCCGGTAATGTTACGCTGAAATATTTTCCTGTTTCAATGTTTGCTGCCTTTAATGCTTCCATTCTGTTCTCTCTTGATTTTTTCATAGTTTTATTCTCCTTTGTATTTGTTTTATTTTCTGTGATTTCTCTCCAACCAAGTACATCAAAATATGAATAATTACGCCATTCATAAGTGTCATTTTTACCTTTGATCATCATATCTTTTCTTGTAGTTCCGTCTTTTAAAAGAATTTCTACTTCCTTATATAATTCAGGGATACTTTCACCATAAATCCAATTCATAATCTACATTCTCCTTTTAATTTAATTTTCAAATTCTATTTGCTGTAATTCTTCCATCGTAGAAGCGGATCCGACAATAGTACAATAAATTACATTAGATACTTTTGTATTTAATTCTTTTGTAAGAGACTTAAAAAGTTCACTTAACTCTTCTGCTCCGGCTCTGGTACCAATATGATTTTCAATATCCAGTTGAACTTCATCTTCTCTTCCGTCCAATGTCAAGAATCCTACATTAATAACTGAACAAAAAGATAATGTATCTACTTCCGACACAAGCTTCCCCTGTTTAATTAACTGTTTTATTGTCAATGTGATCACCTCGTTATTATAATTCTAACCCAATCATCTCTTTTGCAATTTCTTTAACCGCTTTTCTCGCCGTCCAATCAGTATACTCTGCAGCACAGGCCACGCAGTGGTCATACATGAACTCCACCAAGTCACCCACATCCTTGATTTTAGCCTTGATTTCGGCAATCTTTTTTTCTTCTTCTTTTTTTAATTCTTTTTGAAGTTCTTCACGCGAAGCATACAAATCTTTCAGCAGGCAGCCGCTGTTTCCACCATCGTCCCACTTAATATCTGCATATGGATATTTTTTCGGGTATCGTACAGAAACTTCTGTTTCGCCAAGTGCCGTAATTTTTGCACTGTGGATACACTGTCCCCAAGGTTCCAAGAACCAGACTTTCTGACCAATTTTTGGATTATTAATCATTATTTATCACCTCCTAACATTCAATCCACTTCTTCAGTATAATTAAATCTTTATCTTTTCCCTGATAAAACCAATGGCTGCCCATCTGCTCTTCATCCCAAGTCAAATATCCTGCCAGAGAAGCACAAAGAATGAATGCTTCAAGCGCAGCTCTTGCATAATTTCGATCTTCGCCAGTAACCAACTGTCCGTCTGTCATTTCATCTGGCTTTAATGCACGAAAATATTCTCTTTGTCTGTACTTCTCACTTCTTTCACTTGGAATTGAATATTTATATTTGTGATACAGATTTTCAATAATCTCAAAACATATTTCATTGCATTCCTTTCTTGACGTATCAAAGTTAATTCCGTCAATAACAATTAAATCGTGACGGATATCATACATAGAAGATTCTATATATTTTTTACCTTCACAAATTAATGTTTTATTCTTTAAATCCGCTTTCCATCTTTTGGTTTCGCTAATTTTAAGATCAGATAAAAAATCTCCGTAAATACTCATTTTATCTACTTCCTTTCATTTTATTGTATATTAACTCTGTATTTCTGAGACATTCCTTTAATAGTTTCATATATGAAGGTTATCCGGAGGATATCTAGCTCCGTTAGGGGCTTGATTTCCTCCTAGTTCATCACCTTCTTATTAAATTTTAAATACCTTGTTAATATTCACTGCCTTGTGGTTTTATATCAATTCAACATTTCTGAGGTATCACTATAATCATTTCATATCTCCAGAGCAAGCCGTGAGGCAATTTATTGCCTCAGGTGGTTGTTTCTGAAATTAAATTAAATGTCTTATTGATACTCGTTACCTTACGATTTTTTTTATATTAACTCAACATTTTTAAGACATTTCTATAATTGTTTCATATTATGGAGGCAAGGGAGGTGGCAGCCGGACTGATAAATCCGGCAGCCTCCTCCAATATTTGCCTCCATGATTAAAATTAAAATGCTTTGTTAATATTTCACTGTCTTGTGATTTTTTGTATAAGCTCTACATATGTGGCATATTTCTTTAATGGATCAATATTAGGCGGAATGCGATGACGCATTTCTTCAGAGATATCTGACAGAATTGGGTCATCGTCATGTGCCGCTTCATTAAATAGAATATATCTTGCTTATACTTGGTATGCTCCTAAATTAATTTATTATGCAAACTCAATACTTACGGTATATTTCTATAATTGTTTCATATAATGCAGGTTACTGGAGATGTAATCTTCAGGAAGTGCTGGGGATACCCAGAGGTTCCTGAAGAAGACATCTATCTTAGCCTGCATTATTAAATCTTAAATATCTTATTTGCATTCCGTTATACTCCGGACTGAATATACTCAATTAATCTGGCACATTTCTTTAACAGAGTCATATTGAGCTGCGATTCTCCTGGTGGAGGATCTTAAAGCCGGTTCGGTAGACCGGATTTCAGATCCGTAACCAGGAATAATGGCAGCACCATTAAATCGTATTAACCTTGTATATTCCGAGTGTGCTCTCGTTTAATTAAATTACTTATTCAATTACTTTCCAACTTCGTAGAAGTGACTCTAATGAATCTGAAATAGAATCATAATCAGTGCCATAAATATTAGCATTAGTGTTACCATCTAATTCCATTTCATAGCTTTTTTTAGGAGGCTCCAAAGTCACACCCTTTTTATCTAAAAAATCTTCAAAGATATCAATAATACCTCCAATAAGTTCTGTTTTGTCATTCTGGCCAGTCATGTTTTTTGTATCTCGTATTACGAGTTCTGTTTCAATTGGCATCACAGCATCGTCTGATAATGTTGCAAATTTGCATGTATTAAGATTGTATGCATTATTATCCTCACCAGAAGTATCTAACTTTAAATAAATATCTCCTGAATATTCGAACACATTTCCGCACACTAAATCTTTAAATGTATATTCTTTTTTCTCAGTTCTTTTATCTATAATTTTCATATTATTAATCCCTTTCCTAATAAACTATTTCCATTACATCAGGATAATCTTCTCTATAATCTTCATCATTTCTTGGTTGCCATACAACCAGATCATCCAGATCATATTCATCAGTACCGAAATCATTATACATTCGCCAAACCTTATGTTCGGCTTCTGTATCCGTATTAGCCACAACAAAACCAACTGTCTTCAGACCGTTGAATCCATCAAACCCATACAACCAAATATTATCCGGCATACCTTTATCCCTCCAATTCTTCAACCAAACTCCAATAACTTTCGTTTTCATCAAGCCCATCTTTTTTATTCTCTTCGACAATTTCATCGGCCTTCTGTTCTGTTGTACAAATAGCTATTGTTTCTGTTACATTAAATCTAAATTCATCGTCATATTCATGAACTACTCTGTAAACTTTTTCGCCTGCTAAAAATCCTGGAATCTTTGTTACAAATCCGGACCATTCATGCACATCATTCCCAGATTCATCTGCTGAAAATATATCAAGCTGTCCTTCAATACTTAAAACCACACACATTCCATTATATTTTTTCAAATAATCAATGCAGAATTCCACTCCGTAGAACTGTAATGTCCCGGCATCTAACTCATCCCAGCTTTCCCATTTAAAGAGATCTTTTCCGCAAAATGTTTGAATGTTATTTTCTTCCACCTTCATGTTTTTTATCCTCCTCCATTAATACAAGGTTAACTGCTTTTTCAAATTTCGCACGTAACTCTGGATTGCTATCAACGACCTTTTTTCTACTATACCCAGCACTTCCATGTTTAGAAACATATCTCTTTTTCAGATTTACCCAATTAATATTAGGATCTGTTTTTCTAAGCATTGCATATACCTTTCGATAACTTATAGTGTAATTTGCGCTTTCATCATTTATCTTTTTATCAGAGGCTGCATAATTAAATCTATTTTGCATGTATTTTTATACTTTTCAGCCATATCTGCCAGAGTACAATCGAAAATTGAACGCAATTGTTCATCTTCATAAATAACATCAAATGTAGAAACTTTAGAAATATTGGAATGTCTTCTTCTGTACTCTCTCTTCTCCTGGTCCCATACAATTCCATATGTTTTATTTATATAATCATATAAATATTTTAAAACACTATTTCGATCAGTAAATTTAGAACTTTCTGAAAGCTTATCAACAAATTCATTCGTTCTTTTCTTCCAATCGTAATATTCCTGTTCTGTTGGTGATACAACTTTCTTTTTATCCTCTTTTTTAACAGGTATTGCATTGTTTAATTTAACCGGATCAGCATTCTTATTCATCATTGCTGTTGCAAACTTTCCAATTTCAGTATATAATTTATCGATCTTGTTATTAATTTCATCGAGTCGATTTGAATAATCCGGAATTGTAGGCATCTGAATATCCGGAAATTGCAGCTGAATCATATTCCCTTGTGGTTTATATACTGGAACAATTTCTTCTGTCGTTTTCTTGTCTCCTAAGAATGCAGCTGCAAGGACATCTTTTGCCTTTAACTGATAATCGATTAGTTTATTTACTAATACAGGATTTTCTCTCTGCATTGTTGGTGTAATAGCAATTTTTGCTAGCCATAAAGGGACATAGTCAAGATCAAGACAAAGAACCTTTGTATTTGAATTCCCAGATCCCAAGGAGTGAAATTTTACTCCTTGGGATATAACAACATCTTTTTGTATTTTCTTCCGTTCATTATCGATCTTATCTTCTCCAAAACCAATACCCTGACACATCCAACGAACACCAACCCAAACCTTTCCGTCCGGATCCTGTGCTGCTCTTAATATATCTCCATGAAATTCCACATCTTTTACTATTAATTCGCTATTCATATTCGCTTTCCTCGCTTTTATCTATTTGATTAATTAATCCCAACCTACAATTGTTCTACCGTACTCATCAGCAGCTGCAAAATCCCATTCAATATCGCCATGCTCCATCTCCTCGTCACTAAATTCACTTTCAAAAGGATTTTCTCCTCGTCTAAGAAATTCAATTTCTTCTTCTGTAGCCTCAATCTCTTTGCATACTCTAAGTCGTTTTTCTACGATAACTTCAATTAATTTTTTCTCTGGCTCTGGCATAATCCCACATCCTCTCTTTTATATTCGACAATCTTTTACTTCGCTTACCGGAAACAAAAGTAATTCTGTAATTCCATTTACTAATTCCTCTAATGAGGTAGCCCATCTATTATGATAACCATGAGTATCTTTCATATCGTCAGCATACCTGTACATATATTGTCTAGGTCGACCGTTCCATTTAATTCCTTCTGTATTGACATATACTACTGAATTATTTTCTGGATTCCTAATCCATCCACTGGTACCACGCTTATTCCCATTTACAGAAATTTGATGCAATGAAAACTCCATACCAGGTTTCTTTTTGTTAATTGCGTTTTTTAATTTTGTCGTTAAAATCAACATAAAATCACCTCCATTTTGTTTAATTAAATTTTAATAACTCAACCTTACAACTCTTCCATCACATAATTCCATAAAGTATTCATCATCCTCAACTAAGTCTTCTCCAAATTTCTCATAGTCAAAATATTTAGAAGAAATTGGATCATCATCTTTGACATATCCTAACTGCCAAGCTTCTTCGCGTCCAGCTTCTTCACTATTATCGTATACACAACTTACAATACTGCGATCTCTAAAGTCTTCTGCGTATTCATTAAATATCTCTTCAATATTACGATCTGATAAATTGTATTCTTCTTTTAAATATTCCATTTCGCTTTTCTGAATATCTTCAAAGAAAGCAAACGCTTCATCAGACTTTAATTTATCATAGATATGTTTAATAGAATCAATAAGTTTGATCCCTGCTCTGTATCGACTGTCACCCTTTGTAATGCCATAATCAAATGCTTTGATAAATATATTGAATGAAATAATTTCTTCATATTCATCTTTTGTGAGAATTGTTTCAATTTCTTCATACTCAGGGAACTCCCCACCAAAATAACAACTCCCGCATATATTAATTGAACTGAAATAGTGGTTACATTCAAATTTTGGACCAGCTGCATCGACATAAGCACAACAATCACGATCATCAGAATCTTTAATTCTATATAAAAATAAATGTTCGCTCATATAATCACCTCATCTAATACTTCCAGAAGTAAGAATTGTTGCAAGTCGTTCTTTCGCTTCTTCTTCAGTTCCCCTCATAATTCCTAATGTCATATGGCACTCTTCATTTTCCCTAGATGTTAAACATAATTTCCATCGACATGTACCATCTTGAAAATACTTAATTGCTAAAATATACGCATAAAACAGCTTAGGATTTATTACCGCTGGATAAAACGAATAATATGCAGTTCCGGGATTCTCACCTCTTGGTATATCTTCCAACAATGTTTTCTTTTCTTCGAAATACTGATTCATGTCTGAATCCATTGTTGTAGCGAAATCTGCAATGTCTTCCGCTTCCCTTACTTCAATTTTCGGTACAATATACATATTTACATCTCCCTTACAATCGTATCATATACCGGCCTGCAGATATTCAAAGCTTTCTGCATACACCGAATACTGTAATATCCTTCAATTTCTTTTTCTGTGCTCTTTCTATTGGCAGATACATTTTTTCCGGTTCCTCTAAGAATCGTGCAATCTTTTCGATTAGTTACAGTTCCTAATCCACCAATATTTCTTTTACCTGTCTGGCAGGCTCGGATACAATCCATAACAAATTCATTCAATGTATCAATATCTTTCTCCACATTGATAATCGGAAGTACCTGCGTTGCCCAAGAATAAGTTCCATCTCCTTTATATAAGTATCTGTTAATAGATTTCAAAGCAATTTTACCGCCGACATGATAATTTAAATTGCCAATGCTTCGTTTTGAAATTTCTTTCTGAAATTGTTTTACACGATTTGGTGATAATGTGATTTGACTTCCCTTTATCATAAATCCCAGGAACTTAAACCATTTATCACCTGTAAGATATTCTACTTTTTTCGGATTTAATTTCATTGACATTTTCTGAAGTTCTTTCTCAAGAAATCCCATAGCCTTCTCATATCCAGAACCAATATATAAAATATCATCTGAATATCTTGTATACATACTAGCCATGTTCATAAATGAATATTTATAAAGTTCAAAATCAATGTGAAATAACATTACATCTGCCAGAAATGAAGCTACTGCACATCCCTGTTTTAAACTCTGATAATGCTCAATCAGATTTCCGTCAGGATCAAAACAAAGGTCTGTATGATAATATTTTCGTAAAATTGTAATTACCTTTGATTTTCCAGTTCTCCTTTCCACACAATCAAATGCGTCATCGATAAATTCAATCGGAACAGAATCAAAGTACTTACTTAAATCTGCTTTGAATCCTAAAATATCATTTAAATGCTGATGTAAATCTGGTTGAAGTTTACGAGATATCTCCTGTACGACTTTGCCGCAGCCGATTCCCTTCTGATAACTTTTGCAAGCTGGATGAATCATATCTGAACACAATTCAAATAGCAAATCATTTACGATAGATAAGAAGATTCTGTCGATATTTTCATTTACATATACTGTTCGAAACTCTCCATTGTCCTTTGGAATTAATGCCTGGTGTGGCGGAGCGATTTCATAATTATCTTCCAGAATTGCCATTGCCAATCTTATTCTTGTCTCTGGACCACAAAGTTGACGCAGCTCTCCTTTATCAATTCCCTTGAAAAACCCTTTATTAATTGCTGCTTCCCATCTTTCTGCTTCAAACACTTTCTCTAGCAAAATATCCTTCATCTCATCACCTCATTTCTCTTGAATACATTTTCCATCCTTAATAACTAACACATCTACTCCATCATCACAATTAATGAAAAGGTCTGATCCATCTTCTAACACTGGTGCAAGTTCTTCAAACATTTCCATCATGACAGATTCCCATCCATAAGTGGCGTCAAATCCATTAGAGTAAGTAGTCCAACCATTATCATCATTAGCAACATCGAACATTCTTCCTATACCAATAAACACAGCAATCAAATCATCAATATCGTTAATGTCTAAGTTCTCTGATTTTCTATATGTATCCAGTCCATAATCAGTATGCTCTTCTTTTCCTCTGCTGATTTTTGCTTGCAGTATTTTAATTGCTTTGTTCTTATCTTTGAATTTCATCTGTGAATATATAGAATATACTGATCCCATAATTTAACTCCTTTCAACAAAAGCTCCATTTAGCAACTTCAACAACATAATCTGAACCAGCATCATCCTCAAGTTCAAGTTCCAACGTCCCTTCATTAAGAATATCCTGAAATCCATCATCGCTTGAGAGATAAGCGGTATTATCAAATAATAAAATATCGTTAATCATATGTAGATAACACATATCCCAAGTCATTGATAAATACCCGGTTACTGTATCAATAGTGTATTCAGTACAATCCCTGTCAATCGTATACACATCTCCAGATGGTAATGTTACTTTCGCTGTATTTACCATTACGTCATCTCTATTTGTTTTACCTTCAATAATTAGTCTCATCTATGTCATCCGCCTTTCCCCAAACTACTATCGCAGTATTATAACTATCCATAAAACCTCCATACTTACTGGTATCAAAACACCAATCATAATCACATCCATTTTCAATGGCTCTTCTAATATCTCTAGCAATTTCATCTACAATGTCGTCATTATCCGCAGCCTTTTCATATTCAGGTTTGTCATTTTCCTTACTTAATTTTAATAATGTCTGTTTAACTTCTTCTTTGTAAGTCCCCAACTGTTGTTTTCTTGTTTCCGCATCCCAGGCAACCCAAGCTGCCATAATTTCATTCACTGTGAGCTGAATCTGCTTTCCATTTCTGGTAATATACACGTTTTGCATAATTATGCATCCTCGCTTTCTTCAACTAATTCAATAGAATACGGAATATCAAGTTCTGGAAATGCCTCTGCTAATCTACAACCAATAATATCAAGCATTACACTATAAGCTTCGTCAGCAGAATTTTCGGTCACACGCATTTTCCCAAGACACGGACCATCTATTCCGTCTGGTCCCATAAACACTTTGAATTCATATTCTTTTGCGTCATCCGACAGTTCCTTCACATCTTCTGGGGTAAATCTAAGATATGTTCTTGGATGAACATATGTAATTTCATCGGAACACTTTTTATACTTATATTTATAAACAGTAAGGCTGTCACCCATTCTCAAATTGATTGCTGGAAAATCTCTAAGTAATCGAATCTTACATTTTCCATTAAATTTCATTCTTCTACCTCTCCAAACAACGCTTCATATTCATCACATTCCAGATGATCCATAGCCCAGTTCTTTGCCCCTTCTTCAGTCAAAGGAATAATTCGAGATCCACCAGTGCTTCCGCCACATACACTTCTTGCATATTCAGTTAAAGCACCACCTTCTCCGTACAGGAAATATTCTCCTGTTTTCTTAAGATATAAGGTTTCCTCGCAATGATTGAAGTCAGAACATGGATATCCATTGCTCCAATAACCAATTTCTTTTGCTGTTTCCGTATCGTATTTTCTTCCGTTAATGATTTTTTTCATGTTTTAGTCCTCCTTTTTAACAAAAAATCTCTTGTATCGCAGTCCAATTTGAAATCTGCAAGTAAAGCAATCAGAGTGCAAGGTCTTCCTTGTACCAGTATTTGTCGCCGCAAGAAACGTTCTCCAAGTACCAGTCTTCCACCACCGCTTCTCCAAAATCAGCATCACCGAACTGCATTTTTTCAAGCCCTTTTTTGTATGCTTCTTCCGGGGTTTCAGCAGAAATTGTGAAATACATTCTTGCATCCCTTAAAGAATAGCAGTTGTAACTTCTCAGTGTTCCATTGCATTCCAAATCTCCAATACTGGAGTCCTTTTCCGGAATATCAGCATACACTACAAAAGCAACTTCGTATTTTTTAGGCATCATCTACAATCCCCTCCTCTACTGCCTCAATGTATGCATCATCCATCAGGCGCGTCACCTGGCAGCATGAGCATTCATCGTTTTCGCAATATTCACAAAGTGCTTTTCCTGCTATACTAAGTTTTTCGTAGAGTTCTTTTGTCATCTTTGCCATATTTTTTACTCCTTTCTTGGGTTAGAATCATACAATTTTTCAACATAAAAAATCCCTTTCTTGATCTTAAAATCATCATTTCATGCCAATTCTAACCAATATGAGTTTTTTAATCCTCTTGCTGTTTTTATCGTCCCATTACAGATTTTAAATTTTACACCTAATAACATTGCTGTATTTCCATTTATCTCATATCCTTTACTCTTTAAGTGATGTAAAAATTTATTCATCTTTATTCTCCTTATATTTTCTTAAAATAGTTTCAATTTTATCCGCAAATTTAGATGTTGTAAGTGTCGGTGTACCATTTAATGCGTTCATAACTATCTGAATTTCTTTTTCTGTTAACATGATTACCTCAATTTTCAGCATAAAACTCTTGTTTCATTTGCATTATATTGCTTCTAAAAATTCATCTTAAATTAATCATCACTCAACCACCTCATATCCTTTCAATTCCAACAACCCTATCAATCCTTTCAATTTTACAAACGCCGGAGTGTATTCTTTTGTCCGATCACAATAACCAAACCATTTACCATTTGTATCTTGCTGAATACGGTAAATATTTCCATTAGTTTTATTTACTGCTTCCATTGCATTACTCCCTTCCGTGATACCGAGGTATCAAACCTCAGCATCACAAATTGCGTAAGCCTTATCGATAAGTTCATCTCCGTCTACTACTTTCATGAACATGTTTTCCTGATAGTATTCGCTTCCTCTGGACGGTTTTCTATGTGTAGAAAAATCAGAAACAGCATTCACAAATCTATAAGCAGACGGCTCTAGTACCTGAAGATCCGGAGCATTAAGATATCTCATCATAAGTTCATTTCGCATTTCCTGAATGTTTGCTACCTTACGATCTCCATCTTTCTCGTTGATAGGAAGTAACATCTTAACAAACTTATGTACCTTATCAACATCAAGCTTTTTCATTTTCATCTTTCCGAATTCTGTTTCCAAAGCTTCCAGATAATGTTCAGTGTTCATGAGCGTGTATTTTGCCTCCACAAGCTTCTCATCAATGCGTCCGGTATGTTTGCATACCCACTGTCTTTCAGCTTCTTTAAGGGCCAGATTGAGTGTATTTTGGCACCATACACGTACCGGTGTGATGGCTACTCTGACTGATCCTTTTCCATCATGGCTGTTCGTAAACACTAAGAACGGATCAATCTTTTCATCAGTAATCATTCTGCCTTCCAGTCTTGCAAGCATCCACACTTTCTTTCCGCTCTGAAGAGCACCTGCAGTCTCATATGTCACTCCTTCGCCAAGAAGCTCATCTGTAAAGGCAAATGCTTCTTCGTTCTGCACAATCTTGTAACGTTCAGTAACAATACCTAGCGTTTTATTATCAATATCTCTTACATTTGCCTTATAACCAGGAATCTTTAATCCTGTGGCCTCAGAAATAATATCTGTCGGAACTACATTCCAATCCAGACCTGCTAATCTAATTGCGTCTCTTGATGTAACTGCTCCGGCAATTCCCTTGCCAAGTCCGTCCCATGGAGTTCTTCTTGCATCAAACATCGTTTCTACATGTGTAAGGTTATTTGTTCTTCTCTCGATTGTATTGTTCATCATAATATACATCTCCTTTTGTTTAATTAAATTTTTATTCTGTTTTATTTACTTTACTCACCGGCCACTCTTTTAGTAATATCAAAATCTCTTCCGTCCTTCTTACCGGCTTCATAATCTGATTTTGATACTTTTGCTGCTTGCTTAGACTGAAATGTAGTTGTCCTTGCTCCAAGCTCAGACATTCTTTGTTTTACTTCTGGAGGCGTAGATAACACTAAGCCCCAATTTGCCTCTGACTGTGCAGCTGCTCTTTTTTGTTCTTCAAACGCTTCATCAAGTCCTTTAATGAAACCATAAGCATATCCATTGCACATGGATGTAATCAGTTCGTTTGTATAATTAAATAGCTTACCTTTTTGTTTTCTCTTTTTAATTTCTGATTGAATACAATCAGTTGCATATTTAAATGCAATCATACAAATTTCAACGTCTTCATTTAACCCACAAAAATATAATTTATACGTTTGTTTACCTTTTTCTCTACAAGAAAAACTTTCACAGCAGTAATTCTTACTAATAACTTTAGACAATCTCAGCACCCAGGGATCTCTTCTAGTCGAATAAGTAATTCCAGCTGAATGTTCATTTGCCTTTCTTTTTTCTTTATCTTCGACTTCTGCCATAGAGATTTTATGTTCTGCCATAAGCTGCTGTGCCTTTGCAAGAGCTGACTGAGCCTCATGCTCATTCGGACTCTTACTTAATGCTAAAAGTTTCTTGATTTTCTCTTTGTAATCTACCATTTTACATTTCTCCTCTCTCGTTCAGATATAGAATTTTCTGTAACTCTTCATGCGTAATTCCATACTGTTGTTCCAGAAGCTCTTTCCAGTCTTCAAAAGTATCAACTCGTGGATCCTTGCAGTATTTATATCCGGCGTTGATTACATCTTCTGCGATTTTCTTGAGACGTTTCGGTTCAATTCCCTCAGTCCAAAGTGGGCACTCAAGCTTTACATATGTAAGGATTTCGATTGGCTGTGCGATATTGCTAATCATTAAAGCTGCATTTGCAACTTTTTTATTTACATTCTCTTCCGGCTCGGTATTATATTTATTGCATAAGGAGATAACATCTCTCTTATTACTCCATCCGATCTGCATTAAGAATGTGACGGCAGTATTAAATTCCAAGTCTCCCGTAATCATCCTCACTTCATCAAGTTTCTGTTTTACTTCCTTATAATTATTTAATGCTGACATTTCTTATCCCTCACTTTTCTTTATTTTCTTCTCGCTTCACAGATTGACAAAGCGTCTTCATATGTTTTGATATCATAATGTCCACCATTCAGTGATTGTGTAGATTCATTCCAAGTAGTCCATACAACCCATGGTCCACCACCTATAGATGCCTTAATTGCTGAATAATTCTTATGTTTTGCAATTACCATATACAGGTATGAGTCCATTGGATCTTTATAACGGATTACATCCTGAAGATCATATCTGTCATCCAGATGTTCTTTGAAATATTCTTTTACATTATTCCATACAGAAATAGGTACTGTTGCACTCATATTACTACCTCCTTATTTTCATGTGATATTATCTTCATTTAATTTCGCTTTCATTAAACTGAATAACATTATGCATTTTCCATTCATCTCCAGTGTCTATGCATGAATCATATTCATTTACATCAAACAGATCAACATCTGTTATATCAATGTCATAATCATTAGCAATCTTAGCTGTTGCATCTAGCATCTGATTCTGACATTCTTCAAGAGTCCCAATCTTTTCAATATGAAAATTAACTCCGTTGTAAGCATGATGAAACATGCATAAACAGTCTCCATCAGATATTTCGATTTCGAATACTTCAAACACTATGAAGTGTTCATTATCATCATAATCATAAAATGTGTATTCTACTCTTGTTATACAATTGCCTAAAGGAATTATATATTCAACTTCCTTATCAGATATATCATTGTTCATAGTACTCTCTGCAATTGTTTCTTTGATGCATCGATGTGCATCTTCAAAATATTTAAAGAATTCAAATTCAGGATCCATGTAATCTTTATCATTAAGACTGCATACTAAATATACTTTCATGTTCTCGCTTCTCCTGTAATTAAATTTTATAGTGTTCCATCAAGAACTCTGCATAAGCAGTTACTTTATCCTTATCACCACAATAGAATCCGGTAGTAAACTTCTCGATAAGCTTATCTCTAATATCCTCGTGAGTCTCCCAACCATCATCTAAATGTTCACGATAATCACGATCCATAACCTCTAACATAGATTTGTCATCTATTCTCGCTTCGAATTTTATATTGCGAATATCTTCCGGCAGATCATCCGGCAAGCGTAAGCGCGCAGCGTCAGCGGAGTTAGGAGCGGAAGCGACGACATCTGGAGCGTCAGCGACTCTTCCGAGCGATCCGGCTACCAGACCATCCAAGCGGTCACGCTGGTGGTCACGGTACCGGTCGGTACTATTATTATTATTATTATAATTATTATTAGTATTATAATTAGTACCAGTACCGGAACCAGATGGCCATATCACCTGCCCCGTAGGATCATATTCAATTTCATTTATGAGCAAGTTAAAGTCAACAAAATCTGCATACCCGCCATCTCTGTATTTTGTAAGCACTTTATTGACTTTGCCTTTGCTCGTCTTCAGCTCTTGCGCAATCTGATTCTGAGAATATTCCGGATGGTCACGCTTCAATTCCAAGATGGATAAAGTGACGGTCATGTTCTCACCGAATGCTCGTGACCGCTTTTCTTGGGACGAGTCGATTGTCTCAAGTAAGGTGTCTCCTACATATAATAGAAGTTCTTTGTCTATTGGTTTGGCGTATAAACCATAATCTATGACCGCCTCATAATATTCCAGAGCTTTCTCCGGTCCAAGAATTTCTTTTATTCTTTCGCCCTGTTTCCTATAAGAAGCAAAGAATGTAAAACACTTACCACGGTCAAATTCTTTTTCACTCATGATTTTCCCTCCGATTTACTTTCGTTAGTTATCCCTTCTGTTGTCTTTATTTTGGATATGTGTATCAAGAGCTGTGCATAACTCCGGTGTTGCTTCAAATATATAAACATCCAGATTTGGACGTCTTCTATTTGGCGTGATGCCAAGAATTTTAAATCCCTCTTTCCTCAACAGCCATGCGATTCTCTGGCTGCGGACTGCTTTTGTTTTCATTATATTACTTCTCCTTATGCGCAGTTAATTTAACTTGTTTTAAATATATCATATTTTTGTATTGATGTAAAGTTAATTATACTTGTTTCGATACCTTGATAATGCTGTATTTACCCAATCTTTCCCATTGAGGACGTATTCAAGTAAATCCCAACCGGTGTTTCCCAGCTGGTTCCATACATGGTCAAGACCGTGACCGCGTGTCCTGTCCATCGGATACAGAACTGTTGCAATAATGTTGAATAATTCATTTGCTTTGGCCCAATCAGTGATGTGATAAAAGTAATCGTACCGTTTATTACCATTTTTATCTGGTAGGATATCATTATCTGTATAATTCAAATACTCTTCTCCTATATATGGAAGGACATCTGAATTTACCGCGTCTTCGAAGAACCAATCTGCGCTGTTATCTTCCGAAAGATCCTTTAATACTTCTGGCTTCCAATACTGTGGTAACGGACATATGTATAAACGGATACAAATTGTTTTCTGATCTGATCCAAACGCCTGCAGATCCATTGCTTTAATAATATAGCGATATTCGAAAGCCGGCATATCTTCATCTGCTTCTGCCTGATAGATTTCTTTTGACAGTAATGTTAACTGGCCTCCGCCGCTATATTCTTCATCGAATTTCTCTTTCCACGGGATGATTTGATCCGGATTGCCTGGTCTCCATCCTGCGAATGACAGTGTTTCATTCATCTTCGCCCACCTCTTCCTCAATGACCGTGAACGGATGACCGATAATTTTTTCAATTTCTTTTACAGTCATTGTAGTTGGTTCTTCCCAATCAGGATCCATGTATGTTGGAGCATTGTTTTTTGTATAGAATTCATCAATTAAAGCACATTGCCTTTCAAAATTTGATTTCCATACTTTGATAATGTCAATGTTGCGATCATTATTATGTCTGTTTGACTCATAATTACTTAAATATTCTTCACAAGATACACATGTAGTATTATTTGTGTAAATAGCAAGATGATTATCAGAATGCTTATTTCCTAACACAATCCCAATTTTTCCATTTCTTAACTTTACAATATCTGTAGCTGCCAGCTCCGGCATTTTATTACTTGTTATCATGCGATTTCCCTCTTTTCTCTTCTTCCTGTGAACAGATTGATTAATTTAATTTTTTCTCTACGTCGTTCACGCTTACGTTCTTTTTCCTGGCGCTTACAGTCTGCCATGATTTTATCGAATTTTGTTTCTTCGTATGAGGCAGAAATTACAATGTCAACCAGCACTCCATTGTGGGCAACGATTGTTTTCACATGGAATTTTTCGTAATTTTTATGATTATCTACTGCTTCTTTAATCTTTGTCATTACAGTTCACCTCTCTCTTTCATTTTTGTTTTCAACTGTTCCACATAATCTCTGGCTTCTACCAATGTACATTTCTGCGACTCTGTGTTGTGCATGTGATAATACAATCTGATTGCTTTCACTTTTTCGTGATGTTTCAAGAAATTTGGTACTGTGATTTCTGTCGGAGACATTTCCCTTACAATGTTTCCAAAGAATGTACGGATATAGAATTCAAGATCCGGATCCCATTCATTAATTTTCTCATCACCTGTCATGAGATAGATCGCATTGATCAGGTCTGTGACCGGAATAATACTTCCGTTTTTATGAAGAAAGTATCTTCCCTTCATTGGAATTGTTACTACTGCTTTTGCTTCTGCTTTATTCATTTGCTTTCTCTCCTATTCTTATGCTCAATAGCATAATTCAGCTACGATTTAGAAGGAGAGCGGCTCTAAATTTCACGCCGCATATGCCGAAGCTGAATTATGATATCGAACATTCGTTTGTCTTTGAGCAGAGTATAGCACTTACGGTACTAAAATGCAAGTGCTATATTCTGTATAATTTAATTTGTTTTATTTGTTTTCTGTTCCGGTTGCTTTATAGTGGCGCTGACTATTAATTGCAGAAGTAACTTTTCTTAAATCACCGCCGGTATATAAAGGTTGAATCCCTAATTTCTTAGCAACTTCTTTTTCCAGATGCATTGTGAGGTATTCCGCTGGTCTTCTGCCATGATATTTCGAAAGTGCATCAGCGAAAAATGTGTTCGGTTTGATTGGCTCAAATATTCCAATAATTGCATTAACAACTCGTGGATCATTATCATGCATGTTCAAAACACTTTTTACTGGGCGAATAACATTTGCTGCATATCCATTTGGCTCTGTATGCCATCCAGCTTTTTCGATAATATCGAAGATATTATTGAGAGTTTCTTCACCATTAGTAAGAGCTGCTGCATCTCTTGCTGCTGCATATCCTGTGAGGACTTTGTAATCAGCTGCTTTTAATGCATCTCGTTTCTCTTTTGGAAGATTCTTCAGTTCATGCACACTTAAAAGTAATTTTCTTCCTTTAAGGCAATTGTCAAGAACGCAATATTTTTTGACACCCATAGTGACATTTGCTCTGTGTTTCTGAGCAAGCGATAATTTATCAACATCATCTCCCTGTTCGGAAAATAATGCGGCTTCTTTCATTTTCCTTTCCATAGGATCCACAGGTAATCCTTCTGTAAGTACCGCAATAACATATTTCTCTTCCCGAATGCCTGCTGCCAGCATTCTATGAGATCCATCAATTACTGCGAATGTTGCTGTTTCTGGATGTGGGGATACCAGAACTGGCTCACATTTGTTGAAGTCCCATTTGCGTACAAGCGAATATACTTTCTCCATGTTAATACAATATACTCTTTGATAGTCTTCATCAATTTCCAGAAGCTCCAATGGAATACAGCAAAATCTTTTGCCTCCGATTCTCTGACAGTTACTCATTACTGTGTTAAATGCTGTCTGATCTTTGAATACTTCCGGTCTGATTACTTTGCTTTCTTTCTCTGTTTCTCCTGTAAGTAATTTTTCGATTGCTTTGTAGTTCATCATTGTTTTCTACCTCTTTCTTTTGTTTGATTTAATTTTTATTTAGTTTTTTAACCGATCAATGTCCAGAATTTTCTCCAGGCATGATCGTACTTCATGTCTGCATTTTCATGTGGACATTCGATTTCCGTTGTCCGAATAACAGATTCTATTATATCTTTTGGAAAACTAAAATCTCTCATTAAGGTTCTAATTTCCATCTTCCAATTAATTCGAGATTTGTATGTTGTATTAATTTTTCTACATGGGTTTACACATCCATATAAAGGAAGATTTCCCATAGTTGTAATGGAACCAATGCTTCCGTTTCCTTTTGTCATTGTATACACCTCATTTCTGTTTAATTAAATTGCGTAGAGCTTTCTCCCATTGATATTTGCACAACACTCAATGAGATTTGCTTCCTTCATGCCAATAAGTCCAGGCATGCTGCAGATTGCAATGATCTTATCTTCATAGATAGCATCTGCCTTGGAGTAATAAAGCTTAATCTTCTGGTAATTTGCCTCTGCCAGATTTTTAGCCATCGCTTTTTCATTGCTCCACATCTGCTCTGCTGTCTCATAATCATTTGCTTCAATGGCAGCCTTTCTCTTTGCCTTGAAGTCTTTGATTGCTTTCACCATTCCTCTGATGTCGGCATTAAGTGCATCTAATTTCTTTTGTTTTGGTATCATGATTATTCTCCCTTCTTATGCGGCCGATGTAATAAACATTCTCAGCCATTCTCCATTTATTCTTTCCCATGCTGTGGGATTCAGAGCATATTCTTTTGGTTTAAATAATTCTCTGTATCTCTGCTGCATGGATTCTTTGGTTGAGAAGAACTCTTCTCTTTTTAAGTTTCCCTTCTGGAAGCCGGACTTGTAGTAAATTCGGAGTTTGTAGTTGCGTTCCATATGATTCACCTCATTTCTAAAGAATTGATTGCTTTTTAGCGGAAAAGTAGCTGATATCTCCGCATATAATAAAATCCATTAAGGGAAGTGATAACAATTCTCCTACGGATTTAATTCTTTCCATAGCGTTCATGTCTACTTGAGATGGAGAGACATCGCCACTAGGATGGTTATGGACCATAACTATATTGGCAGCACCACATAATAGAGCTTTCATATATATTTCCCTTGGGGATAATACTGCCGAATTCACAGTCCCATGGCTAATTTCAAATAAACCTAATGGATGTGATTTTGTGTCAAAACATATTAGGTACACATATTCCTCAGTCCGGTTCCCTAGCCGAAGATATTTATTTAAGAAATTAAATATTAGTTCCGGATTATTGAGTGTTACTTTCTCTTCGCATATTTTTGTTTTCTCAATAACCGGAAGTCTATCATCATCAAGATAAGTTTCCATTGAATACATATAATCACCTCACTTATTTACTTACAACAGACAGGATATTTCCCTGTTTATCTAATTTCACTGTTACTTCGGATCCGCTCTGGAATCCGGATACATCATATGCTTTTCCATTCTCATCAAGGATATAGTTTCCTGATGCAGAAACAGTTCCTTTGACGGAATGGATTCCGGCATATACGTCAGAATCAATATGTCCGACAATACTTGCGAACATTAAAAAAGCAGCTATTCCTAAGCTGCCTTTAATAAGGGTTGATCGTTTTTTGCGTGTAATCACACGCTGATTATATTCTGTTCTTGTCATTTATTTTCTCCTTTATGTGTTCAATTTAATTTGCATACTGTTCGAAGTGTTTTAATCCACCTGCATAATGGGCCAGCAACACTTCGTCATCAGTTACATATTTAGTTCCCTTGGAATCCATGATACAGGACGCAAGGTCATTGATTTCATAATCTCCGGCATCTGCATACCATGAGAACATATTTCCGTTGGAACAGGTAATTGTTACAAGATCAACTTCCGGTTCTACATCGTATTCGATTTCTGTAACAATTCCGGTAAGAGGGTAAAGATTATCAATGGTGCTGATTCCCTCAATATCCTCTGTATAATATCCGGTTCCGTCACTGAAACCATAAAGAGTTCCGGTTTCTGTACGATTAACGGAAGTGATTTCTCTTGCTGATACCGGAGTACAGCTTGAGAATAATGTTGTTGTTACGACTGCGATCATGATAGTTTTTGTTGTTTTAGTCATGGCTATTTTCCTCCCTTATGCGAAAGTTGTGAACTTGTCACAACGCATTCTCTTGTCATCTGGTGCTACTCTTTCGTAACCTGGGACTGGAGTGAGTCCAAATACTTCTCCCGGATATGCCTGAGCAGCAATAATGCTACCAATGATTACTAAAGTCTCCCCGGCCACAGCGTTCTGGTTGAAAGACTCTTTGATGGAAGAAATGATTTCCCTTCCTTCATCAGTGCCTACAAACTCTGTTTTTACAAACAGAGGTGATACCTGTTTTTCAATTGCCTTAGCGTTAATCAACACGCTAGTCGGCACCGAAATAAGATTTCCGTTTACATCCTGTATTGTTACAGGATGTGGAGTGGTATTCACTACTGTTATGTTATTTGAGAATGTTACGAAGTTGAAATTATTAGTTGTTGTTGTCATGGCTATTCTCCATTCTCCCCGTATGCCGATAGGACAGCTGATTTATTTTTATTTCCCTGTATATTAGAATCAATTTCCCTATACATGGGGGTATCCCGTCCAGAAAAATCAATTCTAAATTTGTTTCCGTTTTTCAAATCCGCCAGTCAAGGAAAATCATATAGACTGATGGATAATTTAATTACTGAGCGACAGATACAATCAACTTGAACTCGTCTATGCTGATTACTCTGTCGATATAGAGGTCAAGTGCCTCATCAATTAATACTGCAAGGCGCTCATATTCATGAGTAGCTATGCAATACTCGATATAATCACGAGCATCAAGTGCTCGGATTTCAAAGTTCGGATCACCAATGATAATACACGCTACATGATGAGCTATGTCAATATCTTCAGGTGTATCCTGGTTAATAAATGTATGCCAGATGTTGACATACACCCACTGGGATGCTACTTCTGCCGGATATGAATAGCAGAGTTCTTGATAAAGCGTATGAGCGCTGTATCCGAAAAAGTTATGAGATACGAATGTATCGAATTTTTTGATTGTATCATTTGATTTCATGATTAATTCCTCCTTGTTTTATCTAACCAACATAATATGATCAGTATCATCTTTGTAATTAAGCATAAAACTAATTACGATTTGAATCATTTTTGTAGATGAGATTATTTTTGCACTACCACAAGAATAACCGATAAATGTATCGTCATCATATTCTTCATGATTTCCAAAGTGTCCACATATAGGACAATACTCCATATCTGCGGATGTTTCGTATTGTAGTGTCCACAAATCTGAATCTTTATTGTAGTAGTAATGTTTACTGAATCTATAACAACCACCATTAGAGGATTTATCAGGTTCATATTCTGACCAGTCTTGAAATTCAATGTCTGTATATACACTAGACCCACATATGTTGATAAGGAGATCTAAAACACGTTTTTGGAAGTCTTCATCCTGTTGACATATTTTTGTTATAGTTTCATGATCGAGAGGACGAATTGCTCGACTGATAAGTATGTATGTACATGGGAAAACATTAATTGTTTCATTTGTTTTAATTTCTGTCATGATTTTCTCCCTCTTGCCTTTTGGATTAGGCATAACCAATTTATTTCTCTTGGTGAAATCTATACTCTTCATAGGCATTATAGAAGGGCATAGAAAAATCCCTTATCAAGGTTCGACCTTGCAATTTCCGATAGGAAAAAGTCTGCTCCTCACAGGAATAAGGGATAGCAAGTTTAATGGTTAATTAGTTACTTATTACTTATGTGCTGTTATGCACACATGTAATCTTTGATGTTACCGCGTTCATCTGTCTCGCGGTAATGCTGATCATATTCAGACTGGATGAACCAGTCATAAAATTTATAAGGTGCACTTTTAAGAAGCTTCTGTGCTTCTTCGTAAGTATAGTTATCAGCGTGTGTCGCGCTGGCAAATTTGCGACCTGTACGTGGAGATGTGTACAGGTGTTTTAATGTTGTACCAGATGCACCATTTGGCACAATGATGCATAACTGGTACTTAGGGTGTGGTTGTGGATTTGATAAAATTTGTGATAACATTGATGTTATTCCTCCTGCTATATGAATTTTTGCAATAAAAAAGAGAGTACATGAATACTCTCTTAAAGATTGATTATTATTTAGTTGTAATGGCGCATTATGACTAGAAGCGCTCTTTTTTGATAGTGCATACATCACTATCTGAAGCGGTTGTTAAATAGAACGCAAATAACGCATTGATAAAAGCTGTATCGTCTGCCGCAATCTTTAACACCTCTTCATCAGACTTATTGCCAATGCCATGATTTTCCCAGAAAAAATAGTCTGGTCCATCAACATTGACAATCTTCCTAATGTACTGGTCCATATGGTCTAATGCTCTTGCGCGCCTGTTTACAGACCAGTCTTTAAATTCAAAATTATTATTCATATTAATTCACCTCCAATGCATCACCTCCTTATCATATCACCGGATGAATTAACAATCAATGGTTATACCATTAATTTTAATCACAATTTTTTTGGTATTCTTTTCTTTCTCAGGACGGATTTTAGTCTGATTGACTTTCATGCCGTCTCTTCTCATGGCTTGTTCGGTATCAGTTACACCCTCAAAAGATGTAAAACTAGCGGCTTTTTTGCCGTTCGGATACTGCACAGGCAAACCATTGTATCCCTCTTCTGGCATTGCCTGAATCTCAGCTTCCCAGTCAATAGAGTAACCTTTACCGTCAACCATTGACTGTTTGTAGCAACGAGCCTGTGGCTCTTGTGCTTTACGCACTTTACAAGCTGAATGCGCTACTTGACTGTACATTTCAGCCACTTTTACAGCCTCTTTACGCGGGTCTGTAAAGGTTGTTACTTTAGGATAACCACCTATTTCAGCGCATTTTTCGCGTACCGCGATATAAATAGGATGATTAACACCTACTTTAGCATTGTGCCATGTGATACGTTTTATGGCACATGTAGCGTTGTTATTCCATTCACGTTTCATAATATGAACGTATAACATTCCTGTTTTCAATGTTTTAGGCGCGTCACATACAAAGAAAACATAATCGTTTGTGCATCCTAAGTCGTCGATATACGGAACTAAAGCGCGTCCATAAATCGCACCTTTTGGAACTGCGAAACCTTCAAATAATGTATTATATCGAGTTGCTACTTTTGTATAGATTTTGATACCTTTTTTACCCATGATTTACTCCTCTGATTTTATTTTTTTGCAATAAAAAAGAGGGTGTAAACCCTCTTTTCTTATTTTATTTTTCTGCTGTCGGTTTTTCTGGTTTAATAGTCTGACAATTACCGGACTCAAATACAACCGTAAACAAGTCTGTCAAGGCGGTCAAGACTTTCTTCTCAGAATAGTCTTTTACCCATGTATATTGACCTTTTTTGTCTTTTCCAGAACGTCCAGCATTACCAGTAAATGCACCAAAGAATTGACGTACGTCACTATCTGGGATATCTCCACCCTTGACTTTTACTGGATAGAATAATTCACCGTCATTTCCCACAATATTAGAAAACACTTTTGAAAGTGACTTTTTAATATTTGATAAACCCTGTCCAGACTCAACCCATTTACTGATTAATGGAGAAAAGTCGTAATTTGCGCCATCATCCTTGACAAGAATTGATTTGTCAAGTTTAATTGACTTTACAGCAGTATGAGCCTGTAAAGTCAGAAAAATCTTGTCAGTGCTGTTTAAGTCATTGTAAGTGACCTTATTAGCGCCTACGCTGTCAAGATTTGCAAGTATAGCCTTTACGCTTTTCAGTTGGTCTCTGGTATCAATGAACTTTTGAACGTCCAGACCGTCAACCAAAATCAGCTTGCTAAGGTCGTTAATTTCGTCAACGTTTTCAGTTGGGAACGTGCATTCAATCAATGAGCGCATTTTGGAAAACGTTGATGACAGTGCTTCGAGTTCATTAGACCAACAGAGATAGTGAACAAAATTGCTAATTTTATCCATTGTTTCTGGTTTCTGGTTGCTAACTCTGATAACGATATTTTCTGATTTTAACATAATATTATACCTCTCATTTTCGTATTTTAGTGTGACTGTTTTCGCGCCTATGGCGTTACTAACACGCCTGCTGATATTCTTTTTACTTGATTTTATAATAGGGAATATCGTGCATAACACGGTATTCAATATGCCGGACAGGAATCCGATATACCACTTTTACGGGAGTCTGCGTCACGTTGGAACTGTTACGCTTTTTCCCATGTGCCTACTTCGGTACTTTGAAACCGGTTCGCGCCTATTTAGCCGGCTACGTGCTGTCATCCTTTTTCATATGACCGAACTACTACTTTATTCGCTCGCATATACCGCCCACCTACGGTACTTTAACGCTTTTCCGCGCCCCCTTGTTAGGGTTATTGCCTACCATGCTTTTCAGCGACTTTCAAAACTTTTTTCTTGCCTATGTTAGCGCAAGCCGTCTGTCCGTCTGCCACCTAGATTGAACATACCGCATTCACATAGAAATTTCCATGGGAACGCCTTTTCGACAAATGGTAACATTGATATAGGGTTGTTATTCCCTGTCGCATTTTCATTTCTTGACAGCGACTGTCACGAACCACACTTTAGCCCTGTATGATAAAGGGGGGATGGACCGCTGAAAAATCAGCGTTCTAATTGCGATACTACGGAATACTTTGAAAATGCTTTTACTTATGATATGCGCCCCACATGGGCATTGGACATATCACATGTATTTGCATGTTCGCGATATTCAATTGAACCGCTCAAGTGTTTACCGTCCCTTCGGACAACTATATAATACCAAAACCATTTGTCTAAAAATGAAAATGTATAAAAAAAGTTATAGAATATTTATTCATATAAATACATAATTCGTGCATAAAACATGTATATATGCATAAAATTAGCTATATTATGCATAAAATTAGCAGTAATTGGAATTACTCAAAAAGGGGGTACTTTTAACGCCAAAATGGGCTAAAATTACCCAGAAAGACCTAAGCCGGTTAACTTCCACACTGGCTTGAAAAATACGCCCTCTCTTCCTATTAAAATGTAACGTTCCCCACATCGCCAAACTCCTATAATCACCGCCCATATTGTTCCACGCTCCCCAAATCTCACCTCACACTACCTTTCAAACCCCATCTACCGTCCATATTCTCAATCGCATAATCTCAAATATTTCAGTTAATTTAGCTTCTTTTCTTGACAAATCCATCTTCCTGTGCTATTATCTCATTATCAAAACAAGCTAAATTAACTCAGTATGCAAAGAAAATCTACAAAATCCAAATATCCACAACTTGTTTTGATAATTCAATAACATTAAATAACACATCAATAACTCGTAAATCTTAGCAGTAAATAACAGGAGGACAAACCAAAATGTCACATCAAACAGAATACGATCTCAGAATGAGATCCTACAAATCAATTACAGATGCTCATCTAATCCCTCGCACCCCAGTGATCATCCAAATCGATGGTCGTGCATTCCATACTTTTACCAGGGGGTTCAAAAAACCATTTGATCAGGTACTTATGGCTGCTATGCGCTATACTGCAGAATACCTCTGTAGAAATATCCAGGGCTGTGTCCTGGCTTATACTCAATCAGATGAAATTAATCTTCTTCTTATTGATTATGAGAAACTTGAAACTTCACCATGGTTTGATAACCGGGTCCAGAAACTTGCTTCTATAGCAGCATCTATGGCCACTAATTATTTCAATCAAAAATTTAAAGAATTAGTAAAAATTATCGGCAGAAGATATTATTCTCCAAACCACAACTATGATCGTGCATTACTCAAAGGAGCAGAATTTGCTGCATGTGTGTTCAATCTCCCACGAGAAGAAGTCACAAATTACTTTAACTGGAGACAGCAGGATGCAATTCGTAACTCTATTCAAATGGTTGGTCAAGCACATTTTTCTCAGACCGAACTAAATGGTAAATGTAATCAAGAAATCATAGAAATGCTTATTCAGCAAAAAGATATTGACTGGAACAAACTTAAAATTTACAAACAGCGCGGTACCTGTATCATCAGATCTGCTCATAGTTCTTTCTTATTAAATGGTAAACAAATTACAACAGATACATGGTCTCATGACTTCGATATTCCACGATTCATAGGTGAAGGTCGCGATTATATAGAAAGATATCTGTATCCGGATGATCCAAACAACACTACTTCTCGAAAGGACGGAAATAATTAAATTATGCAGAGCAAAGAACATAAAGATACAAAATATGCTTGGCAGTTAGAACGTGACAGTGATTACACTTCTGCTACAGCATTTGACTCCATAGAAGAATGCATTGCAGATGCTCAAGACTACTTTGCAGAAGAAAATGTAAAAATCAAATCAATTACAATTCAGGAACTTAGACCATATGAAATCTCTGTTGATGCAGAAAGAGTTCTTGAAGTTGTCTGGGAGGAAGCAGAGGCAAACGTTGGTGATCTTGTAGATGACTGGTTAGATAGCAGAACAGCTTATACCACCGAACAACTGGCTGATCTTTCCGAACGTTTGACGGGGGTTATTAAAACCTGGCTGGAAGAAACTCATAATGAACCAGATTTCTTCTGTATTATAGGAGAAAAAGAAATTTCAATATGTGATATACCACAATAGGGGGATAAATCATGGTAATACTTATATGTATTCTTTTATTTGTATTAACCGGTATTGGATGTTGGGCTTTATGTGCTGCATCTGATACTGATGAATATGATGACGAAGAAATTGAATATGATCAAAATGATGATAACAAATTTAATTAAACAATAAAGGAGAAAAACAAAATGAGTACTTACACAACAAACACAAAACCAGATTCCAAATTTGAAGACGTACCAGAAGAAGTTCTTACAGACCCAACAATGAGAACAGCACTTGGTATGGATCCTATCCCAGGGATGAATACTCCGGTGGATGATAATAAGCAGATTTCAATGTTTGATTATATGCAGAACAAAAATAACTCTTCTACATCTTCTTCTATTACTACCACTGCTGCCCCAGAGATGACAGTTTTCAAGAATCTAGTTCATCCAGAGTTTGGTGAGTTGAGAACTGTTGAGATTGATGGAGAACCTTGGTTCGTAGGTAAGGATGTAGCTGCTGCGTTAGGGTATATAAAAGAAAGAAATGCACTTGATAAACATGTAGATAAAGATGACGCCCTGAAACGGGGCGTCACCGATTCAATGGGAAGAACACAGCAAATGACCATTATCAACGAATCCGGCCTCTACTCTCTAATCCTCAGCAGCAAGCTTCCATCTGCAAAAGAGTTCAAGCACTGGGTTACTTCAGAAGTGCTCCCCTCTATCCGCAAGAATGGTGCTTACATCCGTAATCAGGAAAATATGACCCCGGCAGAGATCGTGGCTCGTGGTCTTATTGCTGCTCAGAAAATTATTGAAGAAAGGGAGAAAGAAATTGTACATTTAAATAATCGTTGTGGCAGGCTGACTCAGACAATAGCTGAAAAACAGGATGTCATTAATGCTATTTCCAGAAATGTACCGGCTCCAACAAAACGTATGATGCTGAACAGAGTAATGAGACGACGATCCCCAGAGCTGGCCCAGAGTCGATGGTCTTACTTATACGCAAGGTTTGACGAGATTTATCATAAAAATGTTAAGATCCGCATGAAAAATTACAATGCAGAACCAGGACATAGGAAATGCTATTCTATTCTTGATTTTATTGAAAAAGTACTTAATATGCTTGATGAATTATATGACCTGGCAGTAAAACTTTTCGAATCTGATTTTACACAGCTTATGCAGGAGATGCATTTATTACGTATGACTGATAAAGAATATGAAGACGAAGAATATTGGAAACGTGTACTTTAAGATAAGGAGGGAATGGTAAGAGTGCCTGCCGGTGCTCTTACCTATTAAAAATATGAGTTATTTACCAATCATAAGATTTAAAAATAGATGGCAAACATTCGATTTAAATTTACATTATCCATATTCAGTAAATGGGAAAATTATTAATTATACTCATTTAGGATATAGAGGTGATGCCTGTTATATTGTTGATAATGAATATAATACATATTATCTTCCTCATGATTACGCTGAAATTATTAATGATGCATTAAAATTACATAGCAATATCTATCATGAATGTGACACAGATTCACATAGACGTCAAATAATAACAAAACTCGAAAATATGAATAGACGTGAATATGGCGGGGCTGATTTTGAATTACTTAATAGTGTATTGGCAGAACAAAGTAGAAACAGCAATTGTATTCATGGCAGAATCTTATACGATACTACGTGTAATAAAGCATATGTATATAACTGTGATGGAACCATACTTTGTGCTATACGTTTGTGTCACCTTGAACCATCATCTACGCAAAGAGGTCGTAGGTCTGAAGTAACATCTACTTTTGAAGAGGAACTTAATATTAACAATATTAACAATTTTAATAGGCTGATAGATAATGTAAGGGCATCTTCTAATAGTTATGAATTTGAGAGAGGATACTTTCGTAGTTTTGTCTCAAACCGATTCAAAACATACATTCATCAATTTAATTATGTCCCAAAATACATAAAACATTTTATGCCTGGAGAATCAGAAGATACTACTCTCCTGCTCGGAGCAGAGATTGAAGTAGGTGGAAATAATAATATCTCTTCTGATAATGACAAAAATTCCACAGTAAAAAAATGTATTCAGATTATGAATGGATCTGATAGTGATGAAGAAAATCTTATTTACAGTACACATGATAGCACTGTACAGATTGAATTTGACACTATGCCATGCAGTTTGGAATTTCATAAGAACAAAATGAACTACCGTGAAATGTTCGAATATCTTGATAAAGAAGGATATAAAGGTCATGATTGTGAAACTGCCGGATTACATATTCATGCGAATCGTAGCTATTTAGGGAAATCAAGAATATCACAAGAGTTAGTTATATCTAAGATCCTTTATATTCTTGAAAAATTTAATGATGAAATTTGTGTGATTGCAAGGCGCGACAATGACTATAGTGAATTTGCCGGTGAAAAGCAAAATGAAGATTCAATAGTTGAACTGTATGGTAAGTATAAGGATAAAGGTAAACGTGCTGCATTGAATTTACAGCATAAGGATACCATTGAATTTCGTATGTTTAAAAGCACTTTAAAATATGAAACATTTATTCTTACATTAGAGTTTGTAAAGGATATTATTGATTATGCTAAGTCTGTTGATATTGAAGAGATTGAATTAGCAAAATGGTCTGATCTGATGAATTGTTTTTCTTCTGAATTACGTAAGTATTATGAATTTAGGTATCAGAAAAAAGTAAAAGATATAAACGGATCGACTGTGAAACAAATTCGTAAACGAATCTCTAAATTAAAGTCAGAATTAAAAAATAGTAAAAATTTCTTCCAAAAAACTAAGTTACAGCAGGAGTATTGTAATTTGAAGAGAGAATATAAAGAATTAAATAAAAAAGAGAAGGAAGTAGCGCAAGCGAAACAGAGAGCTATAAATTTTTATAATTCTATATAATAAGGAAGGAGAAATATCATTTGTCTGAATTCGGATTAAAAATAAAAAATATAAAGGCCGGTACTCTCTTTGGATATAACCAGGGAATCAGAAACCGGTACGATTATACTGAAGCAATGTTCAGTAACAGTCTATTCAGTGATTATATTATACAGAATGGACTTAATGTTTGGAATGATACCAGTACACGAGACATTATTTGTCTTGATTTTGATTTTGGAAGTCGTAGTTATGAAGAAGAAATGGATCACTTGCTAAAGCAGTTTGGACCATTTGAACATGATAAATCTTTATCTGAGGAATCAAAGGAACGTATTAGAGCAATATTTCGAAATGTGATTGATAATAAAGACAATTATATGAAATGTTCCAAAGATGAAATCCGGGAAATATTCTATGAAAACGGTGTAAATGTTGAATACATTTCTTCATATACAAAGAAAGAAGGTGAAAAAAAGACTGTTATTAATTATAAAATGCTATACCGCAACTCTTCTAAGGCAAAAGTCGGACAGGTGATGTTTATTAACTCAAAGCTTTATAAAAAAGCATATAACTGGCTGACGATGGGCCTTGGAAAGAAAATGCCGATGGAAAATGCTAAGATTGTAGAGATGTCGGCATATGCTCCTCTCACAACCAGTACAATAGTTGGAAAGTTCTATTGTCCTGTAGAAGCCATTCTTATTATTAAAGATACGGATAGTTTCTACAAGACAATAGCCAAGATCGTAAAAGCTGAGGATTATGTAGTTCAGGAAAAAGTTCTGGATGAAACTGCTACAGAAATTGCAAAGCAAAGAGCTATTGCTGAAGGAAAATTTTTAAAAGACGGTGTTACTCCGAAATATACTAAGAGATATAAACGAGTAAATGTTATAAAAAAGAAATGTGTCGTTCATGATGAAGAAACCGAGGTAAAAAATACTCTCTGGGATGGAGAAATGCTGATTGAATCTGATATTTTGCCGGAATGGGTTAATGGTATGGCTCTTTTAAGACAGCATTTCTTTAAGGCATGCGGAATTCGTACTCATATTCAGTTATTTTTTAAGGATTGGTGTGAAAAAACTGGACATGATTATGAAACTTATGAAGTACAGGATATGTTCGGAGTTTGTCATAAGCTCAAGGATATTCGCATGATTACAACTGATAATGCTATTAAATGGAAGAAATTCATGAATCTGATGGGTAATACACCTGCAGAAGCTTATCAGTATTGGTGTGATCGTGTCAATGAGACTGGTTCTTACTGGGGGATAGTAAAAACTGATCATCCAAGTAAATTAGGCAGCGTACAGCAGATGAGTTATCAGATGGTTAATACTCTTCCTTCCTATAATATAGAGATTCCATCTCCATGCTCTACCGATGATGTTCGGAAACTAGCAAGAACCAGCGTAGATTATGTAGAAGGTATGAAAGATGATAACAGTCTTTATGTTCAATATCTCAGGAAGAATGCTACGATAATTAATCATTATGAAATGTTGGCAGATTTATATGATTGGAATGAGGATTTTGGAAATAGTACATGGTTCAGATATGAAAAATGTCAAGTTATGGGATCATATGTAAATCGATTACGAACTGGAAAAATCACTATCGACGGAGATAATCTTACAATATTTGGCAATCCTTATGCTCTCCTACTTAAGTCGGTCGGAGAAGATCCGGAAACAGATCCTACGATTAATGTAGAGCCAGGAACTATTCAGTGCTATACAAAACGTTTTCAGGACGGAGAATATCTTTGTGGTATTAGAAATCCACATAACAGTCCAAATAACATTTGTTATTTACATAACACATATAGTGACGAAATGCAGCGATATTTTGTATTCAGTAATAACATTATGGCAGTGAATTGTATTCATACAGATATTCAGGATCGTGCAAACGGTTGTGACTTTGATTCAGATTTCTTTTTTGTGACAAATAATGAAGTAATGGTTAAAAGTGCTAAGGCTGCATATGAACAGTATCCTACTATTGTTAATAAACTCAAAGAAAGTGGCCTTACATATAAGAATACAATGAAAGAATACGCTCGTATGGATAATAAATTCTCTAAATCACGTATTGGGATTGGGGAATCTAGTAATCTCGCACAGCTTGCAATGACTTATTATTGGACTAATCCAAGCCGTGAGTTGTATGACAACTTTGTTATTCTTTCGGTACTGGCTCAGGTTATTATTGACGGATGTAAACGTGAGTACGAAGTAGATGCTATAGAAGAAATAAAACGTATTAAAAAGCTTCCTTGCATGCAACAGTTAGAGGAAATTGAAGATGAGTTAGGAAACAAGAAACAGGTTCGTAGGGATTTCCCAGAATTCATGAGATATACGCGTAAAATTCAGTACACAAAGAACGGTAAAGAGGTAGAAAGAGAATTGGTTAATCAACAGAAAGAAAAATTATCTGGAAGAATTTCTTCTTTTTATATATGTCCAATGAATAGCTTACAGATTGTTATGGATGATATTAAGCCAATACGTTCCACCAATACTATTCCTACTAAAAATTTTATCGTAAAAGTAAATGGCAAAGCAAATGCTAGACAGATGGATAAAATTTTAGGATATGCAAAAGAACTTGAACTTTTAAGTAAAGATAATATGTCTGATGATGAAATTCTTGCATATACCGAGAGATTCGATCAGATTTTAGCGGAATTAAGAAAAATGAAAATTACAAATCCAAAAACCATGAGTAGATTGATTGAAATTGCTCTTAATACAAGTAATAGGGGAAGAAAAAAGGATTATTCGCGCTATACAAGAAATCTTCTTAATTTATTATACAGAATGAATAGAGAGGCTTTCTTACAAAATTTCGCCAAAAATTGCAGAATATCTGAAAAAAAATCGGCATAAAACCCTTTAAAAATAACAAAAATCACAAATGCAAATTCATGTGGTATATGAGGGGAATAACTTTTCGCTTCGTTGCATCTTCAGGCACATATTTTGCGCAGGATATGTGTACATGTATGCAGACAGCTGTTTGAAGAAAAGCGAAACTCTCCGCGCTGTCTCCAATGCGTGTTTAAATATGGGATTCGAATTTTTTTGTGTAGTAGCCTGCCGTGGGCGTTAAATACACGGCTAAAAAAAATCAAATATATTTGACTACAAGGAGAAAGATCATGAGTAATTATAGAATGTCCAAAGGGACAACAGAACACTTTACATCACTTGAAGAAATGAGAACTGCATGGGGAATGAAGCCCGTGACAAAGAAAACTTCTGATAAGAAGAAATTAAAAGAACAGCAGGAAAGATTTCTTAGTAAACATAAGTGTAAAGCATGTGGCACCCCAATGACATATATACATGGTAATGTTATGGCTTGTAAAAATCCTGAATGTAAAGGAATTGAAATCAAGCGCGAAGATAAAGACGGCAATGAAATGGTATCATATATCAATTCCTTCTGTACTTTAGACGATCTTGGAGCTGAAATTGCATCAAACATTTTCAGCGAATAATTGAAAATTAAATATTGATAATTCAAGGCAGTGTGCTGGTCAGTACACTGCTTTTGCTTTATATAACTATTATTTTTATGAGAAAAAGGAGAACTAACAATGAATAAAGTTGAATTAATTAAGGCTGTTGCAGAAGCAACAAATAATACACAGAAAGATATTAAAGTAATTATGGAAGCTGTGCAGGACGTAACATATGGTGCGCTGGTTGAAGGCGACGAGGTAAAACTGATGGATGGTGTTACTCTTTCTGTTGTACATAAGGATGCACGTATTGCACGTAACCCAAGAACAGGTGAATCTGTTGAGGTCGATGCAAAGAACGCAGTAAAATGCAAATTTGGTAAGGCAATTAAAGACGCTGTTAATGCGTAAATAAAGGATTGGGGCAGAATAAATTCTGTCCCAACTATTTATAATTATGGTAAATACTAAAAGGTATGGAAACATAGGTGAGGCGATGGCCATATCATTATTTGTCAAACACGGTATCCCTATAGCAATACCTTTTTGCGATAATGAAAAATACGATTTAATTGCAGAATTTAACGGAAAATTAAATAAAATTCAAGTGAAAACTTCTATTTCAAAAGCAGAAAATGGAACTGTTACTTTTGATGTTACATCATCTTCCTTGCATAGAAAAAATGGAAGTAAGGCTAAGTATACTAAAAACGATATAGATTATTTCTTTTGTTATAACATTGAAACAAATAAATCCTTTTTAATAGAGGCGCCTGAAACTCCGGTGAATATGATTACTATAAGAATAGATCCACCTAAAAATAAGCAGGTAAAAAATATACGGTATGAAAAGGATTATTTATTTGGAAACGTAATTAAATCTTTTGATATTATTGGAATGTAGGATAGTTTGGCAATCCGCCTGGTTTGGGACCAGGACATCGCACGTTCAAATCGTGTCATTCCAACTGCGGGATAGAGGAGTGGATCCTTGCTAGGTTCATACCCTAGAGACGATGGTTCGAATCCATCTCCCGCTATTTGTCATATACAAATGTATATGCCAACCCTTTCTGTTTAATTAATTACATTATGGAGGCTTGGCTCCGATAGTGCGCTGTGAGGCGTATAAAGGCAGATTTACACACTGTCGCTGCGGTATAAGCAATTATATTGCAGTCAATCTAAGCAAAACTGACATGCCAGAGACTCAAAAGGTCTCGTTTCGTATAGGTAAGTGAAAAGATTAAATCCTATGCGGAAATAGTATCATGAAACAGGGAACGATAAGGTGGTCTAAGGGCGACTGCTGAGGAACACTTTCCGGCCGCAAACTGGATAGTTCATGCAAACTGTGAAGATATGATGGTGAATCAGGAGGTTATTCAATCTGAGCATTTATTAAGCAAAGGTGATAGCCATTTGTATAAGTGAATTGGTATATACCAAATTAGCTTGTATGGACATTTAGTAGGGATAATAACCGAACGATATGAAGGTGTGATGTATTCTTATCCTCAAAAGGGATCGGAGCGTCTGGTGTAGCACATCTTCAGTAGAGAAGACTTTTCAGATAATAAATAATTACTTATACTTATTGAATTTTCAAAGGATTTAATAAAAACTACAAGTGTGATATTTGATATTATATTCTACAGCGAAAGTCTACACCTCTGCATAACGAAAGCAGCCTAATACCATAGTATATTTTATGCAATATGGTCATTGATGAGTCTCGCAAGACTCTGATATGTTTGTCCGATTCTGCACAGTGTTCTTAGCGGAACTTTGTGGCGCGGCAGCGTCAATGGAATGATGACAACAGAGTAGTTATGTGGTTAAAGAGAAGTGCCACTCTTAAACAAGGCGGTTGTTGAAGCTTACTATATGTGCGCGAAGCGGCGTATAGTGGATAAGAAAAGAAACCATAATGTTTCGAAAGAGCTTCTATATTTATGTGTAATCTCAGCATAAATAAAAAATATTGGAAAATAGTTTAACTGGCAAAACATGATCTCGCGAATCAAATGTAGGTTCAACTCCTGCTTTTCCAGCTTAAATATATGGGAAGTGCCAATACGAGGCTACTTATGATAGAAATGCGGCATTTTTTGAATAGGTCTGAAAGAACACGAGCCGCGGATAATTGTGTTTTAGTAGGTAATAAAATAAAAAGAGGGGCAGCACCTCTGCTTCCCAGATGAATATGTCCGGTTAGTCTAGCGGTATAGGACACTGCCCTTTCAAGGCGGTAACATGGGTTCAAATCCCGTACCGGACATTTTTTGCTACTTTGGCGTAATTGGCAGGCGCAGCAGACTTAAGATCTGCTTCCAATAATGGAGTCTGGGTTCGAGTCCCAGAAGTAGTATTTGGGAGTTATGGGGATACTCTCAAAAGTTTTGGATTTTAAAATTTAGTCTTTTGAATTGGTGTTCTTTTTTATGGAGAGGACAGATTATCCTCTCCTCCATCTCTAAGTTTACAATTAATTTGTGACATTTCCCAAGACGCTTGTTATATCAGGTATGCAAGAAGAGGCGTTAAGCGGGGATTTATTCAGGAAGTCTGCACCTGTACCTGAAAGTGAAAACGAAAAAGAACGTAGTCAATTTGACTCTATAGGATAACGGCTATTCCGTCTGACTGTCTATCAGAAGATTCCGGGTTCGAACCCCGGTAGAGTCGTTATTTTGCAAAGTAAATTCACTAGGTGTGGAACTGACCTGCTAAGTCATGTGATCCTATATTGGGATTGAGTTTCGATTACTCTGCTTTGCGTTACAAGATATGTAGATTACAGCCCACCTCCTGTGGGAATTCGTAGGTGAAAACCCTACCATGTAACTCTTGGTTATGTGATTGTAGCATATCATGAATATAAAGATAACCGGATTGATTCCGGTTGAAAGGCAGGATTACTCTCCTGCCTTTTATTTTTTATTGACTGGTACCCGGTCTGACAATCTGGAAAGACAGATATTTAAGGCAACGTGGCAGAATTGGCAAATGCTCCTGACTTGAAATCAGTGAATCCGAAAGGGTATGTGGGATCGAGACCTACCGTTGTCGTTTATTCATTTAATTGTGGTCAATTAGTTAAATTGATAAAGAGAATTATAAGGATATTCCTTGTCTCTGCCTCTAAAATACGAGGTGATATAAATGAAAAATATAAATGAATATAATCAAAATCCACATTATTGTAAACAATGTAATAAGCCTATTCTATGTACTGATTCTTCTAAACTATCACAGGTTAAGAAGAAGATATTTTGTAATTCTAGTTGTGCTGCTTCATACAACAATAAAAATATTGTTAGAAATCCTAAAGGAAATCCAGAAAATTTTAAACATATGGGGAAGAAGTGTTTGATTGATAACTTTACTGATAAAGAAATTATTGAATTGTATACAAGTTCCTCCAATTTACTTGAATTTTCGAAAAAGTTAGGATATAAAACAGAACTAACATCTTCTTATACATCTGTAATTAACAGACTTAGTTCGATTGGTATAGATATCAATTCATTACCAAAATTATCTCAGAACCCTAAAATTATATATAAGCCCAATAAAAGTAGCAGGACTTGTACGGGATGTGACACTCAAATATCTTATTACAACAAATCGGGTATGTGTCCAAAATGTTTGAAAGAAAAACAAGATAAAGAACAAATTGACAAATGGTTACAAACAGGAGATACCGGATATTCGATTTCTTCTACGATACGTGGGTGTATAAGAAAATATATATATGATGAGCAGAATGGAAAATGCGCAATTTGTAATATGGACGATATATGGAATGGTAAAAAAATTAATTTTATTTTAGATCATATTGATGGTAACGCAGCAAATAATGATAGATCCAATATGAGATTAATTTGTCCTAATTGCGACAGTCAATTAGATACATATAAATCAAAAAATAAAAATTCTGCTAGAAATTTTAGACATAATTACAATGAAAAATATTCCGCTAAAGCATCTTAGCGGTTTTTATCCTTATAGTTTAACTGGTAAAATATCTAACTTTATATTTAGAAGTTCAATGTTCGAATCATTGTTAGGATACTGTGACTATGGCAGACTTGGCAATGCAGCGGATTGTGGTTCCGCCTTATATGGGTTCGAATCCCATTAGTCACCTTTATTTGCGCCTTTCGTATAATTGGTAGTACAACCGGCTCCAACCCGGTTAGTCAGAGTTCAAGTCTTTGGGGGCGTGTTAGGTAAGTTCCAGATACCTTGTAGCGAAAAAATCTGGCGGGATTTAGTCAGGACGAGACGCGGCTAAGTTTTTTAATAATTTTACCGAAAATTATATGGAAAGTTAAGGTTCCAACAGAATATATGACCTCCACTTATGGTTATATATTCGATAAGGGTAGCTGCCCATCTTAACACAAGGGAGAGTAGCCTAGCGGCGAAGGCAAGGGACTGTAAATCCCCCACAAAGAAACATCGAAGGTTCGAGTCCTTCTTCTCCCATGAGGTTGACAAATTAAATCAAAATTCCATAAAACAAGTAGATAAGTTTTACCATGGAAAGTGCTTGCACTTTGATTGGGTTTATTAAAGGTTTTGTCTCTGATTGCAACAGATAATGAGCCTTTGAGTCTACAAATAAATAAAAGTGAGGAAACTTAATTGGTTAATATCAGTCAAAAAGAAGCAGAATACTTACGTAATCATGGAAGAGCTTTTGATGTGCGTGTACGTAATAAACACCATAAAAGTAAAGCAAAAAGCTATTTTCTTGTAGAGCATGTTCGTAGTGTCGAGATGTTAAACAGATACAGAGAATCAATCAATCAGACCGATTTTCTTACTGTAAAACCGAGAGATAAAGATTTTCGATTTTAAGCAGTAAAATAATTTGAAAGTTGGTGTTTGACATAGGCAGGAAGAAAAAAGAAGATGGCATTTACTTTATAGGTCAAAATGCTGACGATGTTACAGGTAGCTGCACTTATATAAAATATAATGGAAAAAAAATATTACTTGAATGCGGATTATTTCAAAACAATAATTATCTGGATTCATATAATATCAATTCTCAGAAATTTCCATTTAAACCTTCAGAGATCGACTATGTTTTTGTAGGACATACACATGTTGATCATATTGGTTTACTTCCAAGGTTAATAAAAGAAGGTTTTAATGGAAAAATTATCGCTTCACATGCAACTGCTCAATTAATGAAGCCATTATTATACAATTGTGCTTTTATATTGTTGAGTGAAGCAAATGCTTTATCATTTAAATATAAACGTAACTACTCTCCTATTTACACAGAAGAGGATGTAGCTACGACTTTAAATTATATATATGAATATGATAATGTACATGAATTATATGTTCTTGATGAAATAGTTTCTTTTAAATGGTTTGAAAATAGCCATTGTCTCGGAGCTAGACAGCTTCAATTAATTCTTAAAGATCAAAATGGTGTATCAAATTCTATATTATACACTTCTGACATTGGATCCCTTAATACAAAAAATCATTATGTTCCAAATACTGAAATCCCAGATACTTTTAATAAAGTAACTATTATGGAATGTACGTATGGAGAACCAGGCAGAATTAATAAAAAGACAAGAAAATTTGATTTAGAACATTTAAAAGCAGCAGTTGATACGGTTACAGAACGTGGAGGAACAGTAATCATGCCATGTTTTAGTTTCAGCCGTACACAAGAAATTCTTACCAATTTATATAACATTTTTCATGATGATATAAATTTCAAATATGACATTGTAGTTGATTCAATATTATCATGTGATATTTGTGATCTATATACGACTCTTCTATCTGAAGACGATTTGAAATTATGGAATAGTGTATGCAATTGGGAGAATGTGAAGTTTATAAAAGAAAAAGAAGATTCCTTAGCATGTGTAAAAAATCATTCACCCAAAATTATACTAAGTAGTTCCGGATTCTGTACAAACGGTAGGATCCTTTCTTATTTACATGAATATTTGAATGATGAAAAAAGCATGGTGATTTTTAGTGGATATACGGGAGCAGACAACTCTTATTTATCCTATCGTATTAAAAATTATAAGGAAAATAAATTTATAAAAATTAGTGGCGATAAGGTCGAAAATAAAGCTGACTGTATTTCTTTAGGTACATTTTCAAGTCATGCCAATAGAAATGAACTAATTGAATTTGGATCGAAGGTAAATACAGAAAAATTAGTTTTAGTTCACGGATCTGTTGTCGCGAAAAACAGTATAAAGGAAGACTTAAAAGAAGCCATATCTAAAGAAAACAAATCATTTAAAGTGATTGCTTCATCAAAAGATATGGTTATTTATTTATAGGAGAACAAGGAATATGGAATTTTTAGACATTTTAGAAGACGATAGTCTCTATCAGAGCACTATCAAGGAGCATTTAAAAGAAAGAAAAATTATTGTCAACGAAACTATTGATGACAATGTTATTGAAAATATATGTTTAATGATCATGAAATGGAATAAAGAGGATAAGGCACTTCCAGCATCATGTAGGAAACCAATTTATCTCTATCTCAATTCAGATGGTGGTGATGTTATTTCCGGGTACCAGGTATTAAGCTCTATTAAGACATCTGTTACTCCAATTATTACAGTGGGATTTGCCAAATGTGCTTCTATGGCATGTTATATTCTGGCTGCAGGACATAAACGTTACTGCTTCCAAAATACAGTAGTTCTTTATCATGATGGGCAGACTGGATATGTAAGTTCATCTAATAAAGGTAAAGATATTCAGAAATTTTATGATAAATTAGAGCAACATCTGAATGATTTTATGGTAGAACATACAAATATGACCGCAGAATATCTTGAAGAAATCAAGGATCGTGAATATTATATGTTCCCAGATGAAGCAAAAGAAAAAGGAATCGTAGATAAGATCATTGGTATCGATTGTGAGTTATCAGATATTCTTTAATACTGAATATTAATTTAAACTTTCACAAATATCATTTTACTATTATACATTCAATATGTCAAGGAGAATAAGGAGAATAAGGAGAAAATAACATGGAATTAAAAAAAACTGTTAAATATGATGGTAAACTCAAAAGTCTTCATATGGTAGACGAACAACTTGTAGATATGGATGGTGAAATCATTGATATTTTAGATATCTTTGAAAAGGCATATGGTGATAAACCTTTTGACATGTCTACTACTACTAAGACTGAGGAAATCATCAATCTTGATGAATTAGATTAAGGTATTTTATATGGATAATAACGAATTTCTAAAAGAACAGCTTGATCTTATTAAGAAAAAACAAATAGATACATCTATTGAGTGGCAAGATGTTGCAGATTTTCGTTCTAGTCATGGTAAAGAGCCAGAGCACCGCGATACAATTCGTAAAGGGTCTAAATTACTTTTAGAATATATAGATGCAGGATGGGATTTATTCCCATCCTCTTCTATTCAATTAGGACGATTTTCTGATGAGATAGCTTTAAAAAAAGAACGTATTAAATTACAGACTGAAAAGCAAGAATTTAATAAATGGATTCGTGAGTATTCTAGGGATGAACTAATTGCCGAACATATTGTAAATGCTGTTAATCAATTACAGCCATTAAATGTACCAGGGTACATTCCTCCAGTACATATGAATAAAGAATATCTTCTTACAATTTCGGATGCTCACTTTGGTGTTGAATTTGAAATTAAAGATTTATATGGAAATACTCTAAATGCATATAGTCCGGAAATATTTAAGAATCGTATGTGGGATTTATACAATAAAGTTATTGAGCAAATTCAAAAAGATCATATTCAAGTTTTAAATATTTTTGAACTAGGCGATGCCTTAGATGGAATTCTTCGTGCAAATTCTCAGCTTATGCAGTTGAGATATGGAATTATTGACTCTGCCATATTATATGCTGATTTTTTATCTACATGGCTTAATGAATTAAGTAATCATGTTCGAATTAAATTTCAAATGGTAAAACGTTCAAATCACAATCAGCTGAGATTAGTAGGACAGCCTAAAAATGCTTTTCCAGATGAAGATATGAGTAAATCCATATTGGTTTTTATGAAAGAACGTTTGAAGGATAATCGTAATGTTGAAATTATTGAAAATCCAACCGGTCTTGTATATGCACAACTTGCAACATATACAATTCTTGGAGGACATTTTGAGACAAAAAATCTAGGTGATTCTTTGAAAGATTTTTCAAAAACATATCAAGTGCCTTTGGATTATATTATTTCAGGTCATTGGCATAGTTTGGCTACTGGAGATGTTGGGATTAATTCAGAATATATTTCTGTACGTTCGATTATTGGTGTAAATCCGTATAGCTATTCAATTAATAAGGTGTCAAATGCAGGAGCCTCTATGTTTGTATTTGAACAAGGAAATGGTCTTGTAGATGAACATCATTATAAATTGTAAAGGAAAATATTTATGGAAACAAATAATGAAGAACAGTTTGTCGAGTTCGACGAAATATTAAATTTTATACATGAGAATACTGGATTTGATAAAGAAGTTATTGAAAAAGTGCTTGATGCAGAAACGAGATTTTTAATTAAATCTGGTATTGCTACTGAACTTAAAGAATAGTATGAGTGGCGTTGCTGCTTATATTATACATTTCAGGAGAGCGTTCTTGCTCTCCTATTTTCTGGGCGTATGGCGCAACTGGCAGACGCGCCTGACTTAGGATCAGGTTTTTGTAGGTTCGAATCCTACTACGCCCATTTTTTTATTATGAGTACAAGGAGGAGTTGTTTATGGCAACAACTAAGAAAATTGAGCCGGTAAAAATGACTCCGACTCAGATGAAGAAAAAAATAGAGGCACTCGAAGAAGAAATTCGAGTATATAAAGAAGATACCGCATGGTGTTATATGTGCGGAAAACCCAAAAAGAAAAATAGAGAAAATTTTTATAAAAATACTGATCCTTTAGTTAAGTCTGGATATGCTGCTATTTGTTCTGAATGCGCCAGAAAGATTGCATTAAGAACAGATGAAAATGGAGAAGAACATAAACCGACAAAAGAGTCAATTATTCTTGCTCTTCAGTATTTGAATAAACCGTTTTTAGAAAATGTCTATAATAGTAGTGTTCAAGCAGCTGAAAGAAATGCTGGTATTCCAGGAGCAAAACAAAATGCATGGAGTACATATATAAGAACTATTGCAATGCAGCAATATTCTGGAAAACAATTCAAGGATTCTGATTTTTTTAAACAAAAAATTATATATGAAGATGAAAAGACTCCTGCAGATGTTATAAAGGGCAAGGAGTCCCAGGATAATTATGAAGGTTTTGAAAAGAATAAAGCTGATGTAATTAGGTTGATTGGATATGATCCATTTGAACAAGAAGCATTGTCTGATCAACCATTTCTATACTCTCAATTAATTGGGTTACTTGATTCTAGTGAAGACGCAAATGACGATATGATGCGTACTGCTTCTGCTATTTCTATTGTAAGAGCATTTTTACAGCAATCGAAAATTGATAATGCTATTGCTACTTATATGTCTGACGTTCAAAAACTTAGAACAAATTCCGCTACAATAAAAACACTACAGGCGAGTAAAAAAGATCTTACTGCCATTATTAAGGATCTCGCTGCTGAAAGTTGTATTTCTTTAAAGAATAATAAAAATGCTAAAAAAGGTGAAAATACTTGGACTGGTAAAATACGTAAAATCAAAGAAATGAATTTGCGTGAAGGTGAAGTAAACGGATTCGATATCGGAACTTGTCGTGGCATGCGTCAGGTTATGGATATGAGTAATGCTTCTATATTGAAGCAGCTCCGACTGGATGAATCAGAATATTCTGATATGCTAGCAGAACAAAGAGAAATGATAACAAAGCTTCGTGATGATTTGGACAATTACAAAGAAATTTCTCGTATTTTATTACGTGAAAATATTGATCTTAAAGATTATATGGAAGAACATAATTTAATAGAGCCGGATAATTTAGTTGATTTGAATGAACTATTCTCCTGCTTCTCCTCTGATGAAGAGGAAGAAACGGAGGTGACTGGTGATGATGAATCCGGATCTGATTCAAGAGCTTCCGAAGCTTAATTATTGTGAACAGGGAAATAAGATTTTTGTAAAGCCTGGAGTTTACCCATTATCTTCACGCAAACTTGAAGGTTTTATGAAAATTGCAAATCTTCAGAAATATTATCAATGCAATCCTGTAAGATTTATAAATGATTTTTTTAATATAGAATTACTTGATGCACAGGCATGGGTAATTCAGAGAGCCTGGAACTGTCCGAATGTTTTGTTAGTGTGCACCCGTGGATTCGGTAAATCTACATTGATAGATATTATGATCATGGCGAAAGATATGCTATTTAATAACTATTGGACCTATATTGCTTCCGGTTCTGGATCGCAGGCTGAACAAACGTTTACGACGCTTGAAAGGCTTGCGAATGATAATATAGATACTATGCTTGGTTCTACAGGTTATATTTTTAAGGCAGAAATTGAAATTAAAAATGCTGCTGGAGATGGCTTCAGTCATTCTTCTAATGGATTCTCATATTCTCTTTATAATGGTTCATTTACTCAAACACTTAACAGTAATGTAGATAAAAAAAGAGGTATGCGTGGTAGTGTTGTATTTGATGAATGTGGATTCCTTGATGAAGAAATGATGTCGGTATATGCAGCTTTTGCAATTGTAAATAAAAGCTTTAAGTCTGGTAAGGATCGTGATGGCAAATCAATCGATCGTAACCGTCTAAGATGTATTCCATCAAATATTCCAAACCAATTATTTTATATTTCTTCTGCTTCTTCTACAGATACAAAATTCTATAAGTTATATAGAGATTTTAGCAAAAGACAACTCATGGGAGATCCTGATTATTTTGTAGCTCATATTGATTGTGAAGTTGCATTTAAACCAACTATTCGTGGAGAAACAATGGAGCCTTTGTTAACACCAGGTACAGTAGCTGCAGAAATGCGTTCTAATCCAGAAAAAGCGCGTAGAGAGTATTATTGTGAATTTACTTCTGATGCAGGTGCCAATGCGATTATTCGTAGAGGTGTTATTGCGCGTAATGAAGTGATTCGTAAACCAGTGTTATATAACGATACTGGTAAAAGAAAAATTGTTATCGCATATGACCCGGCTCGAAGTCGAGATAATTCGGTAATTTTGGTTTGTGAAATTTACTCTGAAAAAAATCAAGATGGGGATCTTGAATATAAAATGAGACTTTTAAATTGTATAAATCTTATTGATATAAGCAATAAAAAGAAAAAGAAACCTATGCAAACACCAGCCCAGATTGAATATTTGAAACAAGTTATTCTCGATTATAACCAGGGTGGGGATGAAAACTACAGCAATATTCTCGGAGTTTATATTGATGCCGGTTCTGGTGGTGGTGGTGTTAATATTGCTGACTATTTAATGCCTGATTGGAAAGATAAATCCGGTAAAACTCATAGAGGACTGATTGACAAAGAATATTCAGAAGAATATGTTAAAAAATTCCCAAATGCAGTCAATAAGCTTCATTTAATGGAACCAACTAAATACAAATCAGAAATGTATGAAGCCATGATTGAGATGATAAATCAGGATAAAATTGAGTTTACGGCCACATACGATAACAAAGGATATCTTACAATATTTGATATTGATAAGGATAAATATGAAAAAACTAAAAAAGATCTAATTGCCAAATATAAAAAACAGAAAATGACAGATGAAGAAATTGATTACAATGTTCAAAAAGAATTAGATAAACTTCAAAATGTTAAGAGCCATATTGAAAAATTAAATTGGCAAGAAGAAGCTTCTCTCTCAAGTATCGATGCATTAAAAGAGGAACTTGTAAATATGATCCGTATTCCACGACAATCAGGAAAAGATTCATTTGAATTGTGTCCTGAAAAAGCTAACCGTCTTCATGATGATAGAGCTTACGTTACATGTATGTGTTCTTATGCTCTTCAAACTGAACGCCGGAAAAATATTACTGCAAAACGTAAACCTAAAGTTGACAAATCGTTAGTTCAAAAACTTACGATTAGAAAAGGCGTTGTACATTCTATGTTCGAAACTTAATATAATTATATGATATTTCAAAGGAGGTGCTGTTACTTGGCTAGACAACAAGGAAATATTTCTGCAAAAAAAGTTTCTACTGCAAAAAAAATTGATCCAGCACCTTCTCAGCTGAATAATACGGCTGAAATGCGTGATTGGTATCAAAAAAATAAAAAAAATATTGAAAATTATGCTGCTGCTATGGAAGGAGCAAAATCTCTTCGTGATATCACTAAGACAAGCACTAAAGCAGTGACAGCTTATAGTAAGGACAGTCTTCGTACTTACCTGCAAAATATTGGAAGTAATGAAAAGAATTTAAGAAATTTATCAAGATATCTTTATTATCGATGTCATGCTTATTATAGATTAATTGCATATAATGCAAACATGTTTTGTTTAGATGCAAGATCTGTTATTCCGGAATATGATATGGTTGCAGGAGTAGATACGAATGCCATGCTTAGTTCTTATCAGGACACATTAAATGTGTTGGATAAGTTAAATCTTCAGTATGAGTTTTTAAAAGCTTATACTATTTGTTTTCGAGAAGATGTTTTTTATGGATGCGCTTATTATGATGAAATAGGAATGTTTATTCTTCCGCTTGATCCAGATTATTGTAAAATTTCTGGTATATACAATACCGGTGATTTCGCGTTTGTAATGGATATGAGTTATTTCAGATCCAGACAGACTATGTTGGAATTATGGGGTGAACCCTTCCAGTCAATGTATCGTGCCTATGAAAGTGATACTACAAATGGAAAGTGGCAGCCTATGCCAGATGAATATGCTATTTGCTTAAAAGCCAGAGCTGAAGATTGGGAAACTGTAGTTCCACCATTCTCTGGTTTATTATCTGGAATTATCAATCTTATTGATTTAGACGATCTACAGGCTATTGCTGACGCTCAGGATATTTATAAAATGATCTGGTTAGAACTTGAAACGATAACTGGTAGTGAGGATCCAGACGATTGGAAAGTTAATCCGGATATTGTTATTGAGTATTTTAACAGGATGATTAATGAATGCCTCCCTGACTATACTTCTGCTGCTATTGTGCCAGGAAAATTAGATCAGATTTCGTTTAATAATGATAAAGCAACAGATACGAACAAAATAGCAAAAGCTACAGAAACTCTTTTCAATTCTTCTGGTGGCGCTCAAATTCTTAATAGTGCTACCATCTCAGGTACAACAGCCTTTGGAGCAGCAATTCGTGCCGATACAGAGTTAGCTATTTCTATGCTTCTACCACAGACTCAGGGATGGGTTAACCGCTTCCTTACATATTGGGTCTCTAACCCAGCCAAGGTAAAATTCTTTGAAGTTTCTGCTTATACAAAAGATGAATTTAAAAAAGAACTTTTGGAGGGGGCGCAAAATGGTCTTCCTACAGCTCTTGCATACAATACTCTTAATCAATTTTCTGAAAAAGAAACTCTGGCATTAAATGTATTAGAGCAGCAGGTTCTTGGAATATCGAATTTATTTGTTCCATTGCAGACTTCATACACTCAAAGTGGTAGTTCAGATACTGGTGGTGCCCCAACAAAAGATTCTACAGAAATCACAGACGACGGAGAAGCATCAAAAGATAAGGCTGATAAAGCTAAATAAGAGGATAATAATTATGGATAATAAGAAATTTATAATTACAACAAACGATGAATCAGCTTCATTGCTTATTCAGACTGGTTTTCATCTTGTAAGCCAGAATGGTAAACAGTGGACTTTTTTAAATGACAACAAAATGCTGTTTAACAATTTAAGTGATGTTGTCTATTCAGATAAATTATTTATTTGATTACTCCTCTTCTATTTGAGGAGAATTACTCAAAGAAAGGAGGAAAATCTTGAAGAAATTCTTAACTATTGACGATTTGATTGAATTTTGTATGAAGAATAATTTTTCTAAATTCAGCAGCAAAGAATCTAATGCAGAAATTAGTGTCCAAATGCCAGCAGTCGCTACATTTGGAAAGTCTGACGATAATAAGCATACAGAAGGATTATGTCCTTTTAATGCTACCGCGTATCATGATCATGTTAATTTAAACAAATCTAATATCAATGAAGATACATTTAAGGAAAATACACAATCTATACCATATCGCCCTATTCTGGCAAATATCGTTGAAAATTCTGATGGTAATAAAGATTTTGGATCACATGATTTTACAGTGGAAACTGATGAAAATGGAGAAGAAAAAATCACTTATCAGGAACGTCCAGTTGGTGTAATCAAAAAGGATTATGCAATTGAATATGATAAAGAAGCCGGAGTTAACAGAGCTGTAATTCAGGGATATCTCTGGGAAGGATATTGTCAGGACGCAATTGATATTATGCAGCGTAGACAACAGGTTGATTGTAGTGTTGAATTGAGTATTAGAGAATTATCATTTAATGCTAAGGATAAAGTGTTAAATCTGGATGATTATTATGTTAGTGGATTGACTTTACTAAATGAAAATGTTGGTCCAGGTATGGCTGGAAGTAATGTTCAGCTTGCTGATTTTGAATCAAAAAATTCTGTATATTCTAATTTTGATGTAAATACTAAAATGCTTGAAATGTTAGAGAAGATTAATGCTACTCTCTCTAATTTCAATAAAAAAAATGCTGATGGAAAGGAGGACAATCAGGTGAACAAATTTGAAGAACTTTTAAAGAAATACGAAAAAACTGTAGATGATATTACTTTTACATATGAAGGTCTTTCAGATGAAGAACTGGAGGCTGCCTTTGCTAAGGCGTTTAATACTGATCCGGCAGGTGATCCTGCTCCTACAGAACCAGAAAAATTCGTAAAATCATTTGAACTTTCTCACAGTGATATTCGTTGTGCACTTTATAACTTATTAAACGCATATGAAGAAGCAGATAATGATTGGTATTTTATTAATTCTGTATATGATTCTCATTTTACATATGAGAATTGGGATGGAGATAAAATCTTTGGACAGGCATATAAAAAAGATGGCGACAATGTTTCATTTGATGGTGAAAGATATAATCTTCATCGTGAATTACTGACTGATTCTGAATATTCTGAACTTCAGAATATGAGATCAAATTATGCTGCAATTTCAGATAAACTTGCTTCTTATGAAAAGAAAGAGGCTGACGAAGCTAAAAATGCACTTTTTGAGTCAGATGATTATAAAGGAATTTATGAATCAGAAGAATTCAAGGGTTTAAAAGAAAATCATACAGAATTTTCAGTTGATGAATTGAAGTCTAAACTTGATACTATATTGCTGTCATATGCTAAGTCTGGCAAGTTAAATTTTGCTGTTGAAGATGGTGATATGCATGATAATAACGCCGGAAAAAAAACAGTAAGTAAAAAGACTTTTGGAAATCCATCACAGACTAAAAAGAAAAATAGATATGGATCTTTATTTGCATAATGCAAAATAACATATTTGTTTTATGATGTAGTAGTGGAATATTTTCCACTATTTTCTATTTATAGAAAGTACATGTCGTGAGACAGCAATAAATCTTTCTTTTCAAGGAGGAAAGATATGTGGAAAAATATTCCTAAGAATTATGTTGATGAAAAATATCCTGAATTAATTCCGCTATTTAAAAATCGAGAAGATGCTCATAACGGTGTTTCAAGTTCTAAAAAAATAGAATTTGTTTGCCCTTGTTGTAATAAAATTTATGTTCGGTCTATTTGTGATATTGTTCGTTCGGGAAGAGTGCCTTGTGTAACGTGCTCTGATGGATTTTCATATCCAGAAAAATTTATGGCGAATGTTTTAAGTCAATTAAATATTGATTTTAAATATCATGTTAAAGAGCCTTGGACTCAAAGTTATATATATGATTTCGTTTTTGATTATAATAATTGTAAATACATAATTGAAACTGATGGTGGTTTGGGGCATGGACATAATGAAATATCAGATAGAACAAAACAAAAAACGATTTTAATTGATAAGACAAAAGATGATATAGCAAGGAAAAATGGATACATTATGTTGCGTATTGATTGCAATTATAACGATAATAATCGATATGAATACATAAAAGAATCTATTTATACTACTCTCTCATCTATGTTTGATCTATCTTGTGTAGACTGGGAGAAATGTCATTTAAGTTCATTAGAGTCTAAATTCAAACTTGTTATTGATTGTTATAAATCTGGTACAAAATATCTCGACGAGCTTGAAGTATCGACAGGTATAAAACAAAGAACCATAATAAAATATTTAAGAGAAGCAATGAATACTGGAATATTGGACAAAGAAACTATTATGAGTACAAATCCATATAAAGATTTACCACCAAATGTCAGATTCATTAATGAGGGACATTTTAATAGTAGAAGTCGTCTTGTATATTGCTATGAAGACGCTATTATATTTGATTCTATTGAAACTGTATCAAATTATTATGGATTTCATAAAGGTAGTTTACTTCAAGCAATAAAAAATAAAAATGGATTAATAAAAGGAAAGCATTTTAATTTTTATGATAATTTACCTGAAAATTTTGAATTTATATCTCAACAATTTTCATCTGATAATTATCCTAGAAATAAGCATATATATCAATATGATTTAGAAAAAAATTTAATAGCAGAATATGTTAATGCGAATCATTTAAGGCAAATGCATCCGAATTATTTTTATCAAAATATATGGAAAGCATGTAATTGTTCTCGGAATACAGCATATGGCTTTATATGGTCGTTTGACAAATTTTGAATCACTCCTTTGGGAGTGATTTTTTTATTACTAAAATTTTGAAAGGAGAAAAATTATGGCAATTTCTTATCAGATTTCTAAACATGCCGTGGCCTTCCCTTCTAAGCTTGTTGCACAGAATGGTGGAGAACACATTTATAACATTACACTAACCTCTGATACAGATAATGGAAATCTTGTAGCAAGAGGCGATTTTGAAGATCTTGACCGTTACACAGAAGCTGCTGTTACTACATTTGAAGGTAAAATTCAGAAACAGGCTGCTAATGGTAATTGGTATGTAGAGGTTGTTGATCCAGGAGATGCTTTGTTTGTTTATATGCAGGCATTTATCGCAGAGGATTGGACAAATACATGGAAGAAGGAGTCTAACTTCTATAACGCAAAAGGAGACGTTGTAAGAGGTTATGCTCTTCATAAAGGTGATGTATTTGAGGTATCTGCTGAAGGATTTAATGGACAGCCAGCTGAAAAAGCGACAGTTACTTGTGAAAACAAGAAATTAAAAATTGGTTAATTTAAGGGAAAGGAGGAAAAATCTAATGAAACGTAAAATGACTTTTGCTGATTTAAGTGTACATGTTCAGGAAGTATTTGCTAGCATGTGTAAAGATGGTGTTACACCAGAGGAAAATTATGAAGGCTTCAAAAAGCTTACATATGATCTGAATCATAATCCAAACGAAATGTTTGATGAAAATGGAAATAAAAAGACCAAACGAGACGCAGAAGATGCGGTTCGTAAATTTGTATATGCAATTATGGGACTAAACGAGAATTCTACAAAACGTGACAGAAATCGTGCTATGAAGAAACATGGTACTGAACTGTTCGAAGTTATGGAAGAAGAAATTGATATTAAAGTCGAAACAGGTTTTAAAGAATCAGAATTCTTCAATAACTATGTAGAGACAAGAAACCTTTCCCGCGGAGATCGCCAGGAATTCTGGACAGATGATAAAGTTGTTTTATCTACAACAAAAATTGCGGGCGATCATCATGACTTTACACTTCAGAGACTTGGTTCTGGAGAAAGTTATACTGTAACCACAAGTGTATACGGTATTGCTGTTGGTGCTGATATTGATCTGTATTTGGCAGGAAGACTTGATTGGTCTAAATTCACAGATCAGTGTGCTGCTGCTTTCGTTAGACAGATTCAGAATGATATTTATGCGGAAATGATGAACGCAGGAAAGAAACTTCCAGCTCAGTTCCAGGGTACAGGCGCTCTTTCAAATGCTACTAAGGACAAGCTGGATGAACTGCTTGAGGATGTATCTCTTGCAAATGATGGTGCTCAGGTAGTTATTATGGGTACAAGAACTGGATTACAGCAGTTCCAGAAACTGATGGATGTTGATTGGATCACAGACGATCAGAAGAAAGATGTTGCTACAATGGGACGTCTTGGATACTATGGTCCATATACATTAGTTGAAATCCCACAGAGATTTGCTCTGAATGATACAACTAAGAAATTAATGGATCCTAAGACTCTGTTTATTATGCCGCAGGTTGAAGATAAGTTCATTAAATTCGTTGATGTTGGTGAAACAGAAATCTATGAAATCACTGATAAGGGTGATCGTATGGATGATACAATGAAATACGAAGTACAGAGATCAATGGGCGTAGGAACACAAATCGGACGTTATTTTGGCGTTTGGACTTTAGCCTAATTTTTTTTATTGTAAATTAATATTATAGTCGTGTGTCATATAGATGCACGACTATACGAATAAAAGGAGGAACTTTTCATGGCAACTACTGCAGTGAAAAAGACAAAGACTACTGAAACTGCTACTGAATCTGTTGCAGCATCTGTTACGGAACCTGTTACATCTGAATCAGCAAAAACAGTAGAAGTAAAAAAAGAAAAGAAAACTTATGCCCCTACTGATGGGATTCCATGTAAATCTATTACTAATGGTGGACTTTATATGCCAGGGCTTAAGTCAAATATTTTATACACATGGATTGATGCCGGAGATGTAATTGAAGTTGAATATCAGGATCTGCAGGCAGCAATCAGATCAAATAATGGTTATGTTATGAATCCATTTTTTGTTATTGAGGATGAAGAACTTGTTGCACAGTTTCCACAGCTTAAGAAAATTTATAATACATTATATTCTGTAGGTGATCTTGAAGATGTAATTACAGAACTTTCTCCCGGAGATATGAAGGCTACTATTCTTTCACTTCCGAAAGGGGCACAGGACTCTATTAAACATCTTGCTTCAAAAATGGTAAGTGACGGTAGACTTGATAGTGTAAGAAAAATTAAAGTGCTTGACGAAATCTTTGATACAGAAATGAGTATTATGACAGGACTATTTAATTAAAAATAAGGAGGTATATTATGCCTTCTCTAAATTACGAAGAAATATACTCAAAATTTCGATTAAAAGCAGAAGCTTATGATATTTTACAATATCGTGAAGATGATGTAAGTGCGGTTTTTATGCCGGAATATTTACATGCATCAATAAATAAACCTTATATTCGAAGACTTTTTTCTGAATTGAAACTTGGAGATACAGTTCAGGAATTGACATATATAATGAAATATTCTGTTGATGATGATTTTGATGCAGAATTTATAACTGATATCTTAGGTATAGGTATGGTAATTGAATGGATTACACCCAAAATTAACAGCCTGAATAATACTCAGCAGGTATTTGGATCTTCTGAGGAAAAATTTTATTCTCAGACTAATCATTTAAATGGTTTAAAAGATTTAAAAAAATCATTAATCAAGGAACAGAAGAACTTGATTAAAGATAGAGGTTATATATGGAATAGTTATCTGGATGGAAGTAATACATAATGGATACAATTTACGGACATTTTGATGATTTACAAATTGAAGAATATAAGGAAAAATTACACAAAGAAATGTTTTGGCTTCTTTTATATAAGGATCCAAAAACAAAAGATGAATTTAAAAATGTTGACTTTGAAAAATATTTTATCAATTTAATGAAGAAAATCGATGGTTTGAATACTCTTCTCTTCTATCCTGTAGAAATTGTAGCAATTATGAGTTTATTACAGGCGGCTCTCAATGAGACAAGAAGTGATGATTTTAATTATCGTTCTTACCGAAAATTGATACTAGATGCGCATTCGTTAGTAGACAAAATTAATTCTAGGAGTTGATTCTATGGTTACTGCAGAAATGTACAAAAATTATTTGTCATCATATGGCAGTAATCTAGCTCAGGTAAAGAAAAATCAGTCTGATGCAATTATGAATAATTCTTTTACTGCCGATGCACAATATAAAAGAGTTTATATTTTAACAAAAGATGGATGGAAATGGGAAGATGCTAAATATCAACGTCATGCCAAGCTTTCCATTCTTAAAGATGCAGTGGATTATTATTTACAATTTCGGCCTAAAGTACATTATCCAATAGGAAGTTATGTGTTTGTTCCTGATGATACTGACTTCGATATTAACATATCTGGGCACGAACTTGATAATCCGCTCTCACTTCCAGACGAAAGAATTACACAACTGTGGTTTATTGTCGGTAGAGATGATGCGAATGCTTTTGTTAGATATAATATATTAAAATGTAATTGGAAATTTCAATGGATTTACGATAACAAATTATATAAATGTTGGGGTTCAAATAGATCAGCTAATAGCTACACAAGCGGTCGTTGGGATGATCAATATACATCTTCGCTTGATAATCTGACAGCTGCATGGCTTCCAGATATTTATTATGCGTATGGTAATAATTTATATGATTTAGGACTTAGTGACGATCGTACTATTATGCACGAACAACGTTTTATGCTTACGAATAACATTCTTGACCCAAAAGTCTATCAGGTCACAAAAATAATAGATCTTAATCCTTCTGGAGTAATTAAACTTTCCATAAAACAAGATGAATTGAATAAAAAAGTTGATAATGTTCAACTTAGAATTTGCAATTATTATAAAGGTTCTGGTGATCAAAAAACAGAGATTATTCAGAAACCTCAAACAATGATTACAAGTTCACAAATTGAATGGATGTATCTAAATGACGATGGTGAAATCGAGCCATTATTGGACCGTTCAAAACAGTTTCTTTATATTGGAAAAAATTCATATTTTGAATATAAACTTCCTTATGCCGATCTTACTTCTGAATGGAATATTAGTCTTGTTGACAAAAATTCCGAATATACAGAAGAAGAAAAATCATATTATGAAGGATTAATAAAATTGACTGTAATAGATAATGTCACTATATCACTTAAGCCTGGAAAAGCTCATAGTTTAATAGGTAAAAGATTTAATTTATCAGCCACAGATAATAATGGAGACAATCATTCTTCTATTGAAGTGGAGGTGCAATTAGATGAATAGAGATATATCACATATTACACGAGATCTTGAAAATAAGAAAAATAATGACATTATTTATAAAAAAGATAAACTGTTAAAACTATTCAATGAGGATCCTGATCTTAATGAAATTTTAGGAAAAAAAGATAAACGCCCGTTGAATAAATATACAGATAAAAATAATCCCACAGCTCAAGAACTAAATGAGCGAAATTTAATCATTGAATATAATAAACGAGTTGATAAGAAGCAAATTCTTCCTATATTAAAACTGAATGGTATTAATAAAGAAGTATTAAATTTTATTATGTTTGATATAAATGATACTGATACATCATATTACAATAAGGCTATGAAAGTACAAACACTTATAGTTATGTGTTTAGTTCATGAAGATGATCTTGATACAGAATATGGGATTGTACGAACAGACTTATTGAGTTATATCGTAAAAGATCTTTTATGTTGGACGAATTCTTTGGGAAATCAACTTAAATGTATAGATGATTATGGAGATATTATTGACTCTAGGTATTATTGTAGAACGTTGAAATTTGAAATTGAATGTCCTAATAATTTATATGCAGGAATGAATAACAAATATGACAATTTCCAAAGAATCTGAAATTGATGCACTGAAATTATATTTTGGTGAACCATTTGTTATCGAAAATGATACATATAATGACATTATAATTAATCAACCTACAATAGGAGACATTATAAAAAGTGGTGAGAAAAAGATTTATTCTACTATAAATATTTTTATTGCCAATCCTACTATGTATCGCATGCAATTATGGGATCTTGGTATTGATTGGAATAAAATGTCTGACTTTTCTTTGTTTTGTATGCTTGTTCCAAGTATAGACTCAAAATCTACAAAGTTACTATTCGGTGACTTGAATTTCCAATTATTTCAATTGCAACAAACACAAACAGAAGACGGGGAACCGTTTTTTTATTTACTTAATGAAGAACAAAATGTTCAGATAGATGAAGCCGCATATCTACAGATGGCTTCGTATTTAAGAGCTATGTTCAACACTTACCCAAAAGTGGAAAAAGCCAGGGGAAAATCTACAAAAGAATGGATGATTGAAGAAGATCGCATGAGCTTCGAACAACACAAAAATGATGTTTACAAATCCACTCTTCTACCACTCATATCTACTTGTCTTAATCATCCCGGTTTCAAATATAAAAAAAATGAATTACGTGAAGTTGGCATTGTTGAATTTATGGACAGTGTTCAAAGATTACAAGTTTATGAATCTTCTACTGCTTTACTTAAGGGTATTTATAGCGGCTTTGTTGACGCTTCAAAGATTGATAAGAATGAACTTAATTTCATGAGAGAAATTTCTCTCAAAAATTAATTTCTATATACAAAAAATTTAAAGGAGGAAATCATAATGGGATTTACATTAGATGATATCGTAATCGACCGTGTTCAGTATGGATATGCTGAAGATCTTAGCGGAAATCCATTATATGCATTAACTCAGCTTCAGGATGCAACTATTAATATCAGTGCTGAGTCAACAGATGCAACAGATAATCAGGGTAACCTGATCAAACGTTTCTGGAAGGCCAAAACAGGTGAGTTTACTGCAAATAATGCAATGATTAACCTGAACGTTATTGGCGCTGCGTCTGGTGAAGGTAAAAGAACTGCTTCTTCTACTAATAAAATTAAAATGCCAAAAATTATTACTGTAAAAGCTGGTGCAAAAGCAACATTAACAGGAGTTGTTGATGGTACTGTAAAAGTAAATGCTTTCAGCGCAAATGGTTCCATGGGTACTGCATATGAGAAAGATACCGCTGCTGCAACAGATAAATACGCTCTTACAGAAGGGGGAGAATTTACACCACCTACAGCTGCAGGCGTAGATACTTACATCGTTATGTATGAAAGAGAAGTTGAATCTGGTGTTGCTATTACTAATAAGGCAGATAAGTTCCCGCAGACAGTAAAGCTTACTTTAAAGGCTCTTGCTGTTGATCCATGTCATTCTGACGTTCTTAAAGGAGTGTATATTGTACTTCCATCATTCCAGGTATCTCCTGAAATTGAAATCTCTCTGACAACTGACGGACAGCTTGCTTACTCTGGATCTCTTCAGGTAGATTACTGCTCTGCTGATAAAGCTCTTTATCACATTTATTGGGCTGATGAAGACGAAGAATAATCATTAGATAATATAATATTATTCTAATTACGGTCGGTATGTGTCATAGCATACCGGCTGTTTTACTATCCATATTCAAGGAGGAAAACATGGTTAAGAAAAATAACAAGAAATGCATTTTATGCGGAAAAACATATACATATTGTAGTCGCTGTGAAGAATTCGACCATCTTCCAAGATGGATGGAGATTTATTGCAGCGATAATTGCAGAACAATCTTTAATACATTAACAGAATATAATGCTGAAAACATTACAGCTAGAGAAGCTGCTGAAAGAATGAAAGATTGTGATATGTCTGATGTCAGTAAATTTCATGAAGTAAATCAGAAAATGATTGCAAAAATTCAGAAAGAAACTGCTGATATTAAATTACAGAAGATCTCAGAAAAAGATATTGTTGAGCCGGATTCTGTAGTTGACGAAGAAAACAGCGAGGAAATTGAAACTCGTAAACCAGTACGTACAAGAAAACGTAAATAGTATTTGAATAGTGATTTTTTAGGGGTATGTCTCACTATTCGAGACTACCCCTTTTTTCACTTTTAAGGAGTAAAAGGAATATGAGAATACAATCAAATTTGAAGCCGCGTGATTATACGGAGAAAGAAGTCTGCAGGATTATAAATCCGAAGCAGCGTGATTTATATATTAAACATAGAGTATTTCCGATAGATATGTATCCAAGTGTTACGGATGACGGAAAAGATATTATTGTTTACATCTTTTTAATTGAAGAAACCAAAGAGCTGTTTCAGCAATGGCTTAATCATACACTTGAATAAGGAGAACTCTACATGAAAGAAAAAATTTTAGATAAACAAGTTCTAAGATATGTTATTGCTACTACTGTTTCTGGCAAACCAACATATCTCAAAAAGAAATTGCAAAAAATTGAATACAGTTTTGTAACAGATATTGACAATGCTACTAAATGCTCATCTTATGCTATTGCAGAGGCTGTAAGAAAATACTACGAACATGATACTCATGATACTAATGCAGGATTGATTATTATTCCGGTTGTTATCAGTTATGAATTAGTAAAAGAGGTTTAAATATATGGATAAATCAATTATATTGACAATTGATCAAAAGACATTAGATTTGTATACAAAGTATTATTTTTTAGAACATCCAAGAGCCAAGAAAATTCCTATTGAAAAACCTTGGCATCCTTCGATTAATACTTGGATGATCTTACCACGTATACAGATGAATGCGTTAAAACAAAAGTGGAAGGAATTCGTAAAATTCTGGGTAAAAATAAATAAAATGGATAATAGGCAGTTAGATGATTTTGATCTCATTGTAACTGTCTTTTTTAATACAAAAAGACGACATGACGTAGATAATCAAATTCCTAAGTTTATTTTAGATGGGTTGACTGAGGCTGGGGCTATTGTAGATGATGATGAAAAGCATCTGCACTCTCTCACTTTAAAAACCGGATACGATAAGGAAAATCCAAGAACAGAATTTGAATTTATCATACATGAACATACAGAAAATAAGGAATAAAAGGAGATTCATTATGAGCGAAATAAATAAAGTTAATTCAGATACAATTGAAAGAAAAATTGATGTTCCAGAGTTTATCAGACGATATAATCTCTTGAAAACAGATGAACAGCGAGATGAATTTGTAAAAAGTACAGTTTGGAGAACTTATTGTCCCGTTTTAGAAAAGAAACTTGTTCTTCAGACCATACTCGAAAAGTCTATTACTACTGGAAAAAATGGGGTTCAGTATATTGATATGTTTTTATCTAAAATCAATATGACTACTACTATCCTTATTTTATATACAAAACTGAATATAGTAAAAACTGATGATAGTACTACAAATGCATTTCAAGATTATGATTTATTATTTGAAAATAATCTCATGAATAAAATTTGTGAAATTATCGGAGAAAGAGAATTGTCTGAACTTATGAGTATTAATAGTTTGCTTATTGGTAATTTCCATGAAGAAAATAAAAATATCGAAGCATATGTTGCGAAATATACAGAAGCATTTGCTACTACTGTTGGTATGTTTGCCAACGAAGGTATTTCTGAATTAATGAAATATGTAAAGGAAAATGGAATTAAACTTGATTTGAAATAAATTATAGGAAGGGGGCATTTGATATGACAATAGAGGAATTTGCTCGAAGGATAAAAAAATTAATGGCTGATATCCCACAGCCATTTTCAAATTATTTGGCTGAAGCTATAGCTCCAGAAGTTAAAGCCAAAGTTAAAGAAATATTTGATAAATGGGTTAACAATTATTATGCGAGTTATTCCCCAATATATTACAGCAGAACATATGGATTAAGAGATGCATATGTTTGTGAAGTATACGGAAATCTTCTTGTATTTGAATCAGATGCCTCTTTACTAAATGGATCTCATAGAGTAAGCAATGAATATATTTATGACCGTATGTTTTTTGAAGGATGGCATGGAGGCGCTGATAAAGGAGAAGGTCATCCGGCGCCAGGATCATTATATTGGAGATCTCCATTTAAAGAGTATACACATTGGGGAGCTATGGCTGCCTCATCTGCTGCTCCTGGACCTAAAATTCAGTCAGACGTAAAAAACTATTTTAAAAGTGGAGAATGGCATAAAAAAGTAGAGGCTGTAGGGATAGATCTACTTATAAATCGTTATGGATTATAATATAAAGGTTGGTGAACAATACATATGGCAAAAATAAGAGAAGAACTTGAAATAGTAAGTAGTGACGATCTTAATTCATTGCTTAATAGATTAAATAAATTAAAAGATGAAATTAAGGATACTAACAATACAACAGTTAAGCCTAAGACAGATTCGTCAGAAATTGATAAAGCTAATATAAAATTAGACAATTTAAGAAAAAATGCTCAAAGTGGAATTGATGCAAAAGTAAATGTTCAACTTGATGCTTCTGATTTAAAGAGGCTCAATAATCTCCCAACTGCAAAAGCAAAAGTGGATTTTCTAGTAAATAAAGGCACTATCAGCAAAAGCATTGGTAAAGATTTACAGGCCGCTATTGGGAAAGCTTATTCAGATGTCAGTAGAAAATTCAAAGATTTTCCAGGGCTAGATAAAGAGCCTAATATATCTCTTGATAATTTCATGAAAAGAGTTCCTGAATTATCAGCTCGTCAAAGAAGTGGCATAATTCAGACACTTACGGATAAGGGCATAATATCAGATAAAAATATTCCTGAATCATACGAAACTGTATATAGATTAAAAAGCTACTTAGAAAATGCTAAAAAAGCAGTATCTAAAACTATTCCGTCCGAGGCGTTTACTGCCCCGGATCTTTCTTTATCTGCAACAGAATATGGTAATGCAATTAATGAACAAGTGAAGCTCGTACAAAATGTACTTAATGCTTCTAAGTTTTTTGCTGATTTAAGTTCTAAAATGAATGTTAAAGCTGCTGCAAAAGTTTCACCTGAAGAAATGTATAAATTAATGGGCGTTGGTTCTGAAAAGGCTGATACAGGTAACTATGTTGCTTATCTGGCAGATCAGATTGCTAAGAAAGCAAATGTATATGATATTATCGATCAGGTTGTAACGGGCGCTCTGGATCCGACGCAGATCAGTCAAAAAGATATTGCAAATAGCATTTCAAAAATTACTAAAAAGAAAGAATCTACACCTAAGGCTTCTTTTACTGGTAAAACTAAAAAAAAAGTAAAACCTGTTATTGATGATTCTGATGACTCAGATCGACCAGAAGGAAATATTGAAAAATTATATGATGAATTAAAAGATGCATATAAAAATTTTGTAGAAGCAAGAAAAGCAAGAAAAACAAATAGTATTCATCCATCTGATTATGCTTTAAAAAGTGCAGTATTTAGAGAAGCGTATGCAAAAGTAGCACCACATTTATTTGATGATGAGAAAGAAAAATTTGTTGGTCCAAAACCTATGAATCAAGAAGTAGCACAATTAGCTGCTGATTCTACAAGAAAAACAGTAGAACAGATTTATTCGATAAAGAAGCCGCTTAAAGATCTGGGTTATTTAGGGAATAATCCCGATGTGTCTAAGATATTCGATAGAATTTCCAACAGAATTATTAAAATTAATGCCGATAAACTCAATAACCGCGATAATGAAAATGGCGATACTGATGAAATTATAAAAAATATTGGAGTAATGAATAAATTAGCAAGTCAGCTTGAAGATATGATTCATGCTGACGGGCATGTGGATTTTGCTATTAAAAATCTTCCTACTATTACGAAACCAGCTACTACTGCTTCATCGTTACTTGATAATTCTGATATTAAAAAACAGACAGAAGAAACTGCAGATGCTATTACTAGAACAGCAGATCAAGTTATTGATGCAAAATCCAAAGAAGCTGATGCTGTTGTTGCTGCAAATGATAAAATTGCTGAGTCCGAGAAGAAAGTAACAAATCGAGTTACAGATGCTGCAAAAGAACAGAACGATACAATCAAAACTGTGTTTGGTTTGAAGAATGTTAATTCTAATTTAACAGAAGAACCTGTTACTCCTCCAGAATTAGATGGTTTAAAACAGCTTTCTCAAAGGGAATTTGGCGACGCTCAGAAATATATTAAGGTGTATGAAGATACCAACAGAACTATATACACCCTTACTCAGACATATAAAAAACAGTTCGATGCTAATGGTAATCTATTAGCTGAGGGATATGAAAATGCTATTGCATATTATGATAGTTATGAGAAACTTAAGGGAGAAGCTATTAAATTAAGTAAAAAGATTAACTCTAATTATGCGAAGCTTGATACGGAGAAATATAAATCCACTGATAAACAAAATCCTAATTATCTTAAAAAGTTACAAGATGATATCAAATCTGATCAACAAGACTTATCTGAATTACATAGAATTGCAAGATTAAATGCATCTCTTCCTGATAACGATTATATGTATCAGAACTTTACTCAAGCACTTCGAAAAGGATCTGCTGAATCTGCCAGATCACTATCTGCAACTCGTAAAACAAATCGTGATAATTTCAATGTAAAAAAAGATACACTAAATACGGATATTTCTAAACAGATTTCAGATATAGAATCTCTTGGACAGGCTGGTACTATTGCTGCTGGAAAACTTCAGGGTATACAAAAAAGTTTATCTACTATTACTACTCCTGCTGGGTTAGAGAACGTTCAAAAACAAATCACAGATATTAATAAGCAGTTTGATTCAAATAAAGCTCGTGAATCTGCTTTAAATTATGTGCATAATCTGGAACAGGGATTGACCGGGAAGCAGAATGTTGTTATTGGCACTAAAAATGCTTCTGATAATTTTGTTGATAGTATTAATAAAGTAAATGGCACATGGACTGGACCGTTAGCTAATTTAGATAAAACATTTAAATTTAATCGTAATAATACTGCGACAGAAATTGACGGATATATTGCTGATGCAAAAAAACTTGGAGACATAGGTAAAGCATCAGCGGAAGCGTTTTCTCATTTAAAAACAAATCTCGAAAGCTGTTATACAGAATCTGGATTAAAACAAATCCAAACACAAATGCGCGGAATTTCTAAAGAAATGTCTACTGCAAAAAAACAGGCTGATGAGGCTGCAAAAAATTCAGAAACTGCAAAAATAAATGATCAGTATACTCAGATTATGTCAGATATGTCTAATCTTGAGAAGAAAAATAAAGAACTTCGTACTGCTTTAAAAAGTGATAAAAATTCTGATTATATCAAAAATATTACTGCAGAACGTGATGCTTATAAAGAAGCAGTTAAAGGTGCCGACGAGTATATTGAAAAGCATAAAGAAGTTATTGGCGATAAGAATGTAAAAAAATATAATACAGCTAAAAGTCGTGCGAATCAAATTGAAACAGATATTGAAAATGATATCGCTGCTCAGACAAAAGCAATTGATAAAGAAGCATATACAAATAAGTATACTGCTGCTATTGCCGATGTGAAGGCTTTAGGTGAGGCTTATAAAGAGCTTAATAATATTCAAAAAGAGGCATTCTCTAAAAAATCCGGACAATCTGCCACTACTTTAGATGATTATAATCAGAAAATTGTCGAAGCTCAGAACAAAATAAAATCTTTAACTACTAAAGTACAAGATTTTCATAACAAAGTATGGAGTTCTGATGCTACTCAAGCGGATAAATTAAATCAGAAAGTATTTGATAATTATGAAAAGCAATTCGATAATATGTCAAATACTAAAAACAATTATAAGTCTGATTTAATGGAAGCGATGAAAACTGCATATCAATTAAAAAGATCTACAGAAGCAAAACTTTTAAAATCTGCTACGAATACCTCATTAGATGTTGGTCAGATATCAGAATTAAAAGGTAAAAATGGATATGCGACGCAATTATATGCTTCATTGCGAGATCAAGTCGTCGATCAGTTTGGTAAAGATTTCCAACAGCAAGCAATTTTGGGATTAAAAACAAATGCTAATAATCAGCGAAATGATATTTTGAATACAAATTTCAAAACTCTTTCAAATGATATAGATCAGTATGTTTCTAGTGTTACAAAAGCAGGACGTGCTTCTAAAGGATTTCAACAAAACTTTTCTGGACTTTCAACAGATCTTGTAAACTTGCAAAATACTTTTTCAGATCCTTCTAAACTAAATTCACAAGGTGTTACAGATTATTTTGATCAAATGAGTAATATAGCTCAACGTTTTGGAAATTTAAAATACACTTATTCAAATGGACAAGGAAAAGCAGAACTTGACTTTACTCAGGCTCTAGGCGAAATAAATGGAGAAAAGGCTGTAGGGAAAAACAGTAATTATTTTAGATTAGCCGGAGAATATGTTCAAAGCTATAATAATATATGGGATAAATACAATAAAGACATTGAACAGTTTGCTGAAGGAAGCGAAGAAAGAAAGAAACTGACCACACAAGCGGAAAAAGATTCTGAAGATGTTGTAAAAAGTATGCAGAATCTTGCTAAGAATGCTTCTAAGTATAATCAGGTAACTGATAAAGGTACGGAGCTTGATTTCACATCAAATAGAACTCGTAATACGAAAGATGCTTCCGCATTTTTAAGTCAGTATGCTGCTTCTATTGGATTAACTTCAGAAATTTCTACGAAAATTAATGAAGCGACTGGACAGGTAACAAAAACATTTACTGATATTTCTGGTAATACAGTAACATTAACTGGAAATATTGATAAGCTTAATAATTCTTTACGAGTAACTCAATCACTAACGTCTAAAAATGGATCTGGAATGTCTTCATTTGGAAATACACTTAAAGGTATGGTATCAGGAAACTTTAAAGGTGCTATTGCAGATATTGCAAGTTATGTTTCTTATTTCCAGGTGACCATGAAAGCAATTCAGCAGGCCAAACAAGGCTTCAATGATTTCTTAAATTTCCAAAAAGACTTAACAAATGTTAGTTACACAATGAATTTATCGCCTGATCAATTACAGAATCTTGGTACTTCTGCAATTGATATGGCAAAAGATTTATCGATGTCCTTGGATAATACTATGGACATTTATAAAATCTATGCGAATATGAATACTACTGCTTCTGAAATTCAGCAAACAGCAAGACCAACTGCTATCTTAAATAACTTAAGTGGCGTTGATGCCTCTACTGCTGCCGATCAGGTACAGGGTATTTTACAGCAGTTCCATATGTTAGAAGATGGATCTACTACTGCTGCTGATGCCTCTATGCATATTGTCGATGTTCTGGATAAAGTTTCCGGAAGTGTGGGAATTGATTACGCTAAAGGTATCAAAATTATATCTGATGCTGTACAGGCTTCCGGTCAGGTTGCTTATGATGCAGGTATGTCATATGAACAGCTTGCAGCTATTACTGCTAAAGTGTCAGAAAGAACTCGTGAAGATGGATCTTCAATTGGTAATGCTTTGAAGACAATTATCACAAGAACTACAAAAGTCGGTAAAATGCCACAATATGCCGACGAAGTTGACAATGCAACTTTATCTAATGCTTCTGCATCTCTGCATGCTATAGGTGTAGATGTTTATAATCCGGATGGATCTGACCGTGGTATCATTACTGTTATGTCTGAGCTTAAAGATAAGTGGGACGATTTAACTGACGCACAGCAAGCCAAAATCGCATTCGATGTAGCAGCTACGAGGCTAAAAGCTAGCCTCTGTATGAAGAAATTCATACTGGAATGATTTTAACTGCAGGTAATACCTTAGAGCCTTGCACCACAATAATCAGGAAACTAGATTATGAAGGTTTGAAAACGCAAGGATTGGTTGTTCATGCAGCGAAGCACCCTAACGTATTCCGTAGATCATACGGTACTTGAGTCGAGGGTGAACGTTCAACGACTAGATTCTCGTCGAGCTATAGACAAGAGAATAAAGGTGGAAATCCTGAATATCTATAGCAATAATCGTAGGGCGCAATCGCAAATGGCGTGGGTGAAAACCCCTTAAATCGAAAAGGACACCCTAAACCGTAAAGGTCGGTAGGTGAAGAAATAGTCTATGCTTGCGTAAAAGCGCAAGTTGTGTTAATATGCGTATAACAAATATAACATCAAAAATTATAAATATAAAATTTATTTATATAGAGGAATTTATGGGAAGAAAAATTATTTTAACAGAAGAACAAGAAAAAATTGTCAAAGATTCTTATCTTTCAGGAATGAGTTGTAATCAAATATTGAAAAATACAGGATTCGGCAGAGATGCTATTAAAAGATGTTTAGTAGATGCCGGAATTTATAATCCTGATAAAACACGATATAGAAAGTATTCAGATGAAGATATTGAGTATATTAAAAAGTATTATCAAATTGGTGATTGGGACTCAATATTTAAGAAATATCCGTTTATGAATAAACAAAATGTTTATGATATGGCAAAGAAGCGTGGATTTTCAGCTGATTTTTATTTTTGGAGAAAAGAAGATGAATTAATTGTTAAAGAGAACATGTATAGTAAAACTTTTGAGGAAATATCTGATTTAATTGACAATCGAAAATCTTCTTCTCAGGTAAAGCAAAAAGCATTTAAATTAGGATATAGAAATGATGATTCATGGACTGAAGAAGAAATAAATATTCTAAAGAAAAATTATTCACTGATCCCAATGATAGAAATCATGAAATTATTACCGCGTCATAAAACAAAAGATTGTATTCAAATGAAAGCATCTCAGTTAAATTTGAAATCGTACTATTCTTTAAATTGCATGTGGACCGATGATGAAAAAGATTTTATAAAAAATAATTGGAAATCTATGTCCGATATAGAATTAGCTGACAAATTAAAACGCTCTCAAAGAAATGTAAAATACCAGAGAGAAAGACTAGGATTGTTTAGGTCTGATCCATTTGGAGAAATCAATAATCGTTTAAATGATTATTTAAGAGGGCGTTCTTATACATGGAGAAAAAATAGCATTAATGCATGTAATAATAAATGTGTCTTAACAGGAAGTGAAAAATTTGATGTGCATCATATATATCCTGTTAACCAAATTATATCAGATATATTATACGAACTGAATTTGGAAAATAAAAATTTAGACGAATATGCATCCAAAGAATTAGAAATAATCGTGACTAAATTTAATGAGAAACAAAATAAGTATCTTGGCGTATGTGTAAGGCAAGATATTCATAATTTATTTCATAGTATATATGGTGATATTGCAACCAAAGATCAATGGGAGCAATTTGTAATTGATTTTAAAAACAATAAATTTGCTGATTATATAGCAGCATAATATATTAACACAAAACGAATGTTGCGAATTCGTTAAATGAAACAGAAACTTCAAAGTTTAAGTCTATGCTTGATGCATTCACAGACTCCATGTCACTGGCAGAGGAAGCAACAACCGCAAATGGTAATGCTGAAGCTAACCAGGAAAAATACATGGAATCAACCGCTGGTAAACTACAAGCAATCAAAACACAGATGCAGGATTTCTGGGTTAATTTCTATAATTCAGGTACTGTAAATGGTGTTCTTGAATTTGTACATAGTTTAACAGAAGGATTTACGTCACTTGAAAAAACACTTGGACCAATACCGGCATTACTTACTGCTGTATTTGCAGCAATGACAGTAAAAAATGCAACAATGGCAGGATTAAAATTCCTGAGTGGTGGAGGTCTTGCAACAGTCGTAGGTTAACCCAAAAATCTAAGGGTTACACGTTATTTTCCGATTTTTTAACAATGAGCCTATCTACATAGAGATTCATATCAATGTGTGGAGAATAGCGACTTAAAATAAATAGAGGATTAACACGTCGAATTCACTATTCTATGCTGATCTCATAGTGAAGTGAGCGAAAGCTCGTGACAACGCACGTACCAACCTGATTTACGATTTAGTCATATGTGAAACGTTAGTAACAATTACGCAAGTAATGACGAGGGAAACATATTAATAATCAGGAGGAGTAGAGAGAGCACCCTTCCTCGGAGTATATTATATACATACTTTTAATGAATGTTCCATGAGCGGCACTTCTCTTCTGCCGGATCGCTTTATGCGAAAGAGAGAAATTATATTTGATAAAAGAAAGACACCGCGGTGATCAAGCGCAGTGTCTGTAAGATAAGCTTTGAATTTTAAATTATTGCAATTTAACCTTTAAAACTTTAATTGTGTGGGTTTCACCCCACACTACCAGAGTTGTATTTCTACTTCTCCGGTGTCTCGCTTGCAAACTCGCAATTAATATCAATGCTCTGTTCTTTCAGGTTTATTGATGTCACGAGTTTTGTTGGATTGTGCTGGAACACCATCCATAAAGCTGCAAGTAATACTAAAACCGTAAAGAATCTTTTAATTGCTATCTTTGCAAGCTTAAATTGATGTTCTTCTTTCTTCATGTTCCACCTCCCTTCTGCCATATGGCTAAAGTAAATATAAGTGGATTTTGATTTCGGACAGAACATCCGATTTTGATATTTATGATTGTAGGTGTGTGCAAAGCCGAGGCACACTCTCGGCTATCCTACAATTAGTAAATATATCACTAGACTTTATTGTTGTAAAGTCAGAACGTAAGTTCATTCTTTTTCATATGTCATGCACCCAATGATTAGATATCGTTTTGTCCTGCCATATTCTTCTGAATCAGTTTGGGCATAAAGTGTGTAGATGTTTTCAAAAGGTTTCGGAACAGGTTTTTTACAAAACGGAGCCGAATGTAAATTTTTTCCATACGGATCTAATTCTTTTCTAAAATTGTCAAGAAAATTCTGTTTTTTGGTTTGTATTTCATAATCCGACCTATTCTTCAGGTCTGACATTGTAATAGAATATTCTGTTTGACAATATTTGCCAGGAAAAATATCTTGAATGACAATAACTTCACATCCACATATGTCAAGAATTAAAAATGGTTTACAGGAATAATAAAATTCTGTGAATACCCATCGTGTACTTCCATATGAGTTCATTGATATGCTATTTTCAGGAGTAACTGTTAATGATAAATTTGCAATATTTTTATGTAACGCTTTCGTATAAATATCTTTGACCGGTTTATACTTTGCATATTTGCTTTGTGAGACAGAAATTAATTCTTGAAAATCGTCTGGCAGATTTGAATTTATGTGTCCAATCATTCTTATACTAAGGCTTATATAATCAGGATCAGATATTGATAAACCATTATTATGTACCAGAATTTTCCTTAGAAGTTTTTTATCGACAATTCGATAATCTTCCCAGAGAGTATTTGATTCTTCTTTTAATTTTAGAACATCTGGAGTATTAATTTCATCCCAAAATGATTGCTTAATTTGTTTTTGAGATTCACCGATTTCTATAATCTTTTTTATTCTATTGATTTCTTCTGGGCTATAATTTTCAGTATACATATGTACTCCATTCTGAAAGTAGGTGTTTATATGATTAGCTTAACAAAAAATAATAACATTATTATTCCGTCTCAGATTCAGTTTGAAAACCAATTTGCCGTCTTGGGGCTTCTGGAATCTCCTTTGGCTGCGCGCTTAAGAGAAAATCCAACTGATTTATATGTTGTATCAGTTTCTGCGGTTTGCCGTAACTGTCCTCTCCGTAAAACACGATTAGGTTGTACCCAATGTAGCCGACTTTGTTGACAATTATCCTTGTTTAAATGCTACAACTTTGGCAAATTCTACAGCTACATCATGCGCTACACCCTCAACAAATTCAAGAGTATGATTCCCTACTTTACCAACAATATTTTTAGTTTTATCCCAAACAGGTTCTGGTTCAGTAGCATCAATGAATTTATGTCCTACATATGTAATTTCATTTATTAAACACTCATTAATATATGGAGAGGTCTTAGGATTTCTATTAGAAATTTTAATAAACCCAATTTCTTCAAGTTTCATGACGGTATACATAATATCTTTGCTGTCATATGTCTGATTTAATGGCGATGCTAATAATTGTTTAAAAGTTACAGGTATAAGAGAAAATGAACCATCTTGCAATTCTCGATAATCAATATTATTTTTGCAATAAATCAAAACATCTCTTACACATTCTTCGTTTAACGTCATACTTATTACCTCCATAAGAAAGGATTAAAAATGAATACAAATTATAAAATTTTATCAACTGTTGTAGATATTACGCAATTGCTTCATGAAAACAATTGTACATATAATGAATCATATAAAATATTACAGATGGTTATCAATGAGTTAAAACAACAGCAGGAAAATATAGAATATCCTACAGTAGATGATTATTTATCTAATCATAAAACCCATAATGCAAATAATCAAGTTATTGCTGCATTAAATCATATAGATGGATATTGCTAATCACCTTCCTGGCCACCATTTGTGACCACACTTCTGACAGAGATTTTTCTTCTGAGATGCACCAATCCAGCCGAAGAGTCCGTAACCTTGTTCTTCTGTTGTAACTGACGTGGAACCACACCGTGGACAACGGACGACGTTTTGCGAAGCTGGTGATTGTTTCGGAATTGGAATCGGATAATTATCAGTATTAAATTCAAAATATTCAAAACCATGGTTGACACATTCAACAAAAAATTTATATGTCAAGTGCATCTTGTCATTTTTTTTCCACCAGTTAAAAGTTTTACATATTTCATGAGTAATATCTCCGCCGAAGAAACTTTTATCTCCACCAAATTCAGGAGTTTTCTTTTTTATCAATTCTGGATTTAAACAACAACGATATTGCCAAGATGCTCTTTTATAAAGTCTTTGTTTATTTTCTTCTGAAATCATATCGTATTGTTTTTTTATATTTGATATATCATATTTTGTACCATTAACTAAGACAGTATTTGTTTTTTCATTGTTAGTAAGAGGATATCCGCAATGAGGACAAGTTTTTGCTTTATCTGATACTTCTTTACTACATTCTGGACATTTAATAAGAGCCATTTATTATTTCCTCCCTTTTATGCATTATTATACACTTTACACTCGCAAATGTCATTAGGTAAAATCGGAAAACTAACTAATGTATTTAATGCATTTAAACAAAGTCCATTTAGTAATAAAAGTGACATGATTTCTTCCTTAGCTGCTTTCGGGAATATTAATAAGGCTGCTAGTTATCTTAATAAAGTTAATTCAGATGGAGCCATTAGTAATACTGCTTCTAAAATGTTATTATATAAAGCCTATGCAGCATCCGGAATAACAAAGGAAGAAGCTGGAGAAGCACTAAATAACAATCTTGCTGGTTCTTCAAAATTTGGATTATTAGGGAATATAAAAAATGTTGGTTCAGGTATTGCAGCAGTATTTAAATCAATTGCTCCGATGATGATTCCTCTTATTATTGGTGCAGCAGGTATTAAAGCAGGAAAAATGCTTTGGGATAATGTACTCACTGATAATGCAGCACAAAAGAATCTACAAGAATCAGTACAGAAATATAAAACTGAAAAATCAGATCTTGATAACCTTCAGTCACAAAAAGAAACAAATAAACAACGTGTTTATGAATTAAGAGCTAAAAGCAATCGTACTGCCGCTGAAGATAATGAATTAAATAATTTACTTAATGAGGATTCTATTTTAGATGCACAAATAGGATTAAAAAAAAGAACCGTTACTTCAGCCCAGAAACAGCAGGCTCTTGATGCAAAAAAAGCTTTAGAAAAGCGAACCTTCCAAGGAGAACTTTTTGGCAAATCACCATATCCAGTATATCAAGATACTAATATCGGATATGCTCAGAAATTAATGAGTGGGCTTGAGGATGAAAAACAAGCTAGAAAAGATGTTCTTAATAATAAAGAATGGTCATCAGAACGAAAAGAAGCTGAATTAAAAGCGAAAGATAAAACAATCGTATCATATGAAACTGAACTTGCTGATGTCATGTCAGATATTTCAAGTAATGCACAGGATCTTTATGATGAAGATGGAAATTTGATTGACAAGAAAAACACACAAGATCTTGCAAACAATATCAATGATTTATTTAAAGCATATTCCATGTTAACCAATTCTTCTGATTATGTTTCAGATAAAATGGATAATATTTTTGCTTTAAGTAAGTTTTCCAATCTAAAAGATAAGTTAATCGAAGCCGGAAAATCTGGTGGAACGGACGCTATTAAGGATTTAATTAGTCAAACTAAAGATCTTGATGAAGCTATGAGCAATGCTGGAATTGATGCGGATGATTTGGCAGATGGAATTATGGCGATAGCTGATCCTGATGCTAAAAATCTTGAAGGCATCAAGGATAATCTTAAAGATATTTTTGGCAAAAAATATAGCTTCTTTAAAGATAAAAATGACGAAGATATTGAAGGATTCTGGGACTATCTTCAGGACAATAATCTTAATCCAGAAAAAATGAAATGGGGCAAAGAAGATATTTCGGATAATTGGGAAGATTATCTTAATTCTAAGAGATCGACCGAAATTGTTGATGATACAACTTTTGCTTCTCGTTTCAAAAATTCTGCTGAAGATACAGCAACTGATCTTGACACAATAACTGACAATTTCCAGACAGATATGTCAAGTATCAAATCTTCAATGGATTCTATCAAATCCGGTACATTCCAGAATTCAGATATTACTGATCTTATCCAGCAGTTCCCGGAACTTGCCACAGAGACTGATAATTTACAACAGGGATTACAGAATCTGGCGTTCGATAAAGCAAGCGATGCAATCGGTAAAATCAGAGACTCTGTAAAAGATGTAACTGATCCGAAACAGCTTGCTGCCGCTGATAAATATATTCAGAGTATTATGGATACTATGGATCTGAGCGGATTTGATATGAGCAATGCTAAGTCTGCAATTCTTGGTAATTTAACAAAGAATTTAGCAGACAAACATATGGCCTCTGTTACAACACCAAATCTTGTAAATCAGTTAATGTCAGAATATGGAAATGATGAAATTGCAGTTCAAGCAATTATGAAATTGTCACTTGATCCATCAATGGCAAATGCTGATCTCGACACTTGGAAATCTAAAATTGAAGATACTAAAGTACAGATTCAGTTGGATACTTCAGCTAAAAATCTGGATAATCTCTCAAAAGAACTAACTCGTCTTCAAACTGATGCTTCCAATCAGCAGACAAGACTAAACAATAAATCTGCTTATAATATGAAAGCTACTGCTTCAGATTACACCAATTTAATTGAAAATGGTGACAAACAGATTGAGAATCTTAATAATCAGATTAAAGAATATCAGAATAATATCGATGCTTTGAAAAATAGCAAAGGCTTATCTCCTCTTTCTGATGAAGATAACGAACAAATTAAGCAGTGGCAAGATCAGATTCAAGCTTCTCAGATGTCTATTGAAAACATGAAGGCTTCTCAGGCCGATTGGACAAAAACAGCATTTAATCTTCCAGTAACTGATATGCAGAACACTGTTACCGCTCTTACATCAGCTATTAGCGAAATGCAGACAGAAACAGGTCTTACATCTGATACTATGGATAGTCTTAGAACACAATTCAGTGATCTAAAAGATGCTCATGTTGATAATGTATTCGATCGCACTGCAAAAGGTTTGAAAATCAACACAGAAAGAATGAAGGATTATCTGGAACAACAAAATGAATTCATGAATTCTGATTTTGCACAACGGATTCAGGATTATCAGGATCAATTATCAGCAGGTAATAAAGATTATACTCAGCAAGGATTAGAAAATCTTAAAAATCTGCAGGCACAGTATTTTGCTCAGTATCAGGAGGCGGCAAAACAATTCTCTGATTTCCAAGCTATGGTTAATGCCGACAATCTTTCTACTGAAGGCAATGAATATACTACAGCTAAGAGTTATCTGGATAACGCAAAAGATCTGTATGATAAAGGCTTAGTTGGTACTCCTCAGTTTAAAGCAGCTGCAAAATATTTCTCTCAGAATGGTTTTGAAGATGCTGATAATTTCATTGAGAACTACAACAAACTTAAAAATTATTACACTGATGATGCTTCCGGTCCAAAGAGATTTTTAAGCGATCTTGAAGCTAAGGGATTGGCCACTTACAAAACTCTTGAGGATGGAAATCAGCAATGGATGTACTCTTTCACTGATACTCAAGAAGCTGCAGATGCTATGGGTATGAGTCTTGAATCATTCGAATCTATGTTTGGTAGATTGAAAGATTATGGCGATACAAATAATTTTGTATCTTCTCTTGAAGAAGGTGCCCTGAAATCTGAAGAGATTGACGATAAACTCATTGATGCTCAGATTAAAATGGGAAAACTGAAAGCTAGTGGTGCAAATCAATCCGCTCTGGACGATCAACAAGCAGTTATTGACAATTTAATTGCACAAAAAACTGGTATTACTCAGGCTATATCTGATTTCAAAGATGGTACTGTTGATCGTAAGATTCAGGATATCAAGGATGCCAAAGGTTCTATTGACGAATTAAATCAGTACATAAAAGATAATGGTATTGATAAAGATTCTGATTTAGGCAAGAAATATATCGAATCAATTCAGGAACAAGCTAAGAAGACAGGCATTAAATTAACACCTGAATTTGAAGTTGATGAGGCTGCTTATAATGAAATGATCCAGAGTTATGAAGCGAAAGCTAAAGGCTCACAGATCAAACACTTCCAGGATGTCAACGAAGGAATTGAAAGTGGTAATACTGGAGATTACTCTGATTCTGATGTTGAACTGGTTAATAAAATTAAAGATGCTCAGGAACAGAAAAGTGAAGCATTACAGAACGTTATTGATGCTGTTAATTCATTGGATAAAGATCAATGGAATGAAGCAAACCAGATTGAATTAGGCAATGGAGCTTATGAATCTGAAGATCAGGGTATTCGTAATGTTGAAGATGCTCTTCAGGGACTTTCAGATCAATTTGGACTAACAAAAGAACAGGCAACTGCTCTTCTACCGGCTCTTGAAGCTTTAGGTGTTGTTAATATTGATCCTAATGTTGATATGACCGGGCTGGATGAATTGGATCAAGCTACTCAGGACGGAATGGCTTCATTGCGTCAGATGCAAGCAGATGGGGATATTAAACTCTCATTTGATGTGGATAGTAGTATAGAAGGATTATCTGTAGATAAACTACAATCACAAATTGGTGAATTAGAGCATATTAAAGTAAATTTTGACGTAGATTCATCTGAATATAAAGCAATTCAATCTATGATTGATCAACGTGAAATGCAAATGCATGTTCAGATTGCAGTAGATAAAACCGGTGATATTGATAAGTTATTATCTCTTAATGATGAAGAGTTGGCTCAAAAAGCTGAATTGGACGTAGATGTCAATACCGAAGATGGTAAAGCTAAAATCGATGAACTACGTTCAAGTCTTGAATCTTTATCAGGTGATACACCTGCTATATCGGTTAAAATTGACGAAACTCAATTCCAAGCATTGACAAAAGAACAACAAGGCCAAGGAACTGTAACTTTCAAACCAGAATATAGCGAAGTAGATGCCTACCTTGCTGAAGAGAAAAAAAGCGAAGGAAAAGTAAAATGGTCTAATGAGACAGGTTTAGTAGATGTTTATGCTGCTACCGAACATTATTCTCATGGTACTGTTCATTGGGGAAATGATATTTCTGCCGTTCAGACCTCGTTTACTGCTACCGGAACTGTTAATTGGATAAATTCAGGTGGACCAAGTGGTGGTTTGAGTAAAACAGTTGCATGTTCAACTGGTACATTTAAAGCTGAGTCTACAGGAAGCGCTTACAATGTTTTAAATATTACACCGGCTCATGCAAGTGGTACGAATGTTGCTATTAAACAAGATCAGCAAGCTCTTGTAAATGAAGTGGGTGTCAACGGTCACGCTGAATCAATTGTTCGTGATGGTGTTTGGAGTTTAATTCCTGGCGGTGCTCATATAGAGAACCTGAAAAAGGGCGACATTATATTCTCTACTACTCAAACTGATGCTCTTCTTAAACACGGAGCTATTCAGGGACACGCTAGAGCTTATGCAAGTGGCACTGTTACTTCTCCAGGCATTATGAAAGCCTATGCTGCTGCTGGTAATACTCCGGGATTCCACTTCCAAGGCGGGGCTGCAACTGTTAAACCTGCCGGATCTGGAAATTCTGGTAACTCCGGTAATTCTGGTCTTCAACATGCAATCGAAGATAATACAGATGCGGTATCAAACAATAGTGATGATACAAGTGACGCGGCTGATGAAGTAAGCGAAGCTCTTCAAAATGTAATCAAGAAGCTGAATGATAATGCTATGGATTGGGTTGAAGTTGCTATGGATCGTCTTGATCGTATAACTTCTAGGTACACAGATCTTGCCGAAAGTGATTATAGTCATTATACAAAAGCTCAAAAGTATTATAATAAAGCTCTTGAAAATACAGATAAAGAAATCAAGGCTGCTAAAGAAAGCATCTCTGTTTATAAAAGGAAGTCCGAAGAAGTTGCAAACAATGGCGAAGTAAGCAAATATCTTACTCCTGCTTTGAAGAAAAAAGTTCAAGATGGCACTATTAATATAGAAACATTGGATGCAAATCAAAAAGCTGCCGTAGAAGCATATAAACAGTGGTACGACAAGTATCTTGACGCCGTTCAAAAATATAGAGATAAGAAAACTCAGAAACTTGATTTAGCTAAATCTAAAGTTGATAATGTTTACGATTCCTATGATCTGATTATCAGTAAGCGTAAAGCTAAAGAGGAATATTATGCAGCTAAAGCTGAAAATCGTATAAAGAGCGGAAAATCTCAAAAAGTTGGTTCGGTATATTGGAAAGATCTTGAAAAACAAGTAAGTTATGCTCAATATCAGAAAGACTGGATGTTAAAAGAAAGAGATAAAGTTCAGCAAAGCATGACAGATTATCTTAATGTGAATGGTCATAACAAAAAAGATAAAGCTTATCAGGAAATGAAGAAAAATCTAACTGATTTGAACACGTCTATTGTTGAGGCTGATACACACATCCAAGAAGCTAAAGCTGCTCTTGAAGAAACCAGAGAGAACTTAAAGCAATGGCAAATTGATCGTTGGGAAAGAGCTGGTGATAAGCAGGACGCTTCTCTTAGTTATAAAAAGAATGCTGATGATATTAATTATCAGCTTTCAACCAATGATTATGAAGAGCGTTTGAAAACTTATGATAAAATTATTCGTGCTGATGAAGAGAAAAGACAACTTCTTGCAGAAGAAATTGCAGCAAATCAAGCCAACGGTGGAGCTTGGAGCAATGAGGAAATGCAGAAGAAAATCGAGGAATATGATAACCTCACTGCTTCTATTATTAAATCCAAAGAGGCGATGCAACAATTAGCTCAAGAAGAAATTGATTTTCGATTTAAACCTCTTGATGAAGCGCAGAATAAACTTTCAAATCTTGTATCTGAGCTTCAGACTGCTCAGAAGTTACTTGGTGATACAGAGAGTTTCTATAATGATGATGGAGCCTTCTCTACAAACGGTTTGACCAATATTTTATTGGTTCAAGAACAGATTGACGCCACTAAGGATAAAATAGCAAATTATCGTGAGGGATTAAATAAGCTGGATGAAATGTATAAAAATGGTGCAATTGGTCCAGAATATTATAAGACTAAAACCGATGAAATGCTTAAGAGTTTGCAACAAGAGTCTGCTACTCTTGCTGATCTTAAACAGAACCTTCTTGATATGTATACTACTCAAGTTACTAAAGAGAACGATCTGTTACAGGAGAATATTAAAAAACGTAAAGATGCTCTTTCTGCTAAAGAGAAATATTACGATTATGACAAAACTCTAAAGAAGAAAACTAAAGATATCAATGCATTAAAAGCACAGATTGCTGCACTTGAAGGAACATCAAATGCAGCCTCAAAAGCTCGTCTTGAAAAATTACGTGCGGAACTTGCAGATGCAGAAGACGATATGGCCGATACAATGCATCAGCATGAAGTCGATATGAAAAATACCGGCTATGAGAATTTTTCAGATGAGGCAAATAAGGCATTAGACAATACTCTTGATGCTGTTAAGAAAAATGCAGCTTTCCAAGAAGCTATTATTGGCAGCATGCTTTCTAATGTAAAAGCAAATTACGACAGCACCTATAAACATTTGGGTGACGTAATGGATCAGTATGGCATGAAAGTTTCTCAAACTTATAGTCAAATGATCACAAAGGCAGCTGACTTTAATACTGCTGCTGTAAATGCAACAAAAGCATGGGAAGGTGTTACAAAAATTGACACCAGTAAGCCTTATGGCGGTTCATCTGCTGGTAATAGTGCATTTGATAGCGCAATGAATAACGCAGGATCTTCTCAGAATGCTGGAAGTCCAAATATTAAACCAGATACAGACTATACTCTGAAGCTGAGTGATACAGATATTTATCTGACATACAGTCATATCAAGAAACAGCTTAAAGCAACATGGTCACCAAAGAAACCGGAACACTCTGATATTGAGTGGAAAAGTTCTGATGAATCTATTGCGAAAGTTTCTTCTGATGGTACAGTTCGTGGTGTGTCTTCAGGTCTTAATAAGAACGGTTTAATGGCGCGTGATGAGTCTAAAACAAGAAAATGTATCATTACTGCTATTGGCGGTGGTGGTCTTGCTAAAGCTACTTGTACCGTTCATGTAATGCCGGATTCTCATTATGAGAAGATCAAGGATTACGCAGATAAAGCTGGCATTAAAGATACTTCAGGCAATAATCTGAGAGATGCTATGGAATATGCTTATAAAAACGGCGCAAACCATAGCGATCAATCATATACCGCAGTTGAGGGATTTAAGAAAGCATATCTGAAGGACTGGACAAATTCTCTAAGTAATCGTCCAGATGGTGCAACAGACGTTCCTGCCGGAGTGAGTCCTTTGATAGGATATTTTAATGCTAAAGGTAAGAAAGTCGGACCAAAAGAAATGCAACAGCTTGCAGATATTCTTCAGATCAATACTCCGGGTGTTAAGAAATATGATTCTTGGGGATCTACTCTGAAAAATAAAATCCTGAAGGCATATAAATCCTACGGATTCTCTAAAGGTGGTGTTGTACGGAAAGGTATTCCTGCCAGCATACTTGATATAATCGGCGGGGACGCTTTAATACCGCGTGGAGATTCTATGCTGATTGGTGCAAATCCGGGTGAAACTGTTTTGACAAAAGAATTCACAGATCAACTGAAACCTACAGTTGCTACTCTGAATGAATTTAATGCTAGAATGGCGAAACCAATTACCACTATTCTACCATCGTCTTCAAATGATACAAGTGTGAATAGTGAGTGTAATATTACAATCAATGTTGATAAAATCAATAATGAGCAAGATATTAAGAAACTTGCTTATCAAATTGGTGATATTATCACTGAACGTAATAAACGTGACTGGAAAAAAGTTCGCTAATTTAAAAGGGCTGTCTTTAAGACAGCTCTTTTAATATTAAAAAATATATGAAAGAGGTGAGAAAATGCTACAATTTGAATTTAATGGTCATACTTCTGACGAATATGGATTGATTGTGACTAGAATAGAAGAAAATGATACTCTTGTAAATCGTTCTTTGCAGTTAGGAGAAAAGAATAAATATCGACCAAAAGAAAATCAGTTCGGAACATTATATGGTGATAATTATTCATTCAAAATGGGCGTAATGAGAAATCCATGCAGAAACAAAAATGTAGTTCCAGAATTAAAAAATGGAATTTTAAAATACGATCCAACATATACTCCATATTTAGATAATGGAATTTTAAAATTTTCTATGAATTATACAGCTGATATAAAAAATGGAATTATTATTCCAAATGATTCTGATTATTTAACTTCAAATAATATTAGAATCATTAATGCATGGTTAACATCCCCTCAATATCCAAGGCTTCTTAAATTTATTGGAGACGATTATTTTTCAGAAGAAATCGAATTTTTTGCTACAATTACAGAGGTATCTACAGAACATGCATCTCTTCCATATGAACTAACATACACAGTAACTTGTGATAGTCAATGGGGATATACTCCTCTTATTTTATGTAAAACAACTTCCTCTTCTACTCTTCCTAGAGAATATTCTATTCAGAACAATTCTGATTGTTGGGAAGATTATGTATACCCCACAATTAAAGTTTCTCCAAAATCTCATGGGATAATTACTATAAAGAATAAAACCGATAATGGTAGAACAATGAAAATTAATGCATTAAAAAGTGATGATTTCTATATAGATTGTAGAAATTTAAAAATCTACGACATCACAAAGTCAATTGTTTCATTTGAAGATTTAGGGATTGAGGATATAGATGACATTTATTGGCCTCGTCTTGCTTACGGAGAAAATATCTTTGAATTTACAGGTGATGCTACATTTGAAATATCATACAGAGAACCAAGAAAGGTTGGTGCCTTTGCATGAGAATGACTCATAACTATGATGTTTATGGAAATACAGAATCTGCAATCATTTATTTGGCTAAACCTGGGAAACGATTCTTTTGTGCATTAGGCGGAATTGATACTTCTACTGTTTCTGTTACGCTAAGAACTAATAATACTGCAGAATTAACTTTCACAGTTGATAAATATGTAGATGGCGTAGAATCTCAGGGATATGAAGAACTTGATGAAATGATGGAATTGTATTGTGACGGAATCTGGTATAAAATTATGGATCCTCCAACAGAGACAAATGACGGAACACAATGCACAAAGGATATTACCGCCGAATCATATGAAATCTCTCTTACCCAGTATAAATTGAAAAATTTTAAAATTAATATGGGCGAAGAAGATTCTTATGAAATGATGTACCAAAAAAATCATGACACAAGTAAATTTTATCAAATTAAATTTTATAATCCAGAGAATGAAGATTTAAGTTTTCTGCATATTGTGCTGAAGCATGCAGATGTACCTGGATGGAAGATCGGATATGTAGATAACATCACTCCGGATGATGATAAGGTATTACTTCCGAATGAAATTTGTAATTTCGATGTGGACGATCAAAATGTATATGCATTTTTCACCCAAACTGCTGCTCCTGCATATAAATGTGTTTTTGAATTTGATACCGAAAATTTATTAATTAATGTATATAAGCCGGATAGTTTAGGTAAAGATACAAATGTAGTACTTGGTTTTCGTAATATTCAAGATAGCGTAACAATATCAAGAGACGACAGTTTGGTAACACAATTTTATGTTGATGGACTTGACGATTACAATATCGATCTCGCAAATTTTGGAAACTCTGTAATTACAGATTGTTCTCATTTTTGTCGTGAACCATATATGAACATCGTTCTACAAGAAAAATATACAGCTTGGCAAAAATACATAGAATCAAGAAGAGATGAATACTGTAATTTATCTAGGGAGTATAATAAAAATCTTGACATTCTTGCTGAATTGATGAATAGAGTCCCTATTGATACTGCTCAGACAAATTGGTTCGGACAAAAAGTTGAAGATCTAAAAGATGCATATGATTCAAACATGGCTATAATCAAAGGTCTTGAGTCTATTCATGTTGATGAAGAAGGAAATTTTGATCTTGAAGATTTGAAAAACTCATCCGATTGGCCTATGTACGAATCAATCATGAACTATACTCTTCCATCCATTGTGGCTGCGTTACAAGCTCAAGACGAAACTATAGAGGGTTTCGGTAAAGGAAACATCATCTCATGTGTAAATCCAGTTGTATTAGGTCAAGATTGGTATATGGTAGGTTCCGGAACTTCTTCGTTCCAAACAGTACAAATTAATGACGCACCTGCATACGGAATTACTCGTGGAGTTAAAGTAACCGGTACAGATGGTGGTATCTATCAACACAATATCAGTATCGAACCATCTCAGAGATATACTCTTAGTTGTTTTGTAAAAGGATCCGGTACATTTTATCTTGGTTATAATAACACCGGAGAGGACAGAAAGAATATTTCTTATAATATCACATCTTCTTGGACAAGAGTTTATACTTCTTTCAATCTAACATCACATCTTATTGATGTGGCATTTACAGGAAGTTCTGACTTTACTGTCTGTGGTATGCAGCTTGAAATGGGAGATGCCCCATCTCAATTTGGATACTTTACTCAGTCTGAAACAATCATGAAAGCGTATGAAACAGATTGGAAATTATACGGTATTGCAGAATTAAAAACTAAAATTGCCATATATGATTCATGTATCAAGGAACTAAAAAAGAATGGATATGCAGATGGATATAATCCTCTTTCTGGATACGAAGAGGCATATTTCACTCAAATGCATCAGAAATATCTGGATTATTTGAATTTAAAAGATCAGGCTGAGACTGCATTAAAGGAACGTCAAGCTGAATATGATGCGGCTAAGAAACCTGAAATTCAAGAAAAACGAAACCAGATTGCCAAAGATGTTTTAATGGAAAATTTTGGTAAAGTACAGGAAAAATATCCAGCGTTTACAGATAAGGAAACGTATATTATTAAGAGCCTGTATAATCAAGCAACTTATTCAAATGAAAATATTATTATTACGACTCTTGATAGTACAGTTGATGCAGTCGATAAAGCGATTACATTATATAAAGATGCTGTAGAAGAATTGTATGTAGAATCTCATCCACAATATACTTATACAGATGAAATTGGAAATATTTATGCTCTTCCAGAATTCAGAGAATATCATGATCAGCTTGCAGTAAATGATTTTGTTCGATTAGGACTATCTGATACACGATATGTAAAACTTCGTGTTGTAGAAATCAGATATAATCCTTGTGATATGGATGAAACGATGGAAGTTACTTTTTCCAACATGGTTCAATATAAATCAAAATTAACAAATGATAACGAATTTTTAACAAATGCATTAAATCAGACCTCTGACAGAACCGGTGGTCGTGTTAATTCAATCAACAAATCTTCTACTTCTGATTATGTCATCACATCAGAAGCTATTAAGCAAATCTTTTCAAATCCTCTATTCAATTCAATGCTCGGTGGGACTACTACAGGAGGATCCGGATCTGGCGGAACCGGGTCTGGCGGAACCATTACCGCTGATACAATTATTGCAGAACTCGTGAAAGCAAAAGAAGGTGTATTTGATAAGCTTACTGTTGATACTGCTTTCATGAAATATCTCGATGTAAAACTTATTTCCGCAGATAAAATCACAACTCGTATTCTCGAAGCGGAACAGGCAAATATTGAAAAGCTGTCAGCTAAGATTATAGAATCTAATCAGATTAATGCTGATATGATTAATGTAAAAAATCTTCTTGCAGGTCATGCAGGAGTTGGAGAATTACATACAATTCATCTTACTGTAGAAAATGCAGAAATTGATCAGGCTGTTATTACTAATCTCATCGCAAAGAAAATTGCAGTTGGAGATTTAATGGCTCAAAATGCTCTTGCAAATCAAATTGTACTTATCTCTAAAGACAATAAACCTACTATTGCATTTCAAGAAAGTACCCAACAGTTTTATGATTCCAAAGGAAATGTTCGTGTGCAGATTGGTATGGACGGTAAAGGGGATTTCAACTTTATTGTTAAAAATGGAGACAGAGCCGCTTTATTTGATGAAAATGGTATTACCCAGACAGGTATTCCAGATAATACAATTCTTGGAGACATGATTAATAACGCCACCATTACCAAAGACAAACTTGGATTCCAAATCATAGAACCAAATGAACAAGGTGGTATTGACATCACTAATATTTATGATGGCAAAGGAAATCAATGGTGGGGAATAGAAAAGACGACTATTACAGATGACTACACAAAGCAGATTAAGAATGTTACAGATACTCTGACCGGACAAATCGAAACTAAGGTTAGTAATACTCAATATCTTAAAGATCAAGAATCTATCCGAACAGATTTTTCTGATATCAAACAAAATGTTTCTGGGATTACATCTACTGTAAGCAGTATGCAAACAGATCTTTCTGAAGCTCAAGAAAAAATTAAAGCAAACACCTCTTCTATTACTCAGAATGCAGATAAAATCAGTTTTATGGTAACTGGTGACAAAGAGTCTGAGTTCACAGTTACTGATAAATTTATTCAGATGATTTCTGACCATATTAGCATTGATGCCAGCACCATTGACATTAATGGTATTATCACTGCAATGAATACACACACTGGACCAGGTAAAACTAAAATCGACGGTGGTATTATTGAAACCAATACTATTACTGCTGATTCTATTAAAGTTGATGCAATCAGATCAAAAATATTTGAAGATGATCTGACATCTAATTATTCACTTAAAGGTATCTGGTTTGATTTATCAGAGAACGGTGCTATTAAAGGTAAAAATTTTGCTGTTGATTCTAATGGTAATGCTTATATTCGTGGTGACAGCACTGTTGAGGGAACCATTATAGCTAATAAAGGTTATATTGGTGGTATTGGCGGTTTCCATATTGAAGCGGGAAAACTATATTCTGGTATGGATACCTTTCCTGAACAACCAACATCAATATCAAAAGATAAAAATGTGTATATTGGTACAGACGGAATTGCTCTTGGTGGTGGGAATTTCAGAGTTGATCCAAATGGTAAACTTTATGCTAACTCTGGTACATTTTCAGGAACTATTTACGCTGATGGAGGAACTATTGGCGGTTGGAATATATCTGCAAATTCATTAAGTAACAGAGATGGATCCATAAGTTTGAATCCAGATGGTTTAAAACTTGGCAATCAGTTAAATATAGATAATCAAGGGAATGCAACTTTTGGTGGTAAACTATCAGCTGCTACCGGAAGTTTTTCTGGTGAATTAGTTGCAGCAACAGGTAGCTTTTCTGGAGAATTAAAAGCTGCTACTGGCACATTCTCTGGGGATTTAAAAGCTGCTAGTGGAACATTTAGTGGAACCTTAAACGGTGCTAATGGTACTTTCAGTGGAGTACTATCTGCTGCAACAGGTAGTTTTACAGGTGCGGTTACTGCTACTTCTCTTACTTTGAGTGGCTGTAAAATTGATTATAATACAGATATTGAGAATAAACCTGATATTCCATCTGATATGACATTATATATTAAAACAGACGGTACTGTTGGTACACTCACAGAAGAAGTGCAAAATATTCCAACTGGAGCAAAAGGTTTCAAAGTATCATCAGATGGTCTTCTTCAAGCATCGAATGCTATTATTTACGGAACAATTTTTGCAAATCAAGGGACAATCGGCGGGTTTAATATTACGACACGCCTAGATAATAGTGATCATGCTTATGAAAATACATTATATGTACAAACTACAGATGGAAGTGGTAATACATATCAATCTGGAATCAGAGGAAATACATCTAATAACGATCCGTCCGGTGCTGCATTCTATGTTAGAAAGAAAACAAGCAGTATGACTTCTTGGGCTGATGCAGAATATCCATTTGTTGTTAGAAAAAATGGTAGAATGCTTTGTACTGACATTACTATTGGTGATTCTCTCAATATGTTAATGCAAGATGACTATAATGATGAATCAAAAAAAGTAAAAGCGATTTCAACAGATTCAATAAGTACAAAGTTTGGCTATATATCCAATAGCTCCGCTGCGTATATGTCAGCATGGAAACCAGGATCTAATAGCCCAGGAATATTATCATTTTTTGTTGGTGGTGGACAAGCATTAAATATGGAAAGACAAGGCTCTGGATTGAATAGATACTACACTTTTTATCCATGTAATGTATCTGTTGATTTAGGACTTTCAACTGATAATTTTAGAAATCTATATATAGAAAAAATTATTTTTCCTGATAAGTCATCTATGACAACAGCAAAAACAAGTGGCGATGCGTCTAGTTATGGTTCTCTTACTAATAAGCCAGGTATTAACGGACATACGTTAGCAAGTGGAAATAATACCTTATCTAATTTAGGGATCGCTGCACGATCACATTCTCATTCAAACTCTGACATCAATTGGAGTACTACGTTAGGATATAAAGGATTTGGTCATTGCCATACGGTTCTTATTAATAGTGATAAAAATATGTGTGTTGCCATTAGTAATGGTAGTGTTCCTGCATTCACTCCTTATAATGTTACATCATATACCAATATTGATAATTATATGGTAAGTGCTGGTGGAACTTGTAATTTAGGAAGCACATCTGCTCCTTGGAATGCTGTATATGCTAAGAATTACTATGATGAATATGGAAATAAGATTTCTACAGGCGGTGGTTCAATTAGTCTTAAAATTGATGGAGTTACACGTAGTTCTGGATTCACGAATTATAACCTTGCAACGCAAGATTGGGTGGCTGGTAAAGGATATTTAACTCAACATCAATCTCTTTCTGGATATGCTACTACAAGTTGGGTTAAAGGAGCATTTGGTGATACATTAAGTATTTCAGGAAGTACATTATATTTAAAAAATTATAACGGTTCTCAATTAAGCTCAGTTACTTTACCAACAAGTTCTGATGGTGGGAATTATGCTCCATTAAATCATACACATGATCATTTAACAGGATCATTTGATGTTACAGTTGGTTCATCAACAATGTATCCAGATGGTGATGGTTCATATTCATGCGGTAGTAGTGGACATAGATGGAAATATGTTTATGCATCTAACGGTATAAATACTGGTTCTGATGAGTATATAAAAGAAAATATCAAAAGCATTACTAATTTTCCATCTATTGATAAATTTTATATGTCATTAAATCCAATTCAATATAAATTCAAACAACGTCCAAACGATGATGAAATATCTAAAATACATTTTGGATTTGGAGCAAGGGAAACAGAAAGACATCTAAAGGAAAATAATTTTGAATCAGAAAATTATAGTATAGTTACAAAATCTATTTTAGATAAGCCTAATTTTGTTGGACGTACTGATGAATATTCAATGAATTATCTTGAATTTATCTCTCTCAACACCCACATGACTCAAAAAGCCCATCACCGTATTGATTCTCTCGAATCTGAAAATCAATCCCTTAAGAATGAAATTCTTATGCTTCAGGGACAGCTCTCTCTCATTACTCAACGACTACAAAAAATGGAGGAAAAGTTATGTTAAAAATTAGTGAAACAAGAAATGTATCCGGTCAGGTTATGATCGGTGAAGGTGAAAACTCAAAGCAGGTTGCTTATCTTAATGCATCTGTTAGTAAAGATGGAAATGTAAATATCAATAAATCCATTCAGGATAGCGAAATATTTAAAACAAATAAAGAAGCAGTCCTGAAAGATTTTACAGAGTTTGAAACATATGTGTATGGAATTATTCCTGAATAAATAAGAGGCCATGAGCAATTGTGGTCTTTTATTATGCAAAGAAGGTGAAATATTTGACCAGTCGAGAATATGAACTTGAATTAAAGAAAATCAAAGCCAAAAATCGGCAGATTGAAATGAAACGAAATCTGAAGGCAGCAAAAGTTAGTAGATTTAACATTCCAAAGATTTCTACCAGTAAATTGATTCTTGTTGCAGTACTTCTACTCAATCTACAGATCATTTATTTCGTAGAAAAAGCGATCATGACATATGGTGATTTATCTGCTCTCTACGCTCTTATTGCTATCCCAGCGACACTTATCCCTACGGTGTGGGCTTATTTTAGTAAGGCAAAAGCTGAAAATTGTGCAGGCGGAATTACTTATGATTCTGCAATGGAACAACTTAGACAGTCATCTTCAGAAAATGATGAAGCTGTCGGTTAGGAGGAAATTATGAATATTAAACAGGGTATTCAGGACGTATTATATCTGATCATTACTGGTGTTCTTCCACTTCTTATTACTTATGGAATCCTCTTCTTAAAAGTAAAGATTAAAGAACAGGAAAAGAACCTGGAGAACGACCAGCTCGTAAAATATATAGACGCTGCCACTGATGCTATTAGTAAAGCAGTGCTCGCAGTTAATCAGACCTATGTTGATTCATTAAAGAAACAGGGTAAATTTGATGAGGAAGCTGCTAAAACTGCTAAACAGATGGCTATTGATAAAGCTAAGGCTTTGATTACAGAAGATTCTAAAGCGGCTATCGAAACATTATATTCTGACTTTGAAGCATATCTAAATGATGCTATTGAAGAACTCGTCAGAGAAAATAAAGTTACATATTAATATAAAAGGAGTACAAGGATTATGAAAAAAGTTATTGTAAATGCAGACATTATGGCAATGTATAAAACATTAAATTCTATGAAGAGTCGTGCGGATTTAATCGCAGGAGATGTTGATGTATTCTGGGCGAATACAATGAACCTGAAGACTCTTAAGGCGCAGGTAGATAAAATCTCAGAGGTTGAGCAGGAGTTAGTTGATTCTTATTTTACAGAGGAAAACTCACATTCTATTGTTGACGAAAACGGTAATGAAACAGGAAATCGTGCTCTTAATGATGACATAAAAGATAAAATCATCCCTGAAATTCAAGAAGGTCTGCAGAAAATTTATGATAAAACATGTGAACTTGATGTTGAGATGATTCCAGAGGAATCTCTCAAGAAAATGCTTAAATCTAATGAAGACAAACTGTCTATGCTTGATATGACAGTACTATATGAATTTGTAGAAAAAGGTGAGTAATAATGGCAACATATATTCAGGGAATTCAAACCTCTGTTGGTGTTGTTAAGTATGATTATAATTATCTGGCTAATCTCCCTGAATCAGATATGACATTATCTAAACAGGGTGCATTCGCTGATGCCCTTGTTGTTGGAAGAAAACTTACTCAGCTGGGAGCTGATGTGGATAAATTGAAAGAATCTATGACTGCCGTACAGAAATCTATCTCTGATCTGCAGTCTGCAGATTCTTCTTCTAACACTTCAATTGAACAGATCAATACATCATTACTTAGCATGACCAATAATATCGAAACAATACAGAACAATATTACTACTTTGACTCAGAATACTGCTGAGATCAAGAAAAGTGCTGATAATGCGAATTCGTCAGTCACAACACTGCAGGAAACTATTAAGTCACTACAGACTAGAATTGAAGCTTTAGAAAAAACTCAGACTAAATAAGGAAGGAGGCAGTTATGTATACACTAAAAATTACAGATGAAAATACTGTTGTAACAACAGTCAAAGAATCAATTGTGGAAAGAAGCAATTATGTAGATAAGATTCAGATTGTAACAAGTAAAATGTACCGGGAACAGATTGATATGTCAGATACAACTGTTTATATGAAGTATAAGCTCCCAGTGTCAGACAAAATTAAAATGACACAACTTATTATAAATAATCTTGAATATGAACAGAATTATATCCAGTATTTAATCCCTGTCGATGCAGCACTTACTGCTGAAGCCGGGGATATCGAAGTATCTTTCACGTTCTTAAAACTTGTTGCTAATGAAGATGGAACGTACACTTCTTATATTCGAAAAACCACATCAGGTGTTATTCATATTACTCCACTTGTACAATTTGATAAATATGAACCTTCTGAATTGTTTACTGAAATTGATCAGAGACTCCTTGCTATGGAAGGAATGATTAAAGATCTCAATGCTCAGAATAAAGCAACTTATGAAGGTATGGTGAAAGATATTCGTCTTAATACAGAAAACAGAAAAATCACTTTAACAGACAGAAATGGTGAAGATACCGGAAATGGTATCGTTGTAAAAGATCTTTCTGCTATGGTAGCCGAAGATATGACAGGTAAAGATCCTGATGGAACACAGGATGGAGTTGTCCATCTTGATCAGGTTGTTGACCTGGATAAATTATTAAAGTAAAGGAGTCATGATATGTCATTTAAAGATTCTAAAATTGCTGCTGCGGCTAATTCGGCAATGACTTTGAGTGCTGAGTTAGCCGTAGACACTGAGGAATATACATTATGTACTGATGGTCGTTATGAAGTATATACCAAATATCAAGACAATGCATATTCAACAGTGGATAACTTAAAAAATATTGCCGTTGATGCTACACAGATTAATATCATGCAGGAAGAAAACAGCCAGTATATGCCATTTAGGATTCCAAGATATTGGGATGGTATGGATCTTATGGATATGCTCATCCAGATAAGGTATGAATCTGTAGCTGAGAAAAAGGGTAAAGTAGCGACAGTTATCAATGTAGCTTCCAATAATACTTATATTCGATTTGGTTGGTTGATTGATGCTGCTGTTACAGCAAATGCCGGAGATATAATTTTTGAAATTATGGCTACTGGCGTAAATGAAAAAGGAAACAATTATATTTGGAGAACCAGACCAAATGGTCAGTTTACTGTTCTTCAAGGATTAAATTATGATGGAATCATTGAACCTTCTGAAGATTGGTATACAAGTTTTGTAAATATGATTCTTGGTCATGTAGCCGAAGCAAAACAATACGCAGATGAAGCAAAGGCTTCTGCTGCCTCTATTAATGTAGATGATATAAAGGCAGATGTAAAAACATCTGTTATGAATGATCTTAATGGAACAGTAACTGAATCTCTGAAAGCATATTATACAAAAACAGAAGTTGATACAAAAGTCAAAGAATTAAACACTGCTATTTCTGGTATTGACAGTTTGAAGAACTTAAAAGTTGAATATGACAACACAACTGGAAATTTAGTGTTTAAAGATGGAACGGAACCTATTGGAGAACCCATTACTATTAACAGTCTTGCAAACCTTATAGTTGAGTATTCTGTTGTCAATGGAAAAGGTTCATTAGTATTCAAAGATGGAGAAACTATTATTCAGACTGTAGAACTTAGTTCTATTGAGCCATCTGCTGAGTGGAGAGCTGCATTGAAGCAGGAACTTGAAGCAGAAATGGACGAGAAAGATACAGTAATCTCTAATCGAATTGGTCCACTTGAAACAGCTAAAACTGAAATCGAAAAGAATGTAAATGCCAATACTACTGCTGTCTCAGAGATAAAAACTACTATTTCAAACATTGAGAAGAAAGTAGAAAGTGCTACTACAAAATCTGATGAGGCCAAAAATGCTGTAGATATCTTGAAACAAAATATGACTTCTTATGATACTCAGTTTGAAGGAATTAATACAGATATTACAGATGTTAAAGCCGCCATTGAAGAAATCAAGAAAAATCCTGCGGCTGCCGAGTACGATGTTACATACGAAAATAGTATTTTTACATTTTTAAAGGATGGAGAAATCCAGAAAAGCTTTAAAATTGAAGGTGGTGGAGGATCTTCCTCAGATACTACTACTATTACTATTGAAAGAATCACAAATGCAGATGCTATTTTCTTACTTGGTTCAAAAGCAATTATTGAATATAGTTTTTCATCTGTAGATAATACTGGTGATACAACTGGAGCCGGTACTGCTGTGTGGAAAGTTGGTAATACTATTGTAGCTACGAATACGGCTGCGCAAGGAAACAATAGTTTTGATATCACTGAATATCTTAATGTCGGTGCAAATACTATTAGATTAACTATTACCGACAGTTTTGGGACACTTGCCACTAAGACATGGACTGTTACTATTGTAGAATTCAAACTTGAAAGCACATTTGATGATACTTTGTTATATACAAATACAGATGTAGTATTTAGGTATACACCTTACGGAAATGTCAATAAGACTCTTCATTTTATTCTTGATGGAAAAGACTTAGGCACTGTTGAAACTCAGTCTTCCGGTAGAATTATGTCTTATAATATTCCTAAACAGGAACATGGCAGCCATTTACTCAAAGTATATATGACTGCGACAATTAACAATAAAGAAATAACCTCAAATACTATTTGTAAGGATATTATTTGTGTTGATCCTACAAATAGAACTCCTATTATTGGATGTGCTCAACAGGAATTTACAGCACAACAGTACCAGGCAACAAGTATTAAATATGTTGTATATGATCCTGATCACAATCCAGCCTCTGTAAAACTATCAATTGATGGTAAAGTACAGAGTACTCTTTCTGTAAATCGTTCTGCTCAAATCTGGAGTTATAAGTCATCCACTGAAGGAAAACATAACTTGACCATCTCATGTCGTAAAGTGACTAAGATTTTATCAGTTAATATCACTAAACTTGATATTGATGTTGAACCAATCACAGCCAACTTAGCATTTGATTTTAACCCTGTTGGAAAATCCAATGGAGATACCGACAGACTCTGGACTGATAAAAATAACTCTGCTATTACTCTTTCAGTATCAGATAACTTTGACTGGGATAATGGTGGATACCAGATTGATGCTTATGGAAACCAGTATTTCTGTGTAAAAGCTGGAACAACTGCTCAGATTAATTATAATCTCTTCGGAAAAGACCCGAAACAGACTGGTTCTGAATTCAAATTTGTATTTAAGACTCAGAATGTTCGCAATGCTTCTGCTACTTTCTTATCATGTATTGATGGTACTGAAGGCTCTGACGTAGGTATTAAAATGGATGTTCATGAAGCATACGTGAACACTTCTACTGACAGCTTATATTTTCCATATAGCGAAGAGGATATTATTGAATTTGAATATAATATCAATACAATTGATACAAAAGACACATCTGCAACTTCTATCATTATGACTTATGAAGACGGAGTTGGAGGAAGACCTCTTATTTATGATAATTCTCATAGACTGCACCAGTATTCTCCTACCCCAATTTCTATTGGTTCTCCGGATTGTGATGTGTTGATTTATAGAATGAAAGCTTATTCTGCTTCTCTCACAGATTCTGACATTCTTGCTAACTTTATTGCAGATGCTAGAGATTCAGATGAAATGATTGCAAGATATAATAGAAACCAGATCTACAATGACAATAATGCTCTTACTCCAGATTCTGTAGCTAATGCTTGCCCGAATTTAAGAATTATAAAAATTGAAGCCCCTCACTTTACAAATGATAAGAAGGATTTTGTTAAAAATACTTCTATGGAATGTATTTATAAGAATGGGGATCCTAAATTAGATAACTGGAAATTTATTAACTGTTTCCACGCCGGACAGGGAACTACAAGTAATGAATATGGTTTTGCTGCCAGAAATATTGATGTTATTTGTTGTGCGGATGGTGTACATCAGATCAATAGTAAGATTCCTCTTGATCCTAACTATAAGACAGAGTTAGTTCTTGGTGATGGGACGAAATATGAGGACGGAACTGGTAAGATTAGTCTTACAAGAAACTCTGTTCCAAACAATTGGTGGAACTTTAAAGTAAATGTAGCATCTTCAAATATGGCAACTAATGCATTAGGACAGAAGAGATTCAACGACTTTTTACCATATGAAAGTCCTGCGGTACGTAGAGATCCTAAAGTTAAAAACTCTATGGAATTTGTCAACTGTGTAATCTTTATTAAAGAATCTGATCCTGATATTACTACTCATAGAGAATTTCAGGATACAGACTGGCACTTCTACTCTCTCGGTAATATGGGAGATTCAAAGAAGACTGATATTACAAGAGCTTATGATCCAGAGGATATGAAAGAATTCTGTATTGAAATCAGTGACAATACTCTTCCAAACTCTGCATTCCAGACCGGTATAACAAACCAAGATGGAACTATGAAATATCCTATCAGTAAAGCTGAATGGAAAACTGGTAATACAGCATATGATGCTCTGTATAATAACTGGGATGAATCATTTGAATTCAGATATGATTGTTGCGGCGATTCTAAGGATGGTTCTGCTCTTACTTCTGATGAAGCAAAAAAGAAAATACGTACAGATAACAAACAGATTTGGAGAGACTTCTATGAGTTTGTAATTACGTCTAGTGATAAAGAATTTAAAGATGGCTTGAAAGATTGGTGTATTCAGGATGCAATGCTCTATTTCTATTTAGTTACACTCAGATATAGTATGATTGACAATAGAGCCAAGAATGTTTTCCCACATTGGGCAAAACATTATATCACTCAGGAAGAAGCTACAACTATGGGTGATAAAGCTAAATATTATACTATAGATGATGATGCGGCTGCTCTGCATAATGGTTATAGATTTGATCTATGGGCATATGATATGGACACTCAGCTTGGTATTAATAATTCAGGTGAGCTGTCATTCCCATATGGTAAGGAAGATACTGACTATAAAGAAGAAGGAAATCCTTCATCTGGTTATGTTTTCAATGCTGCTGAATCTGTATTGTGGTGTAGAATACGTGATGTATTTACACAAGAATTAAGAAACATGTATCAGTCTGTAGACTCTAACTGTTGGTCAGACTCCCACTTAATTAATGAGTATGAAGCATGGCAGAATCAGTTCCCAGAAGAACTGTGGAGAATCCACTATGAAAGATTGTATATAAGAACATATCGTGCTGGAACAGTAAGATTCCTTAATGAGATGATGAATGGACGTGGAAAATATCATCTCAGACAATGGGAACGTGACCAGCATATTTATATGGGAACGAAATTCTTACATACAGATGTAAAGTCTGATCAGATCATGTTCAGATGTAATACACCTAAGAAAGTTGTAGTCAAACCAGATTACACACTGAGAATTATTCCTTATTCTGACATGTATATTTCTGTACTTTATGGTAACTCTCCAGAAACCACTCAGGTACGTGCAAAAGCCGGACAAGAATATGAAATTACTACTAATCTAACAAACATGGATGATACAGCTATTCTTATCTATGCTGCATCAAGAATTGAGGCACTAAATGACCTCTCTGCTTGTTATATTCATGATAATGATTTTTCCAAGGCTTCTAAGCTGAAAACTCTTATCATTGGTAATAATACAGCTGGATATCAGAATACTTTTATGACATCTCTTAATATGGGTAATAATACTCTTCTTGAGACTTTGGATATTCGTAATTGTCCAAATCTTACAGGATCTGTTAACCTGTCTGCATGTGAAAATCTTATTAATCTTTATGCTGATGGAACAATTGTAACATCTGTATTATTTGCTAATCATGGTAAGATTGCTCATGCTTCTCTCCCATCTTCTATCAACACTCTCACACTCAAGAACCTCAAAGACTTAACCGATCTTAAGGTTGCAGGATACGATAATTTACAGACATTCGTATGTCAGAATTCTATCGTAGATGCTCTTGCTATCTTAAATGCTGCTATTAATACTCTTCGTACCGTAACAATTACTGGTATCTCATGGAATCTTGATGATACTACGCTTCTTCTGAAATTAGCAAAGCTTACTGGTATTGATGATAATGGAGCTACCACAGAGCAGTCTGTTCTTACTGGAACCGTACATGTACCTGTAGTCAGACAGCAGGAATATAAAGAATTTGTTGGTTCTGAAGATGAACCTGGAATCTGGACAGACCTTGTTCTTACTTACGATTCAATCATTACTCAGTTCAAAGTTACATTTATAAATGATGATGAAAGTAATACTATCCTTGATATCCAGTACGTAGATAAAGGTGGAAACGCTGTTGATCCTACTACAAGAGAAGTTAATCCGATTCCTGTTCCTACAAAGAAAAGCACAATTAAGCTTGATTATACCTTCAAAGGATGGAAAGATTCAATGACAGGAATCTTTGCTGACAGAACTATTACTGCTGTATATGACAGTAAAATCCGTGAATATACTGTAAAATATGTTTCTAAAGGATTATCTCTTCAAGAATCTACTGCCCAGTATGGTTCTTATGTAAAATATACAGGTGACACTCCTGTATATACTGCTGAGGAATCAGCTTATAAGTACAACTTATTCAAAGGTTGGGATAAATCCGGATTTGTCGATGGAGATAAGACAATCAATGCTGTTTATGAGACTTGTGAATATGTAGATGGATACTTTGATGGGAAGGATCTGGCCAATATGACACAGGTTGAGCTTTATACTCTTATGAAAATGGGACTTGAAGCAAAATCATTATCATTAAAAGATACATTAGATTTCAAACTTGGTGTTGATTATAGCTATGGCGACATTGAAGAACATGAAGTTATTTCAGTTGCGACTAAATTTGATGGAACAAATTATATTGACACCGGATTAAAGATCATGGAAAAAGACAGAGACTTTACAATTGCTATTGACTTTGAATTCGATACAGACAATAGTGTAAATTCTACTCTTGCACAGTGCTTCCAAGGTGATGGTTCAAATGGATTCAGACTTTGGTATTCTCAGGAACCTCGTTTCTCATGGAATACTGATAGTATAACTCCATCTGCTGGAACAAACCGAGAGATTATTGTATTCCGTCATGAAGCTGGAAGTCAGAAGCTTTATGTATACAATTCAAACATGACTGGAAAAGAAGTATCTTCTACTACTCTGAATGCGATCAGGATTCCAGAGCATAGTTCCACTCTCGTATTTGGATGTTCTAAAGCTGACGACGGAGCATATGAAAACTTTGCAAAAGGCACTGTACATTGGGCTAAAGTCTGGTATGCGGATCTTGGCGAAGAACAATGTATGGATATTGCTTCTTGGATTCATGAAATTATTCCTATGGAAGTGGCTAAGTTTAAAGGATATTATCTGTCTGACGTTGCTTCAAAGAGAGCTAATATTACATTTGTTGCTTCTAATCTACTTGGTACAGAAAAACCTTATAATAATAAGAGTACAAATGCAGGTGGATGGGCTGATTCTACATTAAATACATGGTTGAATACTCGTATGGTTAAGGCAATCTCTCCTTTATGGAAAGCTCTGATCAAACCTGTAAAAGTATACTCTTCTATTGGTAATAAATCTAATGACACTTCTGTATCTAATTGCAGATTCTATGTTCCATCTCTGTACGAAGTTGATCCTACTGCTACTTCTGAACCATATATTTCTGAAACAAATGCTCCTATTGCTTATTTCACAGATGATGATACCAGAAAGAAAGCAAAACCTTCTATTCCTGCAGAGTATAAATCTTATTGGACCAGATCTCCAAATGCTACAGTTGCAAACTGGTTGTATACGGTTAATGAATCTGGTGCAACATATGGATTCTCTTATCCAGGACAGAATTCTGGAATTTTACTTATGTTCTCAATTTCATGCGAGGGGTAACTATTCCCCTCTTATAAGGAGGATATCACATGTATTATAAAGTAATCAAAAATGATGAAGTCGTAGATGTCCTTAATCATATCCTGTATATCAAATATCAGGAAAAACATAGTCTGTTGCTTCTATGTGATATCACAGAAGCACAGGCTATTTTAAGTTCAGACGGAAAATATGGATGGCACATTGAAGGTCTCTATAATTTTCCGCCTGATAATGACATTTATGCAATAAAAGAAATTTCAAAATATGAATATGACAAATTGAAGAGGTGATCACAGCATGGCGTTAATTCCAACCTGGTATTCTGCATCAACTAAGCAAATTGCAGAAAAGGCTTTACAAAGAGGGGTGCTAAAATACCCAGGACTTTGTTACATCCAAGACAGTAAGAGTATAGCGTGGGTGACCATCGACAACACATTAGAATATGTCAAAGGAGATAAACAGATTACAGATGTAAAATGCATCGGATCAAATCTTATGTTTTTCTCTGGAGATAAACTGCTTTTCTCTTATGACATATCTATGACCGATGAAGATAAAGATCATATTATTGAAGAGGTCAAGAAAACAATCGGATTGGATAATTATGTCAAATCTTCTGAGCTTTCTACTCTTTTAGATAATATAATCGGTAATCTTGAAGATAAGTCCACTGTTGTAGACTATATCAACAGTTTATCTTATAACAAATTATTTGACGTACCTATTGTAAATCTTATAGGTACACTTACTGTTCCTGTGAAGATATCATCACTCGATGATGGTATTTATAAAGTAAAAGGCCAATGTATCATTGGCGGAAACAATACTACTGTTCAATCTTCTGCAGACGATGTTCTGTATCTTGTATCTCATGATGCTGATACTTCCAGCACAACAATCACAAAAATGCAAGGAAAATCTATTACATTGTATTTCATTCAGCAAGATGGTGAATATACGACTGATCGTTATGTCACTGAAAGCTGGATTAATGAACAGAATTTTGCAAATGCTGATTCTGTAAAAGAATATGTTTCAAATATCATTGAAGAAACTGTTCTGGATGTTTTAGATGATCATATTGACGCTGCTTTAGATAGAAAACTTGGTGGTATTGATTCTAAAGATTTAACAAATATATTTCAAGGAGGAAATTAATTATGGCAAAATTACAGTTCGCTACACTTTCTAATCTTCAGGAGTTTTTAAATCTGCATAACGTACAGATCGACTCTAAAATCAGTGAGGCTGTCAAAAACTCAATTAAAACAGTATCTCAGTCAGAAGACGGATACACACTTTATTTCTACACAAAAACTGCTCCAGTAACTATTGATGAAGCAGCATTTACTATTACTATTCCTCAGCCAACAGGTAAGGCAGATAAAGTAAAAGGAGCTATTTCCGGACATCTTGCAGGTCTTGATGCTAATGGTAATCTGATAGATTCTGGAAAGGCAGCTACAGATTTCGATGCAGCCGGAGCTGCTAACACAGCAAAAACAGAAGTAATGTCTTATGTTGGTACTATTCCTGCTGATGCAAAAGCTAAAGATGTAGTTTCTTATATTAAAGAAGCTGTAAAAACAGGCACATATGATGATTCTGCTCTGAAATCCAGTGTTGCAGCTAATACCGCAGCAATCAGTACTCTTAATGGAACTGGTGACGGATCAGTAAAGAAAGCTGTTGCAGATGCAGTCGCTAAAATCGTCGCAGATGCTCCAGAAGCATATGATACACTGAAAGAGATTTCTGATTGGATTTCTACACATACATCTGATGCTGCTACAATGAATTCTCAGATCAAAACAAATAAAGAGGATATCACAAAGCTGAAGACTCTTATCGGTACTCTTCCAGAATCTGCTACATCCAAAGATATTGTAAGTTATATTGCTGAATATGTTTCTAAGGCTCTTGCAGATTCTGACCTTTCTCAGTATGCGAAAGCTGAAGATCTGACAGCCGCTGTAGGAAGAATTGATGCTATTGAAAAGAAATTACCTACATTAGAAGCTGCTGATAAAAAGAATGCTGGAGATATTACTGCTGTTAAAGGCAGAATGGATACTGCCGAAGGTAAGATTACTGCTCTTGAAAAAGATCTTGCCGCTGAAAAACCGAAGATTGCTAAGAACACATCTGATATCACCGCTCTTAAGGGGCTTGTTGGAGATGGATACGAAGCAATTCCAAGTGCGTCTATCAAAGGTTTATTTAGTGCGTAAAGTAAGGGGTTACTCCCCTTGCTTTCATTAAAGCGAAGGGATGTGCAGATAATGAAAGAACAATTTCTTAATTTACAAGGTCTTACTGAGCTTGTTGATTATATTAAAAAATATATAACTGATCAGCAAGAAGTCATCCCTTATGCATCTTATACATTGTTTCCAACAATTGGTAAAACAAATGCAATTTATGTGGACACAACCACAAATGCAATCTATAGATGGGATGATAATAATATCAAATATTATGCATTGGCATTTGATCCTGAAAAGGAATTCATCATGCAATGCGGTAGCTCGAAAGGATGATGTGAATGGCTACACAGACATTGAATACTCGTATCGCCCTTAAATCGGACACAACCGCTAATTGGGCGAAATCTACGCTTGTTCTATTAAAAGGTGAACAAGCGATTGAAATTACAGAATCTGGCGCTTACAAAATTAAAATTGGTGATGGGGTTAAAACATTTGCTGAATTGCCATATGCGACTATGACACCAGAAGAAATCTCTGCACTGATTGGTGATGGTTCAGTACAGAACGTAACTCTTGCTTCCGGTACTAACAACGGTACATTAAAACTGACTGTAGATGGAACAACTACAGATAATATTGCGGTAAAAGGATTAGGAAGTGCTGCATATACAAATACTTCTGCTTATGCAACTGCCGCACAGGGTACTCTTGCTACAAACGCAGTCCGTAAAGTAGTTTCTGGCACTGCGAACGGTACAATCTCTGTAACAACAGGAACTGGAGCAGCAACAGATATAGCAGTAAAAGGATTGGGATCTGCTGCATATAAAGGAGCTGGAGCTTCACAGGGACAAGTTCCTGTAAATGGAGCCGCTCTTGGAACGACAGCCAATGTTCCTGTAGTAACAAATACTTCCGGACAGTTAGTTCCGCATGCCTCTGGTGCTCTTGGTTCTGCCGCATTTAAAGGTGCCGAGACATTTGCAACAGCTGCACAAGGTGCTAAAGCAGATAAATCAGTTCAGTCTGTATCTATTACTTCTGGAACTAATAACGGCACAATTAAATTAACTGTTAACGGCAATGCTACTGACAATATTGCTGTTAAAGGGCTAGGTTCTGCTGCTTACACAGCTTCAGGTGCCTATGCTACATCCGCTCAGGGTGCAAAAGCAGACGCGGCTATGCCAAAAGCCGGTGGTACATTCACAGGTACAGTAACGCTTGCAGCCGATCCAACTGATGCTTTACAGCCAACAACAAAACAGTATGTAGATGCCAAAATTTCAAGTTCTATTGCTGCTTCTGATGCAATGGTGTTTAAAGGAACACTTGGAACTAATGGTACTGCTACTGCTCTTCCTACATCTTCTGTTGTAATAGGCGATACATATAAAGTAATTACTCAGGTTTCTGTAGCTGCTGATAATTCTTATACAGGAGCTGCTGTGACAGCTAAGGTCGGTGACTTAGTAGTCGCTATGTCAAAGGATCCAAAATGGATTGTTGTACCATCTGGTGATGAAATCGTTACTACTGTTAAGTATTCCACTACAACACAGAATCTTACAACAAGTGCTAAGTCTGGAGAGATTACAGTAGGTGAAGCTGCTACAAAACAGGTAGATTCTTCTATCGCAGCCGCTTCTACTTCTACTAAGCTTCCAACTTCAAAAGCTGTTGCCGCTTTTGTTGAAGGAAAAGGTTACAAAACAACTGACCAGAAAGTAAAGAATACTCTTAATACTACTGCAAAGGCTTATGTAACTGGTACTACAAGTGCAACAACTGGTATTGGAGAACAGGTATTTGATACAGGTGTATATCTTGATACAACTGCTGGGAAACTTGTTGCTACTACTTTTGCAGGTGCTCTTCAGGGTAACGCAACGACTGCTACTTCTGCGGCTGCTTGTACAGGTAATGCTGCTTCTGCAACAAAACTTGCAGCATCAAGAAATTTCTCTCTTACTGGAGGTGCCGTTGCTGATGCTGTAGCATTTAACGGTGGAGGAAATGTTGCTCTTAGTGTTAAAAGTTTAAATACTGATTATTTAACTAATGGAGCCAATACTCTTATTTTAAATTGTGGGACATCTGTTTAAATGAAAGTGGCCTCTTTTATGAGGCTGCTTTACTAAATATGAAAATTATAGATTATATCTATTTAAATAAAAATTAAAAAAGGGAGGTGCACAATGGGAGAACAAAATCTCAATATACGAATCAAACATAAATATGATACGGAAGCTAATTGGAATAAAAATAATCCTGTTCTTTTAAGTGGAGAAATAGCAATTACAAGTGATAAATTCGGTAAACATAAAGTGGGAGATGGTACGCATAAATGGTCAGAACTCTCTTATGTAAAAGCTGATCTTACAAAAAGCGATGTAATAAGCGCTCTTGGCTATACGCCTCCTTCAAGTGACACTTGGCGAGGTATTCAGGATAATCTAATAAGCAGCTCTACAACTGAGTCTCTATCTGCTGCACAGGGTAAAATATTAAAAGAGTTAGTTGACGGGAAAGCTCCGTCTTCACATACGCATACTAAAAGTGAAGTCGGATTAGGCAACGTTGACAATACTGCTGATGCCACAAAAAGTGTTAAATATGCTATTTCTGCAGGTAGCGCATCATCTGCCGCTGCTCTTACTTCTAATGCTGGATCATCAACTCAGCCAGTATATTTCTCAGGTGGTAAACCAGTAGCTTGTTCATATACACTTGGTAAGTCAGTGCCTGCAGATGCATTATTTACCGATCATACTTATGGAAACATGAAGGGTGCTACTTCTTCTTCTGCCGGAAGTGCTGGTCTTGTTCCTGCACCTAATATAGGAGAACAATTAAAGTTTCTTCGTGCAGATGGTGCATGGGTAATCCCTACAAATACGACATATTCTGTAGGTACATCAAGTTACTTAGGAATAACTAAGCTTTATACTGAAACTGGGTCGGCTACAGATGGTACCATGACTCAAAATGCTATTACAACTGCTCTAAATGGGAAATCTCCTACCTCTCATACTCATAACTATGCAGGATCCTCTTCTGCTGGCGGTGCTGCAGATTCTGCTATTAAGTTAAATACATCAAGAAATATCACTATTGGAAACTCAACAAAATCATTTGATGGAACTACAAATCTTAGTTGGTCATTAAATGAAATTGGTATACCTACTAAAAGTGACATAGCTGCTTGTGCTGTGATGTATGGTGGAACTACTCTCTCGTCATCTGCTACTGTAACAGATTCTGCTGCTCAATATAAAGTAATTTCAAGATCTACTGGTTCAACAGGAGATATCTTTACAAAATCTGTAACTCTCCCAAAAGGATTATATAGTGTTATGATCCGAATGAAAGTTTCTACAATCTCTTCTAGTTCTAACGTTTTCAAATTAACGATTATCGATGGTTCAACAACGACAACTAAATATATTAAACCAAATATGTTTAAAGCTGAAGACAGCTATACCACTCTCGGAACTGCTGTGGAAAATACTTCTGGAACACTTAAAATAACTTTAAACGTTTATAGTGCTTTATCAAATCAGACAGTTTGCGTAGATTACTTAGCTATTGCTCCTACAATGGTTGGAGTTACATCAATTGCGTAAGGAGGTGTGGATATATGGCTGATACAATAGTAACTGCTGAAAAATTAAACGAAATAAAAACAAAGCTGAATAATGAATTAAAGAATAGAAGAACTTATACCTATCATGGAATAAATGTAAATCAGTATCAAGGTTCTGCATGGGATTTTTCTGCTACTTCTGGTCGTGAAGTGACTAATGATCAATTACATAAATTAATTGATCCTATGCTACAGATAAATGATTTTATGCAAGATAATACTTTAATTGGTGACAAACCCACTACTATACCAGATTTGACTACTGTAGAAAAATTTGTAGATAATCTTACAACTAAAGGTCAGACAAGTTCTGATTCTGGATGTCGTGGATCATGTGCTGGATTATGCTATGGCGCTTGTTATTCTGGATGCACAGGATGTAGTTCTTGTAGTGGTAATTGTTATACATCATGTGGAGATGGATGCGCCGGATGTTCTGGATCATGCAGCGGATGTTCTGGATGCTCTACTTCTTGCAGTGGATGCAGCTCTGGATGTACTGGAACATGCGATAGTAGCTGTAGCGGTGGTTGCAGCGGCGGTTGTTCTGGATGTAATGGATGTTCAGGATGTACTGCTAACTGTAGTGGTTCTTGTGGTGGTTCTTCATGTACTGGCTGTGGTAGTGGTTGTACAGGACAATGTGGTGCGAGTTCTACTGGTGGTTCTTGTAAAAATAACTGTTCCTCTGGATGCACTGCTTCATGTGGACAATGTTCTGGATGTTCAGGTGGTTGTATGGGAAGTTGTAGTTCTTGCAGTTCTTGTTCTGGTGGTTGTTCTGGTGGGTGTGACGGTTGCAGTGGTTGTGGTGGATGTAGCGGTAGTTGCAGAGGCTGCTCTGGATGTGGTAGTGGCTGCGAATCTGGTTGTAGTAGCGATTGTCAAGCTGGCTGCTCTGGAGTTTGTCAATCTGGCTGTGCTTCATCTTGTCAAGGTTGTTCTGGATCATGTTCTGCGGGGTGTTCTGGTTGTGGTTCTTGTGACGCTTCCTGTTCTACAAACTGCTCTTCTACTTGCGGCACTACATGCTCAGGAACTTGTTTTGGAGCAGCTAAGTCTTCATGATTTGGCTGCTTTTTAGATTAAATGAATAAACGGAGGAAATTTATATGAGAAATTTAAAAATTGATATTGCTGAAGATACTGTAAGTAAAATTCAAAGAATTCATTCTGAGACAGAAGCTAGAATGTTACTGTTAAATAGATTAATGGAAACGCATAAAGACGATGCAAGTTTTATTGACTCTGCTCTTTTTAAAAAATATCATGAGGAATATGTAACTATGTCCACTGCTTTCGATGAAGCAAAACATGTGTTAGAAACTGACTATATCCCTAAATATTTACAGAACCATCAGCTTAACTGGAATCTGGATTATGCAACTTGTCAGCTTAATGTTGACATCTTATGTGATTGTGACATTCCAGAATTAAATTAAGGGGTGCTATATATGGTATCACGTAATTATAGAAAAGGAATGCAGTTTACCGACACTATTGCTCACTTATATCCTGAGTTAACCGAAAGAGCAAAAGATGCTGGGTATAAAAGACCTTTAACACAAAGTTTGACATTCCAAGTAACTGACGATTGTAATCTTGCATGTACTTATTGTTATCAAACTTGTAAAGGGAAACGTCGAATGTCATTTGAAACAGCAAAAAAAGCTGTAGATATGTTACTTACTGGAGATAAGGGAATGTCTGAATACATCAACCCTATTTCTTCTCCAGGAGTGATTATTGAGTTTATCGGTGGCGAACCATTCCTTGAAGTTGAATTGATTCAGCAAATCTATGAATATTTTCTTGATCGTGCAATAGAGCTTAATCATCCGTGGGCAACTTTACATAGAATCTCTATTTGTTCTAATGGAATTTTATATTTTGATCCCAAAGTACAGGAATTTTTAAATAAGTATAAATACAACCTCAGTTTTTCAGTGACTGTTGATGGCAATAAAGAATTGCATGATGCATGTAGAGTGTTTCCTGACGGGAGACCAAGTTATGATCTTGCCGTGGCTGCTGCTAAAGATTGGATGGATAAAGGTGGAGTTATGGGAAGCAAGATTACTATTGCTCCAGGCAATGTTATGCATTTATACGAAGCTCTCACTCATATGGTTGAACTTGGGTATGACGATATAAATGCAAACTGTGTATATGAAAAAGGCTGGGCTACAACTCATGCAGTAGTTTTGTATGCAGAAATGAAACGTGTGGCTGATTATTTTTTAAATACCGATCTTAATTTTTTAGATGGTAGTTTTAGATGCTCTTTATATGAAAATCGATTCTTTTGTCCAAAAGAGGAAACTGATGTACAAAATTGGTGTGGCGGGAACGGCGTAATGTTGTCTGTTGATCCAGACGGAGTTTTCTATCCTTGTATTAGATATATGGAATCATCCTTAAATGGTGAACAAGAGCCTTATAGCATCGGTGATGTAGATAATGGAATCTGTGCTCATGATTGTGAGAAATGTCGTGTAGTCGCACTGAAGAAAGTTGATCGTAGAACTCAAAGTACAGATGAATGTTTTAACTGTCCTATCGCTGAGGGATGTAGTTGGTGTACAGCTTATAACTATCAAGTATTTGGAACCCCAGATGCAAGAGCAACATTCATTTGTGTTATGCATAAAGCTCGTGCTCTCGGTAATATCTACTTCTGGAATAAATATTACAGAAAACATAATATGTCTACAAGAATGAAAATGCATATTCCTGATGAATGGGCTTTGGAAATCATAAGTCAATCTGAACTGGATATGCTAAAAGAATTATCAAAGGAGGATGCTTAAATGAAGCTTATTTTAAAAGACAAACAGGAAATTGAAATTTCCAATACAAATATTAACTATAACACTAATTTAAGTGAAGATGAGCGTAGAAGTATTACTTTTGTTTTAGATGAGCCAACTCTTACTACAGAAAATCTCATTAAAATGCTCACAAGAGAAAATCTTGAACATGTAGAAATTAATTCTGCTGCAAAAACAATTGAGAAAGAACATTTAAAACTTATTACTGTATCTGAAAATCTCACAGATGATCACTATAGAATCGAAATAAGACTTTCAACTAATTAATCGAGAGGGCTAATTACCCTCTCTTTTTTATGTCATGTTTTAACATTTCTTTTAAGGACTTATGTCATTATCTTTAATTCAATTCAAAAGGAGGCTTGATATTATGGCAGAAATTAAAGGAATCGATGTTTCCAGATGGAATGGAAAAATCGACTGGAAAACTGTTGCTAGTTATGGAATGGGCTTCGCTATTCTAAGAATCACTGAAAAAGGAAATATTGTTGATAGCACATTCGAACCTAATTATAAAGGCTGTATTGAGAATAAGATTCCTGTTGGAGTCTATAAATACAGCTATGCTACTACTATTGCTCAGATTGAAGATGAAGCGAATGTAGTTATTAAAACATTGAATAAAAGAAAACTGGATTATCCAGTGTTTCTTGATATAGAGGATAAATGTCAGGAGAATTTATCTGACAGTTTAATGATGAAAATGATTGAAGCATTTAGAGCTATTATTGTCAAAGCTGGATATAAATTTGGTATTTACTGTGGTTATTCTTGGTATCAGAACCAGTTACCAGAAAGTGCTAAAAAGTACGATTGCTGGGTCGCTCGATATCCTAATAATGATACCGGTGAATTACAGGAAAGATTAAGAGTTCCTGCTTCTACTGGTGTTATTGGATGGCAATACTCTAGTAAGGCAACCATTCCTGGTATTCCAACAAAAACCGATCGAAGTGTATTCTATAAAGACTATTCTAAATCTTCTACTACTTCTACAAACTCTCCCAAACCAACAACTACACAAGGAAGTGATACTATGAACAAAGAAAAGGCTATTGATGCTCTTATTGCTTGCGCTGAAAATGAGGTTGGATATTTAGAGAAGAAATCTAATTCTCAGCTTGATGATAAAACTGCAAATGCAGGTTACAATAACTACACTAAATACTGGAGAGACGTATATCCTCAGTATCAGGCACAGGCTTGGTGTGCTGCATTTGTGAGCTGGTGTATGATGAAAACATTCGGCTTAGAGACAGCTAAAAAGCTTCTTAAACATTGGCCTTATGTATACTGTCCTGCTCTTGGAAATCTCTTCACAAAGTATGCAAATCCACAGCGAGGAGACATTGTAATCTTCTATCGTAATGGCACATTCGCTCATACTGGATTAGTGACAAAAGTCGAAGGAGATAAATTCTATACTATTGAAGGTAACACTGCAGGAGGCTCTTCTATTGTTCCAAATGGTGGTGGAGTTTATGCTAAGAGTTATTATAATTCAAATCTCCCTGGAACAAAGTTTTGTCGCCCAGACTATTCTATTGTCACATCTATCTTAACTTCTAACACCTCTTCTACATCATCTCCTGCACCTGTACAGCCATCTTATACTGCATGGGTAGGTTCTTGTACAGCTAATGGAACAGATGTATTCTCAGGCGCTACAGGAGCTTCTAAGTTAAGTACATATCCTAAACTTAATGCAGGTAATCTTGTGGATATCATCGGTGAATCTGGTACAAGATATCAGGTTCGTATCGCTGCAAAATATATAGGGTATGTAGAAAAATCTAACATTAAAAATCCTAATACTCCTGCTGCAACAACTACAAAAAAATATCCATTTGTAGGAAAAGTAACTGCAAGTAAATTGAATGTTCGCAAAAAACCCGGTACTGAACATCCATTACTTCCAGAGTATCCGATGTTAAATAAAGACAATCTTGTTAATGTCCTCGGAGTTACAAAAGATACTAAAGGTAACAGATGGTACAAAGTATCAATTACTAAAAATGAATATGTTGGCTATGTATCAGCCAAATATATTACTAAGGCATAAGGAGGTACGTCATGGGTATTGAACAGATACAGAAAATCCATGAGTTTGGTGAGATCAATGTGATCATATCTTTACTTCTTTGTGCAATGCTTGCTATAGCTTTAAAAGCTGGATGGGAGAAACTTCTTGATGCGCTTGGTCTCGAAACAAAAGCATCTCTACAGAAGAAAGCTTTAGAGAAGAAGTTGTCTGATATGGAACAGAAAATTGCTGATTTTGAGCAGTCTCAACATAATTATCATGACCAGTCCATTAGTATTAGAGATAAACTCGAAGATAATCAGAAAGTCTTACAGGATGGCATTAGTGAACTAAAGATGCTTCTCATTAATAAAGAGATTGATGATATAAGAACAACCATTTTAGACTTCTCTAATGCTGTCATGAACGGTAGAGATTATAACAAAGAACAATACGAACATATTATTGATTTATATGACAAATATGAAAAAATTCTTGATCAGAATGGGATGACTAATGGTCGTGTTACTGCTTCTATGGAATTCGTATTAAAGAATTATCAAGATTTAATGGACAATGGTTTTAAAAAATAATCCTTGCATTTATGTAGGGATTATTTTTTTTATGGGGAAGGCTACATGGAAAATAAATTTTTATCACCTGAAATAAATCAAAAAATTTATGATTATTGTAAAAATACGATTACTGATTCACTGAAATTTTACTTATATATACATATTGTCCCAAAAGAAATAAATTCATATGGACATGATAAATATTATGTAGGAATTACTTCGAGACATCCTAAAATACGATGGATGAACGGGCTTGGATATAAAACACAAATGTTTTATAGAGCAATTGAAAAATATGGCTGGGATAACATCGAACATAAAATTATTGCCTCAAACTTAAGCCAAACTGAAGCTGAAGAATTAGAAAAAGAAATTATTTTATATTTGAAATCTAATCAACCAGAATATGGATACAATATTGCTTCTGGTGGAATGTTTGTTGGTGGCCACTGTGTAAAAATTGCCCAATATGATCTAAACGGAAATTTTATTAAATCATATCCTAGCATAGGAAACGCTGCATTAGAGATAAATCAAAATAAAGAAAGTAGTGGAATACGTTGGGCACTATCTCAAAAGGGTCGTACATGGAAGGGATTTATGTGGAGAGAATATGAAGAAAATCCTATACCAAAAATAGAACCATATATACCTTATGATTGTCGTACTCCTATCTTACAATATGATTTATATGGTAACTTTATCAAAGAGTGGGATAGCCTGAAAGAAGCATCTGATTATTATAAAACTTATTGTATATCAAATGCATGCAGGCAGCTGGCTCCTACCGCTGTTGGGTTCCAATGGAAGTATAAAAACGATGACAGAATTATAAAAGATATTCATAATAGCACCAATAAGAAAACAATTTATGTATATACATTAGATGGTCAATTTATTAATCAGTATGAAAGTATTTCTGATGCAGTTAGAAAATTAAATATACCAATTAATCGTTCATGTTTGGATGTGTCTAATTGTTATGCTGATATTCGGAAAAATTCTTCACATGGATATAGATGGTGTGATACATACTATAATAAATTGCCACCGTTATTACAACATGGAAAGCCTATTGTTCAATTTAACAATAATATGCAAATTATAAATATATTTAATAACATGAATATGGCAACTAATGAAACATCAGAAAGCCGATCAACAATTACAAACAGTTCAAACAAAGATAGATTAACCAAACGTGGATATTATTGGAAATTTGCATCTGACATATCATCAGATAATCTAAATTTTATTAATGAAGATATTAAAGAAAAATATTATGGAATGACCGCATAAAATTTATGGGTAGTCAAGCATTATACTTGGCTACCCATTTTTTACTTTGATTCTTTATCAAGCATATTCCGAACGTCTTCTACAGAAAGTCCTTTTTCTCGAAGTAATTTGGCAAGATCTTTCATAGACTGTTCTTCTTTTACGGCTGCTTCTTTCTTCTCTGCTGCAACAAGATCTTTAGAAAGATTCTTTTTCTGCAATTTAAGAGTCTTAAGCTCGTCAGTAAGCTTAGTAATTTGTTCTTCTGTTGATGCAATCTGCGCTTTAACTTCTTCAGTTGTTAATTCCACTACTCGTCTTTTACCTCTCATTTGAAGTACCTCCTGACATAATTATAAATAATCATATCATAAAATTATTAAAGGTACAAGATGTCACCGGAGTGTTAACATCATTTACCTACCTCCTCTGGTAGTTATTTTAGGAAAATTGTCTCATTGTACTGTTTAGTTTTGACACCATTTGTACACCATTTTTGTGTTAAGTTACGTGAAGATATAACATGATACGTGAATGTTAATCCTTTAAATTCAATATATAATGGTTAAAAATGGTCATATTTATTTAATTTCATGTTCCTCATGGAAATGCTTATATTTTTCTATAAACATCAACAGAAAGCTGATCATAAGGAATCCACAGGAAACCCAGATCATTCTGATTCCATAGCGTATGGACAGATTTCCACCAATGCCGGCACCCAAGGCAAACATAAGGATGATTCCAAAATAATACATCGCCTGTTTTAGCTGTTTTGATTTTTTTTCACGAAAATAAACTGACAACGCAGCTGTACCACTGCGCAAATTACCGATACACATAGTACTTGCATAGGAATATCCATTTACCTTGCGGAAGGACTGTACCTGCATTGCACAGGCGAAAGATGCCATGGCATTTGCCAGCATATTGTATTCGGTTGGCAGGAAACCTACTGTAAATAAGATCAGGATTTCTGCCAGCAGAACACCCTGTCGCCAATGGAGCTTCTGAGCATATTTATAATTTGCCTGTATTTTCTCCGCAACCCATACGCCCAGTGCAAAGAAAATAATAGGAAAGAAGTACCCCAGTCCTGCAGTCACTTCCCCTGCCATAAAGTGCTGGCTCATAAGAACGACGTTTCCTGTCTGTGCATTACAGAATACTTCGTTTCTTGCATTATAGGTGTAAGCATCCTGAAAACCTCCTGACAGTGCCAGGAACGCACTGTTTAAAAAGGCTTCCGACATTTGTATTTCGTGTTGATTATGATCTTTCATGATTTTCCCCGTTCAAGTTTATTTGCAGTTATCTCCTGTACGGATAACTGCCTTTATTCTTTTACCGTCTTTCTCAAACATTCGAAATCCGCTGATTTACTGCGTAAATCGCTGCTTTCTTATGTTTGGCGGGTCCCTGACCCTGATTATCATGTTATACGTTTATAGGTCAAATGTAAAAGATATAATTCATATTATTGTATATATGATTTTTATATATTGGATACAATATATATATATAATTTTGGCTATATAAAGCAACTTCCATATACTGTATGTCTACAGCATATGGAAGTTATTTTTTTATGTATCTGCAGAATTACTTATCTCCGTGTTCTTTGAGATATTCTGCTTTTCCCATCTCGTACAGATTATTACCTTCTGAGTCAATGATGACTACAAGAGGCATATCCTCTACATACAATTTACGAAGTGCTTCTGCTCCCAGATCTTCATAGGCGATCAGTTCGGCCTTTTTGATGCATTTTGCAAGAAGCGCACCTGCACCGCCGATAGCTCCGAAGTATACACCATCATATTTCTTCATGGCGTCTACTACTTCCGGAAGGCGGGCACCTTTTCCGATCATTCCTCTTGCTCCCACAGACATCATTGTGGGTGCATAGGCATCCATACGTCCGCTGGTTGTAGGGCCTGCGGAGCCGATGACTGCGCCTGGTTTTGCAGGAGTTGGTCCTACATAGTAGATGGTTGCATCTGTAGGATCAAATGGAATTTTTTCCCCTTTTGCAAGGGCCTCACACATTCTCTTGTGTCCTGCATCACGTGATGTATAAATAGTACCTGTTAATAATACCTGATCACCTGCATGGAGAGTTCTTGCCAGCTCTCTAGTAAGTGGAAGTGTAATTTTCTTTCTTTCCATCTCAGATCACCTCCGATTTATGGCGGGTTACATGGCAGTTGATATTAACTGCACATGGCATACCTGCAATATGAGTCGGCATTGTTTCGATATTCAGGCCGATGGCTGTTGTCTTTCCGCCAAATCCCTGAGGTCCGATTCCAAGCTTGTTTACTTTTTCCAGCATTTCTTTCTCAAGATCAGCATAGAACGGATCCGGGTTCTGAGTATCCAGAGGTCTCATCAGTGCTTTCTTTGCAAGA